AAACTAACTCCTTCGGGACAAAAGTCCCATAAAAAATTTCTGGAAGAGACGTTTTTATCGAGAACGCCGCCAAAAACTCGGTAAATACTGCAAATAAAATTGTCATTTTATTACTTATACCTCTTTAACCTTTCCAACGCAGAAATTGCCAGAAACGTGGCAATCTGCGTTGAATTAGTTAAAATTAATTAAGAATGTTTACTCAAATCACGTGCTGCGCGAAGCTGACGGACGAAATCGTCCATATCGAAACCAGGTTGGGCAACCATGTGCACATCGAGGTGATCGACGTTGAAGGATTCGTCAGTGCCAAAGCCGAGCGGTGAATTGAATTTGCCATTGATGTCAACAAGCTGTTTGATAAGGTTCGGAGCCACTTCGCCGAGTTGCCACACGTTACGTGTCATATCGGCAGGAACAACACCAGACTTCGACGGAAGAGCCGTTAAAGTACCTTGGGGAGTGATGATGCCTTCGAGGCCATATTGCGGGTCGTCGTTGACAAGAGAAAGACCGCCTGGAGCCGAAAGGGTGCCTGTTGCGTAACCGTTTTTGTATGTGTCATCTGCTCGGACAAGTTCACCATTGTCAACTCTGAAACCTTCTCGAGCCAAAACTTCGTCTTTATGCTCTCCAATTTTGTAGTCTTCATCGACGGCATTATGGCCCCTTGAAGCATGGTTAGTCGAATCGTCCACTCCAGACTCACGTCCCCAGTCGCCTTCGTTAAGAGAAGCTTTATAAATTCCTCCCTCGTAATTCCAAAAAAGTTGGTTCGTTCCCTTTTCTTCCATAAAAATCAAACCTGAGTATTTTGGATCTCTTAGTTTTGTATTGTCTTCTATCCCTAAGAGGGTGCTAACCTGTCCCCAATAACCATCATTAAGCAAAACATATGTTTGCCAAGGTTTAGCCTGTAGAAAACCTGCGTCGTTAGAACTATTAGGTTGCCATGTGGTATATATTGTCTTGTATGTTTGCCAACCCGTACCACCTGCATTAAAATATGCTCCTCTCTTGGGCAAAAGTTTCAACTCTTGGGCGTCTTTTTTTTGCTGAAGTTCTTTTTCTGAGATACCCAATGTTTTGGCCGCCTCAGCATCTGAACCGCCAGCACCAATATAAGCATCATACGAATTTTTGAAATCTTTTAAAGAATCATTGTAATTCTTTATTGCCGTAAAACTCTCAGTCGTATAATCTGCTGTAGTATCGGGCGCATCGGTTGGTATTTTACTATATTTGCCTTTAAGAGCGCCTAAATTCTTAGTGCGTTGGTCTGTAACATTCTGTAAATATCCTTCAGTCAATTTACCGTCAGAACCCGTCTTATTTGGGTTAAGGTTTAAATTTTGAATTTTGGTATAAGCAGCTTCAAAATATTCCAAAGCTTGAGCTTGTCCAACATTGCTTACGCCTATCTCTTTTTGCCAATCTTCGTAAACCTTTTTCAAACCTTCTAGCTCTTGCTTATTGGCAATATCACCTAAGTAATCTCGCTGAGCCTGAAGTTCATCAATTTGAGTCTGAAGTTCATTAACTTTTTTCTCATTATCTAAATCTTCCAGCTCTTTTTGAGCTTCAGCAATTGCCGACGTGTCTGCCTCGTAGACCCAACCAACACCTTCACGCCAAACTTTCTTTTTCTCATTTTGAGCATTTTCAAGTTTGATTTTAGCCTCAATAAGTTTATTCTCATACTCACGTTGACTATTGATTTGTTCCAATGCCGATTTTTGTTCCTCAAGAGCATTGATTTGTTTTTCGTAAGATTTGTCCAAGTATTTGTTGACACTTTCAAGTTTTTTGGTATTTTCTAATTGTTCTGCCAAGACTTCTGCAATGGATTCGTAATTTTTCATACCCTTCTCGATATTGTCTTTTACAGCCTGCAGGATATTACTATTCGGATCCCCCGCTGCCATCAACATGTCGATTCGTTGAAGCATCTGTTCGGGTGTGCTCAAGTCACCGAAGTATTTTTTGTCTGACCATAGCTTTTTGTAAGTATCTTCTTGGTAATTATTTTTAAGAAAATCTTTTACATAAGTCTCTGCATTTTTCTCGTTTTGAGCCCATTCGTTCAAAGAGTTTTTCACATACAAGACTTTCACACCATCAACAATTTCGTTAATGCTTTCCGCAATCTTACCTGGATCTGAAATCAAATCAGCGTATTCTGGATAATTAGAGAGGATTTTTTCTTGGGCGTCCAAGTCCAAATACCCAGTTTCGTAATAACTATCTAAAATTCCATACAAATCATTCAACATCTCACGTAACTGAGAAGCAGACTTCACAAAATCGGACAACTTAAGTGCTCCCAATTGGTCAGACATCTCCTCCAATCGTGTCGTAGAAACACCCAAAGCAGAGGCGAAAGATTCTATCACATTGGCGTTTTTATCTTTGTCTTGCAAAGCCTCAGTTAATGTTAAAACCGAACCGTTGAGCATTTCCTGCATTCTGTCAGATTTACGTAACTGGTCTGTGATATATTTGATAGCTTGTTCTGTCACATTTCCTTCAGAATCATAAAGCGCGAAAGAACTCGATGTTACTCCAAGTTTCTTAAATTGCTCCGCAACTTTTTTAACCGCGTCTTCGAGATTCATTTCAGAAAGTTCGCGAAGTGATGATTGTTCAAGACCAGAGATAGCATAAGCCTGTTTAATATACTCTTTATCCAACGAGCGCAAATAAGTCCTATACTCGCTAGCCGACATTTGAGTAACAGCTTTTGATTCTTTGGTAGTTTGCACCTTAGCCATACTTTGAGCCAGATCAAAAACCTCTTGTGCTTTTTGACGAGTTTTTTCATCAGCAGCAGTCAACAATTCACGAATACCTTCTATTGTCTGGAAATCTTCGCCCAAGTTCATCTTAACAGCTGCTTGTTTCAAATAATCATCAAAATCCAACCCTTGCGCCGACATTTGTTCATCAATAGAATCAACGCTCTCTTTAATGGCCAAAATAGCCTCTGATGTCAAATACTCCTTTTCAGTGTACTCGTGAATGCCTTCAAAAGTATTATTCAACGAATTTAAGGCATCTAATTGTTTTTGGGCATCTTCCGCACGCTCTTTACGCTCAGTTTCTTCTTTGTCAACCAATTTTGCAAATAAAGGACCCAGTATCGAGCCCAGAGTAGAACCAATAGCTGCCCCAACGGGTCCAAAAGCTGCTCCTATGCCCGTTAAAGCGCCAGCCGTAATTCCTGCCGTTGCTTTTGCCCCCGCAGAACCTTCTTGAGTAAATCCAGTTGTAAGGGCAGATGTAATGCCAGCACCAATAGCACCTGGGACATTGTCTTTCATTTGTTGGCCAGAGGCTTTCCTATCGCCAAGTAAATCGCGCTTGTAATCAAGCTTCATCTTCGCTGCTTGACCTTCCGTTATCTCTCCGCTATCAATTGCGGCTTGCAACTTCTTTTTATCAAGGCCAGGAGGATTAATGAAATATTTAAGTTTTGTCCTACCTTTCAAAGGGCCTTTTTGATAAGTCGACTCTTTTTGATAAGGAGTATAATCCCAAGGGCGAAATTTAGAACCAGAAGAATTTTCATCAACAGTAAGAGCGGTCTCTTTAATGGAGTCATCAGCCCCAGGGGGAGTACCTCCTCCACCATTGGGGAAGTTCTTTACATTTTTTGCCGCAACTCCCAAATTCGTTGTAAATTCTTGTACAACTTTATTTGCTTCGGTGAAGCTTTCGGGCATATTTCCAAGAAGTTTATCAACAAAGGTTTTTGTGCCGCCTTCTTTCTTTTCGTAAAACGCTCTGCGCCATTCTTCTCTTCTCAGACTTTCTTCTTGAATCTTTCTAGCGCTCAACCCTTGCGATGCTGCAGTTGCCGCTTTACGCTGTTCCAAACTATATTGGAGTTGTGTGGACAACTTGAAGGAGTTCCGCGCCCATAAAGCAGACGCCAACATATTGAATCCAGGGACAATCATCTTTGTTAAAATAGTCCCCAATTGAGTCAATCTGAGAATTAAGCCACTATCGTGAATTGACTTAGCCAAATCTTGCAAAGCCGTTTGCAAATCTGCTTTGGCAGCAGACAGTGTTTGTTGGTATGCTTCGTATTTAGTGTCGGCAGTGCCCTTAGAAGTTGCTGAAACATCTTCCAATTCATCGGCCCTTTCTTTGTTTTCCATCAGGACTAAGAAAGATTCACGCTGACGAACACCTGCCATAGCCGTTGCGATTGCGTTTTTAGTAACAGAGTCATACTTCTGCCACTTTAAGCTCAATTCGTCGATTACATCTCCGAAACTTCTAAATTCTTGAGCGTTTTCGCGAATACGTATACCTACTTTCCCAAGAACTTTTTCAATATCGTTGATATTCTCCAAATCGGCATCAGAATTTTCCATGCCTGTCATCTTGGTAAATACGCCAGCTTTGACGTTACCATAACGCGCCAAAATTGTACGCATACCCATACCCACAGAGGAAGGATCTCTTTGCGTCGTTTCGATGATTGTTGAAATGTAACCGATGGTCTTATCTAATGAAAGTCCCGCCATTTGAGCCGTTGTCGCGACGTTCTGCATTGCTGCAGCGATACCACCAGCACTGACAGCCGCTTCCATATCAACTGCCGTCAATTTGTCAACAACGTTCACCGCATCTGCCGCTTCCAATTTAAAGCCCTTGATCATTGACGTTAAATAAGTTGTGGCTTGACCCGCCTCAATCATACCCAATTTGCTCAAGTATGTCGAAGCCTTAATTAGCTCATTGGCTTGTCCAGCTTCATAACCTTGACGCAACCATTCGTTGGCTGAGGCCGCAATCTGTGTTGTGGTAGTATGTAGTTGCTTAGCAAGTTTGCTATAATCATTAATCAAAGCCGAAACTTCTTCACGATTATCGCCGCTGACAACCTGTAAGTTAAACATTGCCGTATCGAGCTCTGTAACCTGTTGGACAATTTGTCGCAAACCTTGGGTAATTCGATTCAAAATACGATAAACCCCATTATAGTCAAACATACGGGTTATCGTGTTCTTCACGCCACTACCAATAACATCAAGCCAATTGCCCGCTCCTTTTGCCATGCTGGCAACTTTAAGCTTGTTCAATTCACGCTTTTTTTGTAACTGAGCATCCATCTCAGCAGTTTCTGCCTGTGTGAATTGATTGTTTGTGGCAAGCAAATTGCGTTTTTCTACCAACTCTCTCAGTTCGGCTTTTAGGATTTCAATTTGACCTTTATCAGCCTGGAGTCCTTTTTCCAACTTGCTCGGGCTGGTATTGATTTGCTTGTCCAGCACCAACATGTCTTTTTCGGTTTTCGCAATCTGATCATTGTACTGTTTATATTGCTTTAACGCGGCTTCTCGTTGTTTTTGAGCAAGTAAACGTTGTTTATCATCGTCTTCAATGATTTTCTCATATCCAAACTTCAAATCACCCATCTCAAGAGAGTGTTTGGTTTCCTTCCGAGCATACCGAGTAGCTCCCGCTCTAACGCCGCGCCCCAAACTTAACTCTTGTGCCAATTGATTGCGTTGCTCATCAAGCTCTCCAATCTCTTTTCGTAATTCTTCATAATAAGCAGCTAACTTTTGATAGAGTATTGAGTCTTTCCCAGAACCTTGTTCCGCCTTGCTCAATTGCTCTTTTAATGCTCGCTCTTCAGCAAGTTTTTCTTCATAAGAAACACTAATTTTCTTATAATCCTCAACACCAAACTCTTCTCCCGTTGCGGCCTTATAGGCAGCTTGGAACTCTGCGCTGGCAGTTTGAGTCAACTGTGGCGAGGCAGTTGCCGCATTTTCCAACTTTTTCTCTTGATCTTTTGTCAAAGAAAAACCATGTGTTAGCGCATACGCAATATCTCTAGGAGCATTAGCAATATCATATACTTTAGTTTTGCCACCATAGTTTTGGACAATTTGTGCACTAACATCTAACGATTCATGCAAAGCTTTTAAAGTATTCTCTGACAAAAGAGTCCGCTTACTCATTTCTTTATAAGCATTCTCTTCGCCAGTGCCACTTCTTATCATATCGTCTAACTCTTGTTTGATACGACGATACATCTCAACATAAATCACTACTTGCTCAATACTATCCAATCCAATTTTAGCTTTATTTTTGAAATCAAGGATGTTGAAGATTTGATATGGATCGCCCTTTTCATTCAAACGCTTGCTGGTGTAAATAGCATCGGTTTTGCCTTTGACAATATAATCGTCCTCTTTAAGTCGTACATTTTCTTCGGCTGCACGATAAGCGTCGGGACCCGACGACAATCTGTCATAAACATCATAGCCTCTTCGTCCGTATTCTTGAGCAATTGCCAAATACTTGGCCACTTCTTTCTCATTAAACAACATCGAAAGATTCTTTTTGAAGGCCTCTTCAGCCTCACTAAAAAGATTGGGATTCTCCTTAACTTGACTTTCAGAAAAAGCATGTGCCAAAGTACCAATAAAGGTGCTTACTACACTTTCTCTATCTTTTTCGAATTGTTTTGTATTGGTGTAACCAAACTTATCCGCTTTCTCTTTAAGACTCAAAGACGTCCAGTCGATGGTGGAATCTTTAAACCCTATTATTTTTCCCTGCAGATAGCCTGCGGCAGATTCATCCCCATAATAAGGATTTAAACTTGCGGTAATGCCTGTTGGTGTCATATAAGTTTTACCATAGCGCTCATTAAGACCACCACGGCCCTGTTTAGCAAGCAAGTCTCGAATTTCTTCTAAGATGCTAACAATTTTAGGATCAAACCCTGTCTTGTCAACTTTCTCTTCTGTTACTACCAGTTTGTTAATAGCTTTGATAAGTTCTCCAGCCGCCGTCCCAAGCCCTGTTGGACCTGTTTCCTCACGGAATCGGCCATGTGCTTGTTTGGCCTTTTCTAAGAAATCATCGTCTAATTCGCTACCAAATGCTTTTAGTGTATCAACACTAAAACCAAACTGGTTAAAAGCCCCTCTCTTCAACGCGTCATGTAATAAAACTTTGAACCGATCTTGGTCGTTTCTAAAACTTTCCCAATTCCGATTCGCGTCGATGGTTTTAGCAATTTCATCCAAATCAGATTTAGCAACACCAGATTTATCCAAAGCCTTATATGCTTCAATATTATTTTCAGCCGCCAAAGTAGCTAATATTCGTTGAGAGCGCCATGCCTCTAACTTGCCACTTTTATAAATTCCCTGCTCTGTACCAGCTTGAATCACGTCGTTTACGTTAGCTTTATTCTGATAAACCTCGTCAATAACTTTATTGATAGCAATATCAAGAGATTTGGCGAACTGTTTGGTAAACGTTTCTTCGTCAACCTGATTCAGATCATCACCGAGTGTGGTCTGCATATCTTGAATTGCGACTTCCCAAAGTTTCTTAGAAGAAATCGCATTTTGTTCAGCCTGTTCTAATGCTTCAAAAACAAAAGAACCTTTGAGAAAATCAATGGTAGAACCCAGGTCTCCGCCTACCACAGCACCTGTGCCTTTCTCTTGTAATTCTAAAACATTTCGGGAGCCCTTTGCGACGTTTGACCAGTTGCCCGTCTTATTCTTTGCTTGGTTTTGATAAGAACGCACTATCGCCATTTGTTTCTCATTCAAAACCTGGTTCTTCTTAAAATCAAGAATCACCGACTCTTCTTCTTCAGAAGTTTCAATAGCGGGAATATTCGCTCCTATAACTTCATACAGGAACTCATTATAACGTTTGACTTTCTCTAAAGTATCGTCTAACCACTTGACTTGCTTTTCATCAGCTTTCATAACTTGAGCAGCTTGTCGGAGTTGCACTAGAGCAGTGTATAACTTATCACCGTCGAAGTCACCCATAATCAACTTATTAAGACCACGGTTACTCTCGATTACGTTCGTGCCCAAGCCCTCTTTACCAAAAACTAACCCTCCGTATTGTAAGTTAATGGCTTGGCTGTAAGGCTGTCTCCCCAATACCGCTTCAAAACCACGATTTAAAATGGGGGCGGTACCGTCCGCTCCCTTGGCGTAAAACTGAGTATGCTCGTCGGTTCCCGTGGTAAAAATGTTGGTCGCAAAATCGACCATTTCGGCAAAATTCTGAAACGTTCGGTCTTTAAGAGCAGTTTTGATAGCGTCTGCTTGCCCTTTTTCTGCAAAAAGTTGCAAATATTGAGCTAAGTTTTCTGCGTAGTTTTCGCCCTCATAAGCATTTAACCCCATCGCTACGCCCGCTTTAATACGTTCTTTATCTACGTAGGCGCCACTAGCCTTCATGCGATCGCGCATGGCCTCAACTTCTTTTTCTGCCTCCGTGGCTACGATATTAGTATTTTCACCATAAAAAGCAGAATACGATAAGCGTTTGCCATATCTCGTTTGAGCCGCTTTCTTTGCCTCTTCTTGATTGCGAGCCATTTTTGCTAAGAATTGCTCATTAATAGCTCCACCCGTATTCTCGAAGTTATAAGCCTCAGCCTTTAGAAGAGCGGTTAACAATTCTTTCTTTTCAGATGCCGTCTTACCCGTTTGAACTGCGATAAGTAAATTTTCCAAGCTTTCGTTATAATCCCCGATTTCATCGGTGTATTTACCCAAATCAAGATATCGAGCTTTCCCCATATCTGCACCCAGGTCAACCAAAATCTTGGCTTGTGTTCGATCTATTGACTGAAGTTGTTCGTCAAGTTTGCCCCAAATGGTTTCAAATCTTTGTTTAGGATCACTTTGACCATTTTCAAGTTTGGCAGTACGACGAATGGCGTTTATATCAATAAAATGTTCTTGGTTGCCATACTTGTCTTTCGAGCCAACAACAATTGTATTGGCCCCAGCATTTTGATTGATATAATCAGAATTCAACCCTGCCTGCGAACCTATTAATTGAGTTTGTCGTTCAATATGTTCGTTATACTCTTGTAAAGCTTTTTTCTTATTCTCTATGTCTTCCCGTGTCGCACCAAAAGCAATGAGTTGGACAGTTCGCAAAAAATCACTGTTTTCGGGAGTTATTTTTACGCCAGCTGCACGAGCTGAACGTTCAAGATCTTCTATTTCCCAGTTGGTCGGTAAACTTGCTGCACCCCTTGGAGCATATTCTCCGTAACGCGTACCAACAATATCGGTAAAGCTAGAAGCTATGCTTTTTGTTAATAGTTTCCCATCAACAATTTCATATTCATTTTTTCCGCCCGTCAACTCATCTAACAGATATAAGGTTTCACCCGTAAATTTGGTACGAGCCGATACGTTTGAGCCCACGTACTTGTCCAAAGCATCGCTAAAGCTCAATTTGCCCAACAAAACTTCAATCAAAGCCTGTCCAATGTTATCCGAAAGTTTACTGGTATCAAGTTGTTTAACACTGGCTTCAATCTGGCTCTTATCTAGTTCGTTTATCGCATTATCTATAGCCCTAGTTACAAGTGGTCCGATATTTCTTGAACTGGTTTCTTCTCTTGCTGACACCACAGTCGCTCGAACTTTTTCAGAACTCGTCAAATCAATCCCTGTTACTGTCGAAATGGCTTTAATAAGTTCTTGACTTACCTCACGATACACGACACGCAGGTTGCCGTAGGCACTATTTGCTTTTGTGCCCGTATGTGCCCTTACTAGTTCTCTACCCGTTAAGGTTACATCTCCTGTCTCGGGATCAACATAGAGATCAACATTATCTTTTGTGGCCTCTCGGCCTTCGGCAGCCAAAAGTCTTTTATAGGCTTTTAGTTTGGCTTTAGCACTTTTCTTTTTCTTACCCTCTAGCCCGTATTTTGACAGGTCAGCTTTAGAAATTTTAACCGATACGCCCTCTCGAATTGTATCCAAATTCTCAATTTCATCTTTGGACACCAAGGCCATTCCATCAACCAATCCTTCAATCAAGTCGCGGTTTTTGTCAATAACTTCAGCTGCTTCTCGTTTCTTCTTGTCTGTGCTCGTAAGCAAATTACCAACTTGTTCAAACAGTCGGTTGATGTCAACCTCTATATTTTGGACACGTTCTGGTTTACTTTGGTTAGCGTAAGGCTGGATATCACGACCCTGTATTTTACGAGTTACCAAGGCCATTTTATCCTTCATTTCTTTAGCGCCCCAAAGACGATAATGACCACTGTCTTCTTCACCCATTGAACCAACTTGGGGTAACCAAGAGAAGTTTTTGTTAAATTCTCTTATAACCGCAGCCGAAAGACCTTTTTTTGTCTGTAATTCTCGCAAACTACTTTGAACACCCGTATCTCGCTCGCCGTGCCCAGCAAAACTAATAAACATCTTAGTAAACAATTCAGTGAGCTCTCTCTCAGACAGAGTGGAACCTTGTTTTTGTTCAAATGCTACCAAACGTTTTACTTCGTTTTCAAAACGGGTTCTACTTTCGACTAATGCCTTATCTGCACCAACACCATATAAATTATCTTGTCGATCATATTTTGAAGTCGACTTGTTGACAGTTTCGTCTTTTATATCCCTGATCTTAGCACGTGCGCTTGCGATAGTCGTTGGAGCACGACGCGACATCTCAACAAATTTTTGAGCCTCAGCATCCGATACTTTCACTCTCTTAGCTTGGTCAACCACATAATCATCATTTCTTTTGTCTAAGCCCCCAACTGCAAAAGAAGCAGTGGCAGCATTTTGGCGATTTACCTTTCCCGTTCTATCGAAAGCATTAGCACTATTTTTGTCATAAACAATAACTTTAATCTCTTGAGAACCTTTATCTCGGGCAAAGCTTACTCCATATCCCGCTTTTTGCATATTAGCAGCATATTCCGCAGCTTGCTTGGCACGATTTTTCCCCTCTTGAGTCAATTTTTTGGGATCAAAATATTGAAGAACAACATTTTCCGCTTCTTTCTGCGTCGAGAAAGCGTTTCTTTGCATTCTTTCTACGGTTCTTGTCACCCTTTGAGCACTGCCACTCATATCTTTGTTATTTATGTAATGAGTAGGCACATTGCCGCCTGTTTGTTCAGCTATTTGTTTTAATAAAATAACAATTTCTTTGTTAACCGCCTGTGAGCCGCTAGTCGCCGAAAAGTCTGTCAGAACAGTGTTAGCCAATGTTTTCTTCGCTTTCTCGAATTGGTTACTCAATTTTTGAGAGTTTTTTAACATTGAGCCAAATTCTTTATAAATTTGATCAAAAATTGCTCTGTAACCAGCGGAATATTTGTTCAGGTTGTCCAAACCTAAACTCTGTTTAACTTTCGCCATGGCCATTCGGCCAATTTCGTCAACATTTAATCCGCCGATCATTTTATCAATCAAAGGCAACACAAGAGTACGAGTCGCTTCTTGAACCACCGAAGGAGCGAGATTGGTCATTTTTGTGGATAAGCTCGTGAAAGTATCTTTGATAGTTTTGACCAACTCTTCGGGGAGATCTTTTAAGTTTTGGTTCAACCACAAAATAGCTTGCTTTTGAGTTTGTGTAATAAGCTTTTGTTGTGCCGCATTCTCCACCGCCTGTTCAGACGCTTTACCCAATAGTTTGGCCGCTTCCCCTAAATTCTGCGCACTAAGTTTTGAATCCTCAAGCATTGAAACGATTGCACTATCCGCCGAATCAATTCTTGTTAAAATGGGAGTGTATTCCATTCCTTCCATAGTAACCTCCTCTCTTTATAAATGTGCACGAAGCAATACGGCCCATCGTCCGCACTTACTCTTGCATTTCGTCTTTTAATTCTTCCTTGCTCTTTAAAATTCCGTATTTATCTAATGCTTCTGTGACCGCTATTGTGATTGGATCGTTCATTTGAGCAAATTTAACCATATTTTCAATCATTTCGGGCTTCAGATTTCCTATGGTGTTTTTCAACTCCTTGGAAACCGTTTGCAACTGTTGTGAATCAAAAGTGGAAATTGTAGTAATTAATTCCAGCCCAGTTCTAAAGTTTACTGCCCTGTCAGCCATTTTGCACAATCTTTCGTAGTCTTTTTTGCAAAAGCTTAAAATTTTTTCAACAAAACCACATTCGTATAAAATATCTACAATAGCAGCGCTTAATGCGGCCATTTGTAAATCATTCTCGATGGTTGTGTAGCTTAAAAGTCCATACAAAATCAGACAAATTTCAAAATTTGACATGCAATCTATATAGGTTTCATCTGGTTGTTTGTCAAAGGTATACCACACAATCTGTGAAATTGCCATTTCCTTTTGTTTCATTGGCAAATAATCCTTGACCAAAATTTGCGGGAAAATTTTATCAAATTCCTCAACCTGTTCAGCTGTTGCTTCGCCCTTTTGCAGAGCCTCGCGGTACTTAAGCCATTTTAATACTATATCTGATAACAAAACCTTGTTTTCCATAATTTACTCCTTGCCTTCTCCATTAAAGAACTGAGCCAAACGCTCTTCTGTCGGAATATCCGAATATCTTTTTACCATTTCAAGAGATTCCCACGATTGAATTTCAGCAATAACCGAGTCTGGGAATCCAGCTCGTTGCATATTGCTTGTCCACAAATGTCTCATACAGTGGAAATAAAAAGGGACATCCATTAAGGCTCCGATTTTTTCTGCATAAGTATTCATTTGCGACACCGTTGCTTGAACAAATTTACCTTCGCCAGCGGTCACAAACAACCACGGCGATTCTATTCCGCGTTCGGCGCGCTGCTTCATCCACGCATCAAAATAGGGTTGAAATTTGTCTCTCAACACATATTTGGGAATCTGCTTACCACTCGAGCCGTGTCCTTTGGTTTTAATAATTCCTGTTTTATACATTTTATCATCAAAAACCAAATGCTTCTCATCGAAAAACTCAACTTTCATTCTAGTAAGTTCTGCTTTTCTCATTCCCGAAGCCAAGCTTAAAGCGAGAGCACAAGCAATTTGGCATTGGTTTTGTTCCAAAAGTTTGTTTAAGCACTCTTCGACTTGTTCGTCAGTCAAAACCGTCTTTTCACGAACGGGTGTCTTGTGCACGGGTTCGAGGCTTTTAATTAGATTCCTGAAATTTGGATATAAATCTTCATCCAACACTTCAATACAGTTCGCCAAACTGCTAATTGCTGACTTCAAAGAAGCAACTCTGTTTGAACTCAAACCGAGCCCACGCAAATAACCAAGATATCTCACAAAATCACGTTTCTTCAAATCAATAAAAAACTTGTCGTCATTCTCGTTGTAATTCCAGCAGAAGAAAACTTTCAATTGAGCCTCATATTGTTTGATGGTTTGTGCACTGCGGTCATTTGCCTTGCAATAATCTATAAACTCTTTAACTAATTGTCTGTTTTGCTTACTGACTGAAGGCCAAGCTTGAGTGAGATTTGAGTTGTAAACTGTTGTTCGTCCCATTTGAGTCCCTCCAATCTTTCTATTTCTTTATCGCTCTCTTTGATAGCGTGCTTCGCTGTCAAAGTTTTACGATGCTTTTTTTCTACTTTAATTTGTTCGTCTATATCTTTATTCCACTTCGCCCCACGAAGACAGAACCAAAGAGCAATTGCATCCGATTCGTCGCGAGTAATGGATTCGGGGTCGATGTCATAATATTTGCACACTGCCGCTCGAATATCATCTTTCTGAGGCTTCTCGATTCCCAAAAGTTTCTTGAAATAGGTCTTAACTGAAATCGAGTGTATACCATTGGAATAAGTATAGAGTTTTCTTAAATAAATATTGATATTAAAAACCGCGTGTGCCGCTGCAAGTGCTTGCAACGTTTGAGCCGTCGAATGAGGTCCGCAGTTTATAGGAAGTTGTTCCTTGATAATCAATAAGTCCTCTACTTGAAGATTGTACTTATTTAAGATATTGTTTACCATATCGTCGAACTTCTCGTACATCTCACCCGTAGGTTGGTCAGTAGTCCTAGACACGGAAATCTGCTGCACTTCTACGAGTGCATTTGTTGATACGTCTAAAAGAGCAAAGCCGCTCTCGTACTGCGCTAAATCGCAGACGAGAGCGTACTTGTAATCACTTAACCTTTTTTGGAATCTTGCTTCCATCCTTTCTCCTTGTAAATCCTTGTTCTTCCACTCTTGTTTCCCCAAAAACGGGGAAATAAAAGAGCGATTTTATTTGTTATTTACTATCAAGTTCGTTTTTATATTCGAGCAGTCGTTTTTGAATGTAATCATATATTTCTTGTGTCATTTGTTTATCGTGGCACAATCTTACATTCGCAATCTGTTTGTCTGTAAGTTCGTATTCCCCATTGTCCAGCAAGTATATACCTGTCAATATATGATACCAGAACTTAAACTGCGTTCTATAAGGATAACCAAGACCATTATCCACAAGGCATTGCTTGTACTCATCTTCGTGGTCGAATATGAAATATCCTTCGCTTTCTACAAAATCACCATATTGGATTTGCTCAAAATATCTCTCGTATGAAAATATTTGCGGATTCCTTCTACATTTTTCAGTAGTGCAAATAAAGCACTCGTTTTCTTGCTTTTCTTTGTATATGTCTCGAATTCTTTTATCGCGTGTATCTTTGACGAAAATCGCATAGTCTATATCGTGTTCATTTTCTATCCACGGTAAAACAGAAGAACCAGTCTTATATACTGCAATTACTAAATCGCCTAGATCTTTTAGTTTTTGTATGTCCATATTATTATCCTACGAATGTGCTTATGTCGCTGTCAGTGTATCCGCTTGCCGAGCAATATGCCTCTACATACCAACCGCTTTCGTATTGACCAGAACTATCCAAATAAATCTGCACATATCCACCAGAGTTTCCGCTTACATTTATGCTTGTTGAGCCATATAAATAATCATTGACATCATAAAAGTTCAAATGTATAGTCACAGCTACAGAGTTCTTATTTGTGACGTTAACATCGCATTCATCTGCTGCGCTAAACGAAGCTTCGTATATAAATGGCGCAGTAAGTTTTCCTCCGTTTCCTGTCGCTGCAACAACAACAGTAACCGCGTTTTCAACAGTAGTGGTTTTCGTAACTGCACTTGTTTGACTGCTTGCATAAGATGTGCCATTTATAGTAAATGTTGTTAGTTTGTATCCACTTGCTGGCGTCACGGTTATGTCCAATGTATCGCCGTGATATATAGTGTTACTACCAGCAGAAACAGTGCCAGTTGAAGCGTGTTGGTTTGGAGATGCTGTCCTACTAACTACCACACTTACTGCGCTCGTTCCGCTATTATTCGTGACTGACAACGAGTACGGTTTTCCCCACACGCTTGTTATCGTTCCACCCTTATTCACTTTGAGAACAGTAAGGCTTGTATTTGGTGAGAAAGTGCCTGTGTAATTGTCACCCATTAAGTTAGCTTTGCTTGAACTACTCGATGTGGCTTGTTGATACACATGTTGCTGTAACGTCAACACCCCGTTTGAAAATGACGCACTAAATGACCTATATGACAAACTGTTACCAGTTTTATATACTTCTTGCATTGTTGACGTTAAGAAAATACCGTTTATTTGCAGTTGAAGATATTTCGAGTATTTAGTCGAGTATGTCGTCTCAAAATATGTGCGATAGAAATATATAGTGTTCTCGCTTGGTCCTATTTGACTCATCAATGGTACAGTTTCTGTTCCAGTGGGAAAGCTTACCGTAAAATCACTGCCCTGATTTACGTTTATAACCGTTGGAAAAGTGCTGTTTACTTTTAGTGCCATACTATCACTCTCCTTATGGTAGCGTTATAGTCAACGTCGTTCCTGAAAGACTGAATGTCGGTATTTGGTCGGTTGTTGCTATTGTCTTTTCTCCGCTTATGTTCGTTGGGAATTTTAACGTTCCATCATATCCAGATGTGTCATTCCCATAATAAATACCAGTCGCCTTAAATTGAGAATAAATACTATCACTATCTTGACACCAAACAGAACCCTTTCCGACAGCAGTTTTCGTAGTTGGAGATGCCAAATCTCTACAAGTGAATATATCCCATTGTGTTTCATTAAGAACGAGTTGATTTGTCACGTCACCTACTGTGTTGTTAAAAGTCTGTTTTCCTGTGAATGTGTTTCCACCATCCAAGTTAGCCTTGCCGCTTACATCTGGTATATCATCAAGCATTGCAAATGTTCCACTTTTTGCGGGCAAAAATTGGTCCACTACTTCGCTATCGCTCGCTCCGTATACTCTATTACTATCCCCAAACCGTGCGTTGTTTAATATAACATTAGAGAATGTTTTTTCACCAAGAATATGCTGGTCGCCAGTCGTCTTAACAACATTCGCAAAGTCACTCATTGTAGCGATTTCTTCTCCGAGTGGGTTCTCATAAACTGGAAGTGTTGCCCACGTGACAGTTTTCGTATCACCTGTTGGACTCGCTTTCTGCGCCGAATAAGATGTCGATTGCGTTAATTCAACTGGTTGCGCGGTAATACCGTTAAAAGCATTGATATAACTCGTGTTGTTCGTTGTCCAACATTCAAGCATAATCACGGGCGAGTTGTTGCCACTAAGGTTCTTTTGCCAAATAAGAACTTCCCAAGCACTTGCAGTAGAGTTCCAAATCGCCTCGCTTATACGGAAATCTTGCTCAACGTTAACTCCAAGCCCGTCATAACAACCCACATTGTTATATATGCTGCTTGTGTTGAAATTGCAAGTGATAGATTTAGACATCACACCGCTTGCGTTAAAACTCGAATAACCGCCATAAAGAGTGATTTTAATCTTGCCCCAAAAATTCGAACCGCTTGGAAAACGCAATCTCCACATTCTATGCCAAGTGCCATCTTTGTATGAAGAATCCAGGTTGTTATATGCAGTTCCCGCACCGAGACTGCCAATCATTCGCTTTATATAATAGCCTTGAAAGTTCTCCGTACTTCCAAACTTGACTTCTCCCGTGAATGTGCCGCCCGACTTTGGCATAGCATTATCGGCTTTTGTACCTTGTGCTGAAGTAGCGAATTTACTCGCATCCGTCAAAACTGTACCCAAATCGACAACGCCACTCGTACCTTTACTTGCATCATTCATTTTGATACCAGTAATAGTACCAACTTTATCAATACCAGAATGAGCATTAATTCTGTCTTCGACTGCTTTAGAAGTGGGAAGATTTGTACTTGTTGAATTTGCACTAATAGCGGTATCTACGGCTTTTGCCGCTGCAGCACCAAGTCCATCTATAAATGAAGAACTTAATTTATTTGAAGAGGTTATTTTATCTTGTTTATTATCTAATTGAGAAGTGGTGGCAATACCAGTGATATCTCCCGTGTTTCCGTTTAAACTATTGACCACGGACGTCCATTTAGGAGTTGCTCCACTACCTTGAGAGGTAAAAACTTGTTTTGTAGAACCAGTCTCCCCTCCAAGCAGCACCTCAGTAGCTTGTCCATCTCCAACGGACACTGTAGAAGTAAAAGAACTATTGGAATAAGACACTACACCAAATGCTGTAGGTACATTATCCACATCTTCTTTGCCGACTAAGAGAAGCGCGGGATCGTCTTCAGTAGATGCGAAAAACATCTTCCCCCCTGTCAACATTGATTTAGAATCATTTGCCCCCGTATAAAAATTGAAAATTCCACTAATTTTTTGTTCACCATCTATTACAGCAAACGGAAGGTTGTTAACAGTTTTAGAACCGTCACCAATCTTAAATCTGACGGGTTGTGTCTCTTCTCCGCTTGCATTATATTCTGCGTCATATATAATAATTTCTCCCTTTTTGGGGATAAAGTTTGTCGCTTTTGCCCAATTGGCAGCGACATCATGTTTTTGTTGTATTCTCGAAGTTATTTTCTTTTCAGTAGCCATTTGGGCCTCCTTATCAATTTCAAATTAAGCCAAAATAAAGCTTTGAGATCAGTTTCACTCAAAGCTCGACGGGGGTCGCTAAACCCCCGTCTTTTGTTTAAGTTTTTAAAATTAGCCAATATTGACCGTTGCCGAACCGCAATCGAAAACGAATACGGTAGCTTCATCAATTTCAACCTTCGGTGTCACACCCGCAGTGCCCGTAATCTTGAGACCAACACCCGCGGACACGGAAGTCACTGTACCAACTTTATCAAGACCAGGTTTGCCTTCAAGAGCAGTAATCTTATCTGCATAACCATCGTAAGTGCCAACTTTTGCTGCAGTGATACCAGAGTTAACAGCGCCGAGTTGTGCAGTCGAAAGTTTATCTTGTTTGCCAGCAATAGTGGTTGCATAACCGTCATAAGTGCCAACTTTTGCTTCGGTAATACCAGAGTTGACTGCATTAAGTTGTTCAGCGGTCAACTTATCTTGTTTACCCGAAATATCTTGGTGAGCAGTTATAACTGTTCCCAAATCAACAACACCGCTAGTACCTTTGCTTGCACCGTTCATCGTGATGCCAGTAATGGTACCAGTTTTGTTCAAACCAGGGAAGGCTGCTTCGGTAACACCAACATCGCTTGCGCCCAAATTAATGTCACTTGAAAGTGCTTTGTTGTTGATTTTTCTTGTTGTAGGAACATATCCAGAAAGATCAATGTCTGTGTTGCCGATACGCTCCCACTTATAAGTTGACCCAGACTGAACTGTTATGAATTCATCGTAACTATCAGGTTGTCCGTCACTGGGGTTATGAGAATGAGCAACGAGATAAATCTTGCCCATTGTTGCTTGTGCAGCAGTGGGTAGCTCAGTAACAACTTGATATTCAAATTGTTTAACAGTATTTATTGCGGTATCAACATACTGTTTGGTTGCAGGGTTCATTTCTGCCGTAGGCGCTTGAACCGTTACAGCACCTGTAAACGCGCCACCAGCCTTAGGCATTGCATTGTCAGCTTTTGTACCTTGTGCCGCAGTTGCATAAGCAGAGCTTTCAGTATAAGCCGCGCTCTTAAGACCCTTAACAGCAACATTGTCAGTAGCAGTGCCATTAACGGTAATCTTTACTGTACCGTTGTTAGTACCAGACTCAAGAGTGACTGTCTGGTGATTCTGAAGAGCAGTGTCAGCTTTACCTAAAGAGGTTTGAACAGCTTGTGCTAAATCTGTTTTAGGAATGCCGCCCTCAGGTTTTAAATATCTACCTTCTGCTGTAGATTGTGCAGCCTGTGCAGCAGCTGCGGCAGCAGCAGCGTCATCGACACCTTTCTGAGCTTTGGCAAGCAGCGTAGCCCAGCCTTGAACAACAGCAGCATCACCAACTGCGACACCGTCCTTTTTCAGAACAAGCGAGCCATCAGCAGCTCCAGTTTCAAGCGTATATTCAGCTTGTGCTGGAATTTCTCCGAATTTCTGATCTGTGTAGGCTTTGGCATTAGTTTCAGCAGTTGCCGCAGAACCAGCTTTGTCTGCCCCAACTTCACTCGCAGTGTAAGACGGTTTAGTTGGTGCTTTTGCCCAGCCATAAACATCCGCTGCAAGGCCACTCGCCCACGGAAGTTCTCTAAATTTGTGATCACCATCGCCCACCTTTAACAATACCGCAGGAGGCGTGGATTGTTCGGCAGTTTCACTATTTGCCAATGAACAAATTGCGACCTCACCCTTTTTAAGGATGAATTCGGAAGCGTTCCAATTGGTTAAAGTATCATATTTTAAAGCAATTCTTGTATTAAGTGTAGTAGTTGCCATTGTTTTTATTCCTCCAAATTATTAAGCGTTTGCGGTGCCGCCATTAAGAATGAGCTCATCTCCGTCCGTTTGGACAAGCTTATTCACATTCAACGCACTAATTTTTGCGTCAGTCACTTGACCGTCACCGATCATTGCAGTAAGAATGCCGCCTTCTGCGATAGAGAACTCACGATTTTCATTGATGGCAAGACCACCATTTGACAATACGCCGTAAGTAAGAACTTCAGGTACGGGAACCGTAACATATGCTTTGCCCTCGGTATCGAGCACAACTGCGTGTTCATTAGCGCCTTCCGTGTGTCCAAGCTTGATGCCGCCCAAAGCTTCTGCTGTCGCTTGGGGGATCTCTGTCAATGCACCCAAATCAGCAGCAGTAATTTCAACAGCTTCGGAACCGTTATAAGTTTTTCCACCAGCTGTGAGAACGCCTCTAACCGAGTCAGCAACACCTGCTGTCGCGACAGAACCATCGATCAAAGAACCACTGAGCTTGTGATCAGCGTCAATAATAGATTGTTTTTTGTTAATCTCGCTTTCGAGTTCGGCTTTTGCTCCGCTAACCGCTGTACCGATTTCTGCCGTAACGTCTGCTGATTTAGCATAACCATCAAGAGCTGCCCCAGTAATATATGCAGAATTATCGACTTCGTAACCATCGGCAGTTTTCTTAACAAGACCAGTACCAGCAAGTGCATCAAAGTTATCAAGATTGCTGCTGTGTGCTTGTTTACCTGCTAATGCGTCTACTAATCCTTCAACTTGAGCTTGAGTAATTGCGATATCTTGAAGCTCAACTGTAACCTTACCATTCTCTTGTTGGATGGTTTTGAGCGTTTTACCAGCCCCAACAGCTACTTGCGCAAGAGTCAACTTATTGATTTCTGCTGCAAGTTCTGTATCGGTTACATAAGAAGACAAATCAACATCGGTGTTACCAATTTTCTCAAATTTATCGGTAACCCAAATATATTCATCATAAATATCTTGCTCGCCATGCGAATGTGCCTTAAGATATATAATACCCTTTTCGCCAGTCACGGGAAGTTTGTCAACAACACTGAATTCAAATTCGGTTATACCACTAATAGCATCATCAACATACTTCTTCGTTGCGGGGTTCATGTCTTCCGTCGGAGCTTGAATTGTTACAGCACCAGTGAACTTACCACCTGCTTTCGGCATCGCAGCATTAGCAACACTTTGTACTGCCTCGACTTCGGTTTTCTTAGCATAAGAGCTGAGGTCGATATTTACCTTTTTATCAACGATTTCAAGCTCTGTGCCGTCAACTTTAACACCTTCAAGGACATTAACTTGCGCACCCTCTGCAATACCGTCAAGTTTTGCTTTGTCTTCTTTCGACATGAAGCCATCTTTTTCCGTTGTCGCAAGAATGAGTTTACCTTCGATTACCGCGCAACGTGCTTCAAGTGCACTAATTTTGCTTGCAAGTTCATCTGCGCTTGAGGCTTGGCCAAATTTTGTAAGCGTTTTACCCGCATTGATTTGATAAAGACCAACACCTTCGGTTGTGTCTTTAACAATCAACAATTGACCAATGTAATATGCGCTGTCTGCACTACCTACTTCTGCAGCACCCGCAGCAGCAGTGACAGCATCGTTATAATTCTCAAAATAGCTGTTAGCATCAAGGGGGAACGCTGAGGTTCTGTTAAAGCCAACAGCAAAGTTCAATTTACCAAAATCCATTGACATAGTATGTACCTCCCTCTATTATGCTACGGTGAAATGCCACTTGTTCGCTTTATCACAAGCTGCAGCATTATCTTTGTAATATACGTTATACGACTTAGCCTCATAGCCGTTCGCGCCTTCTACATCCACAGTAACATGGGTAAATGCGCTGAACGCTTCTGCGTTCAGTCCGTTAACGTCTTTGATTGAATTGATGGTTCTCGGTGCAGGAACTGCGATAATAACACGCATATCACCAACGTTCTCTTGAGCGTCGCCTTCATTGCCCGCCTTGATTACGCCGCCTTTCTTACCAACCAAACCTCTAATAATCGCACTCGTGGGAGTACCTTCTTTAGAGTTGACACCACCCCAGAAACTGTTTCTATAACCAGTAACAGCACTCGAAGTGGCATTCTTTGTGCCAGCCGCAATTTTACCAGCTACGCCCTCAGTCGCACCAAGGTTGTTTTTGGGATCAGCACCAGCCGTGTGCGTAGCAACAACACTGACCTTATAATTAGTGCTGTCACCAACTGTGAACTTGGCAAACGAACCCGTAGCCGTAGTAGCTGTATGCGAATCCGTATCGCTAACCGCATAGGTTGCCGTAATACCCGTATCAGGGCCATATTGATAACTGCCTTTGTCAAATGACACAGTGTACGAAGGAGTAAATTCGCTACCAACTTCTTTTGCTCCAGATCCAGTCAAGCTGATTGAAACCGACGGTTGTTTTACCGTGGGAGTGTTATTGGCCTTTGCGAGCGCTCCTTTTAAAAACTCTTCTACAGACTTACCACTTGCGGGCAACACAACCGAACCAGATGCGTCAGGAGCATAAATACCAAACGCAGTGGTTGCTGTAATATCATCTTTAAAATAAACATTACCCGCATCATAATTGCCATCCATAGCTTCCCAGTTGGTTTCGCCACGGACATAAGCAGTATATTGATATTTGCCGCCTTGCAAAGCCTCTTTGATAATTGCGATATCACCTTTTACAGGAGATGTAATTCCTGCAAGCGCAGCAGCCTTATCGCCACCCAATGCTATTTCTTTTTGATAGACGTCAGTCGTATGCAAATTCTTTGTTGCATCGTTAATTGCTTTTTCAACGGCTGCGAAATCCACAAAATGAGTCTCGATTTGGCTCCAAGTCTTTGTTCCATCGCCAACTTTGAAAATGTGCAAATCAGTATCAAAACCGACCTCACCTTTTTTCAAAACAAGAGATGAAGCAGCCCAATTAGCCCTGGTGTCATTACGTAAAATTAAAGTAGTACGTATTTGTTTCTCCATAAATTCTCCCTATTAAAATAATATAATCACTCACTTAAGGCGTCTCCACCATTGAGAATAAAATGTTCGTAATTTTGACCCATACATTGATAGGTTTTCTTGTTTTCGTTCCAGCAGTATACAGCGTTTTCGGATAAAACAAAATAAACACCGCCAACATCGCCAACGGTAGGCAATTGCTCTTGTGTTTCAACCTGAATAGCACCTGCCGTCACTCCCGCAGCGGAAATAACATTGTTGCTGTCTATCGTAATTCCAGGACCCGCTGTTAACTTTTGTTGATACTTTTGTAGTTCTTCGGTTGAATCTAAAGCTACCCAATTAGAACCATCTGAGCGATAAAGCCCGTTGTGTTCTAACTGTCCCGTGGTGACGCCAAGATGATGATAAATTTTGTCACTACTTGCATCTTTTGGAGAAAAAGAACTTAAATCTTTATTTTCAATAGGAGTGTTGAGTAGCTGATTATAATCAGCGATCATAATTCGTTGAATCATCTTAACCCTCCGTGATTACATAATAAGCGTTTTGTACATATTTATCTGTGGTCGGACCCACATATTTAACAAACTTGCCAAAAAATTCGCTTACGTTTAGTTTATCCATTTCTTCTTCGGTTTTTGCTATGATGGGGTTATCGATAGAACCAAGTTCTCCTACACCGTTAATAACATTGCCATAAGCATCATAAACCGAGTAACCTCTTAAAACCTTGGCAGCATCTGCTTGATTACCAAGAGGGGTTAATACATAATCCCCTGTGGGGCTATAATTATCATTGGTTTGAATAATCAATGTGCCTTCATATTTTTGTCCCATATCCCCTCCTAATAATACAAAATAAATCTACCATCAGCACCTGCCCCTCCATCGTACTTACGTCCGACATAGTTGCCGCCGCCGCTGCCACCAGCCCCATATGCAGTTGGTGTGATACCATCATTTTGAAAACGCCCATTTGCTCCATCTCCAAAAACCGAAGCTCCGCCGCCTCCACCATGACCAGCCTCGTCTTTGCTACTTCCTCCTGAACCACCAGGTCGCGTAAAAGAGCCACCTTCGGGTTTTAGCCAGTGGTTGTATACAGCCTCTTTCCCGTTTTGTTCGGAAGCAGGAGTTCGTCGAGAACTTCCAGGAGAACCAGGATACTGCCCAATAATTTTATACCGTTCAGTATCATCGATTAGCTGTGGCGTAAAAGAACAAGTTCCAGCGGTTCCACCTTTATTTCCATTGTTGCCACCCTCCCCACCTGTTCCCGAACCTGCGGTTAGAGTGTAAGTGACACCTCCATATTGTGTCTGTATAGTAGAGGCAGTACCTGTATGGCCGTCCTCTCCCTTTCCTAATGTTACGCCAGTGCCGCCCCTTCCGCCTTGTCCCACAGTGATATAAACGGGGCTACTAATTTTTAAGCAGCCAAACATATAAGCCCCTGAAGCTCCCCCGCTGCCTGAATAGAGGTTTTGAGTGCCACCACCTCCACCTCCAGGACCTTGTAATTCAAAAAACACATATTGCGGACTGTGAGCCAACTCTTCTCCGCCCGTCGGTTGGTTCCCCGAAACAAAATATGTCTTGTCTCCAGAACGGTAAATAACATACGAGCCCGCGCCCACATCTTTCAAAGGAATTCCAATTGGACGGCATCCTTTGAGGGCAACATCTATTGGTGCTCCGTTAGTTTTGTAAGGCGGCAACAAATTGTAGCCGCCTGGATAATCGGCCCCAGCCGAAGTGGGAAATGTTCCATTAAGAGCTAATTTTAAGTCTGCACCACCCTTTTTATACAAATTCTGTCCATTTGTTAGTCGAGAATCGATAACCGTGTGAGTATTCTGTTCGTCGGTAGTGAAAAATTCAACTACATCACTTAATTCTCGCCCCCCAATCTTATAACCACTATTCATAAGCCCTCACCTCATCAGTTTGTGTCATACGATTGAGTCTTGAGATTAGAATTAAGGGTGACAGTTGTAGTGTCGACCGTTGTTATTTTTGCTAAGGCAACGAGTTGTGCCAATTGTGTCTCGGTTAAACCGAGCACTTGGGCAATAACAGCAGGCGTAAGGGCGGGTTTATCAGACAAATCGTTGTATGAACCAGAGGTAGCCACAGTGGACAGCCCCGAGACGTTGTCCGTTGACATTTTGAATACCGCAGTATCTCCCGTTGCGGTTGTTTTTTCTCTAATTCGGTATAGGTTCGCCATACACTACCTCCTTGCCTTCTAATTATTCTTCCACTGTCCCCAACAATTCGAGGTAGAATCCCCCAATAGCCAGTGTAGAACTCGGGCTTACAACTCCAACTTCTGTTCCAAATTCAAACATTTGTGCGCCAGCAGTGACAATGCCTTTGTCAGTAACTTGCACTGCTGAATACGTGCCTGCGGTAACACCAGAAGTTGCTAACTTAGCTGCTGTGACAGCGCCATCCGCAATGTTTGTGGAGCCCACAACCTTTTCACCAAGGGTTGTGGCAATAGCAGCGTTACTCGACAAATCGGTACTGACAGAACCGTTCACCGCGCCTGTCAAAGAAATTGTTTTAGCCGCGGTCAATTTCGCTGCCTGGTCTGCCCCCGCTGCGGTCGTGGCTTTCTTTGCAGTGATACCGTCAGCTTCGAAAATGCTGTCAATGGCTTTGCCGTTGATTTGGCCTGTCACGTTTACTGCCGTATTAGCGTTTGTCGCTTTGGCAACTTCTTGCTGTCCGCCAACAATCTTGTTGAGGGTCTCCTCATTTGCATTCGCTTTTACAGATGCTCCATCAGCAGTTCCTTTGACTTCATTAATTGCGCCGACTACCGTTTTATTCGTGGTATTAAGACTATTGTCGGTTTTCTTTTGATATTCCGAAAGGTCGACTTTTTGAGACTCAAGCGGGCTGATTGAGAAATAACCCGTATCGCCAGTATTGTTATCAAGCACTGCACTTACCCAATAATCGGGCACGTCAGTGGCGACGATGAAAAGGTTATCACCAACTTTGTAGTCTGTCTTGCCAGCCGCTTTAAGTGCCGCAACCATATCATTGTATGTTGCAAATGACACTGCTTTTGCTCTACCTTGCGCAAGATTGTAAGCTTCATCGGCTTTTGCTTGTGCGGTCGAAATAGCACCATCTTGTTCACTATTTTTCGTGTTGATTTCGCCAATTTGCCCTTTAATGGTTTGAATGTCCGCAACCGCACCCGTAACACGAGTGTCATTGCCTTCCATAACCGTTCCAGCGTCCGTGCCAAAGTTTTTGTTAAACGCCGTGTTTTTAACAAACGCAGGCTCTGCTCCGACGTCTGTGGCGCCAAGTATTACAGCACCCGTCTTACCATTAACAGATGTTACACCGCCAGTCGCTGCAATATCTGCCAAATCTTCAAGAGCCTGTTGCACATTAGTAGCAGTGATTTTATCCTTAACGGGCTGCACCACAATAATATCTGCTGATGACTCATAGTGGATAATATCTGTTGTCTTGTCTGGTTTTAAAACGTGATCTCTAATCTTTCTAATTGCCATATTAATTCTCCTCTATAACTACCCCAATGTAATCGCCAACAGTAAGTTTTGTTAAATCGATGGCGTCCATGGTTTCTGTTATAACTATTTTAGTGTTTAGTTCTTTAAGTGTTCCGAGAGATACTCGTTTGCTCTCTAAGTTACTATCAACATATACCGCACTTTGCTTCAGCTTTTCGATTGTTAAGTCGGCATAGGTTAATTCTACAACATCCTGTAGACGGAGGGGAACTGCCCCAACTTGCTCCGCTGTTGTCTTGTGTGGGTTATCATGATTATTAATATGATCCCATAGGGCTTGCGCAGACCCAGTAACCACTGACCCCTGCAAACCCACCGCAGTTGTAGCGGGAGTAGGTGTCATTTGCACTTGTAGTCCAGGATTGGACTGAGGTCTAATTTCTGCTACCAAAGCAGCCGTAATCTCTTTGTTACTCATGAGCCCTCCTTAATGACAAGCTCTAACTTTCGCTTCAAGATTCGCGCCAATCGTGTGAATGCCATTGATGTCGATCAATTTAATACAGTAAGTATATTTAGTATACTTGGTTTGTCTGTCTTGCGGGAAAACCACGAACTTATGACTAACCTCTTCGGTAAAGTCAAGCGTGAGATTTTGAGAGCCCGTCTTCTCATCAAGCGTTAAGTCGACTCCTTTTGTGACAAAAGTGTGCACCAATTTTCCACCAGGGGCATAAAACGATACCTGTATTTGGTCGTCAGGTTGAACCATAACTCTGTCTTGCGTTATCGGATTAATGAGAGTAATTTGAATAACGTAAGTAAAACTGTCATTGCAGTACCACTCGACGACTCCATTAATGATTTGAGGTGACATCGATGCAGAGGGTAAAGAACTTGCCATATTTTTCTCCTTTGCGACAATGCCGCAGTATATTTTTTTTTGGGAAGGAGCTTTGTTTAGTACAAAACCCCAAGTGAAAAACTTTTAATTCAGAAATAAAATGCTGGATTTATTTTGTGTTGACTTTTTTGGGAAAATCGATAACAAACTCAATCGCGTCTGAAATTTGATCGACTTCATATAGTCAAACCAATACCTACATTACTCATGAATTATCTCCTTTTATTCTGTTTTTGTCCCTTGTTCTAACGTGCCTGGCCAATCACCCGCAGTTGTTTATACTGCAGGTTCAGACTCAGGATCTTTCTCAGGTGCGACATAAGAACCGTTCAACACCACACCCTGCGCTCCATAAGCTTTTTTGCCTTTCAGGATGTCTTCTTCAGACGCCAGACTAGATATTGACTCCAAACGATAGTCGCCCGTAGGACTATAATTATCATTGGTTTGAATAATCAATGTGCCTTCATATTTTTGTCCCATAATTTTCTCCTCACTTCTTATTTACTTTTTTTGAAAAATCAATAATGAATTCGATTGCGTCGGAAATTTGATCAACTTCGCATTGAATACCTAATTCCTTCGCAAAAGAATCTACAGCTGCCATAACAATTTCTTTTTTTTCTGCCCCAGATTTTCCAGTCGCCTCTGCCTCCGCAATAGCTTTAAGAATCATAGGATAGAGTTTCTTCCAGTTACCATCTTTTGCTAATTCACCAAACTTGTTTTTTAGTTTTGTACACATTGCAACCATAGCAGTAATCGCAGCAATGACAACACCAACAAGTGAGACGATTAACCCAATATCTACATTACTCATGGAACTACCTCTTTAAATAAAATGATATTTTTATTTGTACCCACAAACTGTGGAATTATTTTCGAGTTTATAATGAACTAGTGTTCATTTATAAAAATAAGAAATTGGGGCCGCACATAAGAACATGTACGACCCCAAACATCTAATTACTCAGTTTTTGACTGAAAATTTTTGCAATTATCTTTGCAATTATTTGGTACCCAGCGTTTTTCGTTGTGGCAATAACGCTGGAAGGGACAGGCTGCCCCATCCAGTTTATCACACAAATATGGTTCAACACCACGACCTCTTGCAAATTTACAAGGATGCAAGGTCCTTTTGGGAAATTCCATTATTCAACCTTGTAAGAATCTTTCAGGTCCTCGTTCGCTTTGAGCTTTACATCTATTACAGTGCCCTCAATAACTTGACCCACATTACCAGGATTGCTTTCACCGTTAGCGGGAGTGTTGCCCAAAGGCTCTGCTGTTATTGTGTATCTGTCAGACTTCAATAATGTCGTTTGAGCATTGTCCAAAATACCATACACTTCTACTTTGTCTTTATTGCCTGCCCAAAGTTGGCCTTTGAGACCTTGCGCAGAGCTGGGTTCAATTGCAATCATTCTGATTCCTGCTTCTGCAATACTATTGTCCATAACTTCGATCATACGGAAGAGCTTGCCGCTGTTTGCGTCGCAACCTTCGGTCATAACCATTGCGGTACCATTAAGGCTCATCGTAGCGTTAGAGCTCATATTGAAAGTGAACTCTTGTCCACCGTCGAGTTGGAATCTCGGAACTTCAAACGTAAGCGTGCCAGCTTTTCTGCCTTTAGAAGCCGCACAAGCATCACCTGCGAAAATCGGCACAGTGATAACAAGAGCGAGTTCGTGAGGAACCATATCACTTCTCACAACCGCCTCGCGAGCCAAATCTTCAGAAGCAAGATAACGCACACAATATTTGTGGCCTTGTATAATATGATGAACGGGATCGCTATCATCTTGTTTCAAAGTTCTGGTCGCAGCATCGGCTGTAGAAATTGAAACTGCTTTGTAATCGTCTTGTCCTTCTTCAGAATACCAAGCAATAATGGTAGAAGCACTATCTGAACATTTCAAAACGCCAAGATCCACAGGAACCTTGCCCAATGTAAGTTGCCCATTTGTCCCTGCCGTGATAGTCTCGGTTTGATAAGCGCTGGCGTTTGGTTCAAATTTGGCATCAAGTTGCGCTTCAACATAGCCTTCTTTGAAAAGAATATCGGTAAGCGTAATTGCCACTGCGGGATCGTGGAAGAAGTTGGTCACGACAGGTGCACCAGTACCACCACGAAGTTCGTCTTTCGTGATTGTGACAGAAATCGAAGAGTCCGTCAAGGTCTTTGCGACGAAAGCCATTTCGGGTTTACCATTAACCATACGGAAAGCTTCAGCGCTACCAACGGAGCCCAAAAAATATTTTGCCATAGTTGTATCTCCTTATATAAATGAAAATAGATTTTAAACTTGAGACATTTCACTCTTGAAGTCATCAAGAGATTTGTAGACATCACCCAAAACATCTGTCTCTTTTTTATATATCCAATGTTCGGGTGGTTCTTTCATTGATACCATACCTGTCATCATACCCACGCGAGTTGCCTCGTATTGCATAGCATCATCGACGGCAGTTAACAACATTAAGAACTTTCTGATGGGCATATTATACAGCTCGTCCATCTTGTAGCTGGTCTTAGCGGCAACACACACTATCTTTTTTTCGGTAGTAGCTTTGCCACTTTTTTGGCTTTTGATTCTGATACGTTCCGCGTAGTCCTTCTTCAAATCGGGATCAATCTTGCTGTCGTCATAATAATCAGGTAAATTCTGATACATGACAATTTGCCTTAAACGCTCAAACGCCGCAGCGTCGATCTTATGTCCCGCTACGACTAACTCATATTTTTTCGTTTCTGGATTTGCAGCATATCGTATCATCGCCTCAAACTGTGTTGACCCGCAGTTCTGGCAAGCCGCCATTTTCTCTTCCCCTTCATGCTGTGCTTCCAACATCTCTTTGTTTTTGGCTATAAACTCGGCGTAAGTCATTGTGCTCCCACACTGAGTGCAACGCACTCCGTCTTTAAAGTGGAAAATTAGCTCAAAGAGTTTGGACAATCGAAGGGTCCAAAGTTGGCCTTCCTCTTGGTCATTTAGTTTACCAATAAGGAAATCTAGATGAGTCTGCTTGAGGCCTTCAATAGTTTCGTTTTTATTCAATAACAGACACGGATTCGCCAACATAAAGTCATTGTAATGTCGCATTGTGATTGGATAAATCAACAAACCACAAAAGGGAACAGGTTCGTCATAAGTAAAATAGGACGCGTCGTATTGACGAATTTCATTGCCAAGCGTCTCACTTAAACACCCATACTTATCCATTCCTTTCCTCCTTTCTCATCCTTATATTCCGACAGTTTTCGATATATTGCGCTCTTCTCCAACTGCTAGAAATCTTTAAAAGTTGTAGTTCGGTCCCTCGGACACGCCCGATACCAACATCGCCATTTTGGTGATGTGACCGATGTACGTCCTTCCGTTCCACAAGTTTTGTTGCGAGTTGTTATAATAGTTTGTTTTTTGATTAAATTGGAAATATCCAACCCCATCCAAATACAAACCATTCAACTCTGCGATCATGCTCTTCAAAAGAACCGTCTCGCGATTTTTGTATAAAACCACGGGCTCCCCTTGTTTGTTCGAATCGTTAGGATTCGGCGGGGGAAGCAATGGATTTATATCTCGTCCGTCGGCATCACCCAAAACCTTGATAATCTTGCTATGAGAAATCGTTTCTATAGCCACATTGACCGTTGCGACTTCGTGGTTTTGTGGGAAGATGCCGTCTATATAAATGTGAACGTGAGCACATTGCTCCGTCCAAGCATCGTCAACATATGGAGATAAAAACATCCTTTTATTTGTCTCTTTCCCGTCTTCCGTATCTACCAGTGCGTAGCGGTCCTCTAAAGAAACATTATCTTGTAATAAGCAATCCATTGTTGGATATTTCAAAATCTTCCAAATGTTTTGTGCGTTTTTTGTTTGACTATACAGTAAATGTGAAATTATCTTCCACTCAAGACTGTCTAGATTCGTCAGGCGGTTATAATTGGTACATTCATCATAAGATCCCTTGTATTCTGCCATACCTTATAACCCCCTTAACGACATATTGAACGTGTAAGTTAATTCCTCTCCACCCTCAGGTTGAGCCTTACAAGTAACATAGAGATTGCCACCTGGATAAAACCTAAGTTTTTGCAAAGTAAAAGTATTACCTTCCAACTTTTCAAATTTGACATATTTGTCTCGAATCTCGTCTGCGACAGGTTGTGGAGGCGTCGACGTGTTCATCAACTTACATTCGGTTGTAACTGGAATTTCGGTTGCTCCCTCATCCAAATATACAACAGGCTTAAACTCAATCGGTTCAGTGCCTAACATCTCAGGAATCGTTTCAGGCAATTCCATTTTGATACTATAAACACCATCATTGCCCGTCTCTTCGACCTCAACTCTCTCTTTTTGGTTGTATGCAATACGAGTCTCGAAGTTGTCATATTGAGATTTTTCGACAACCTCTAGATACAAAATTATCGTTCCCAAATCGTCAGTCTTGTAGGTGTAATTCGAAGCAAATTTACTCATTGCTTGAATTCTATATACCTGATCATAACCAATGATGAATCTTTGGTTAACATAATAATTCCGCGTATACTTGTTGTGTTGTACAATAATTATCAAATCTGAGGATTGTCCCACTGCCGTTTCGTTGTAAAACAAATTAACCGATTTTAAATCCTTTGTTTGAACAGCGGGTTCGTAATGATAACGAGTTACACCTTTTGAGTCAACATATTCACTACCAATAGTACCATTACATCTCACTATGATTACACTCGACGTTGGATTAATAGTATCACGGTTGCTTGCCAACCAAATATTTTTGTTCTCAACGGGTTCATTATCTAGAAAATCATGTGAAAATCTAAATTTCAATCCAAGTGGACACTTGTAGTGAATATCGCGGAATACAACTCGTCTCCAGTCATCAGAAATGACTGTGTTGTTTTTATCACTCTTTACCGACTGCAACACAACCTCTAAAGGCTCGAATTGCTCTGTGCCAAAAACAGACTCCTTTTCTATCAAGAATCTGTTCTCTCGATAATCCCAATCCGCGTCAACTTTGTCCTGTAATTCTTTAAGCCAATAATTGTCAGGTACTTGATTGCGCGGAGTCTGTGAAATTAAGTAGTAAGGACTACGTCTGTTAGAACTGTCATAAACCTTTCCCACGCAAACCCCCTTCCGATCATAAGGTTTTCAACAAATGATCGATAATTCCTTTGGTCTCAAAGACTTGTTTTCTTATTAAATTATAAGGCTGATTAGAATAATCTCTAATGCCATTCAATTTAACAATAACATCAATGAGCTCACCATCAAAAAGAATGTTAGCAGAATTAACTTCAAAAAGTTGTCCGACAATATAATCGTCAGCCATTCCTTTGTTAATTCCCTTCCCCTCATCTTCAATCAAATAAAGAATTTTAATGCAACGCTTACTCAATTTTTGAAGGTAATCTCTTTTTGCCTCTTTGGACAATATAAGTTTATTTTCCAATTTGTCTACCTCCAATTGCTCCTGACCATAAGTCCCAGGATAATTTTTGAGTAAGGTCGTTCAAACCCTCTCTAATGTTTTGATACCACTCTGTTTTTGCCCTCACCGAATTGGCAGGAGAATGCAACTTGAAATCCGTATCAGTTAAAATGTTACGGATATCAAGCATAAAGTTTTTCTCATTTTCCGCCCAACCCAAAAGCAAGCAATGAGCCAAAATATCTTTAGTCCTTGAAGCTATAAACAAGGGCGAAATATTTGAAGAAAAACCTGTGAAGTCCGCCTTGAATTCACCCGCATAGTACCACTCACAACTACAACTGGTTCCAACAGGAACGTCAGTTGAAAATGTGACTGTTTGAGTTGTGGAGTCATATTCAGCAAGCGGATCGGGAGTTCTCCCGATAAAGAAACTCATAACAGAGTTGTCTACTGGGACAGTGGACAACGTATAAGTTGCTCCACCGTCACCATCAAAAACCTCCAGCTTACCTTGTGCTTCTGTATAATCAGAGAAACGCGAGGAAACCGTAGTGGGGTTTGCAAACATGCCAAGACCGTTAATAAGATAAGGCCTCATTGTTTTTGAAAACTCAACGGGATTAAGTTCATATGCACGTTGTATATCGGGGTCGTCAAACAAATTCACCGCACGATTAAAAATATCTTCAAACAGAATCATAACGACCCCCTAAAATTATTTTTTAGTAGTAAGTTCGAGAATCTCGTACTCGAACGAATTGTTAGTAAATCCATTGAGGATTTGCAACTTTCTCAAATCTCTGAATTCGGGCACTTTCTCAATAAATTTACGTTTCCAATAGCTCACAATGAAATCTTTTTGTCCATCACAAACTTTTTCGTAAATGTCTTGAACATCACTCATCGGCATAGTGCCAAGCTTGCGAATAAAATCAGAATTAATCAAAGATTCCGATGCCATTTTGAGATTGTTACGTTTTGCGTAATATTCAGAGCCCGCTCCGACTGCGATGATACCGCGGTCAAACCAAGAACGGTATTTACCGACAAGCTCTTCAAATTGTTGCACCGTCAAAGTACGAGTTTCGCCAAATGCGCCCATATCAATAGCATAATTTGACAATTGTATATGGGTGGTGATTCCAGGTGCATTATCAAACAAGTGTACGATAGTAATTTCATCGTTGCGATCATAACCCTTATTCTGAGCAGTGGGCATCACCATATTATTTTTCAACTCTGCGAATTGAGCCATTAAAGACCTTATCGAATCTTCGAGTTGTGCGTTTTGATTACGCAAAAAATCTATTTCTTCCTGTTTTTTGTCAGGCTTAGTTTCAGTTTTTACAACCTTTTCTTCTTTTTCAACCTTTTCTGCTACTTGAGTAGCGTCCTTGCTATTTGCCATAATATTTCTCCTTGTAAATCTAAATTTTCTTTAAATAGTCCCAATAAGGGGCTCCAATAAAGGAGCCCCTTATCAGATCAAAATCGATTATTAAAGATCGATACGACCGAATTTGGAACCGACGATTGCCGAGATACCAACTCTCATTTGGATACGGATGCCGTATCTCTTGTCAGTGGTTTCCTCGGGGATTCTTTCCACTGTCATAGAAGTGCCTTCGAAGACAATCTTGACGGGTTTGTAAGAATCTGCAGCAACAAGATAAATCTTGTTATCGGGAACAGCGAGTTTCGCAGAGGTGTTGATGGTCGTCGGGACAAGAGCGGGATCCACAGGGATCATTCTTGCGCCGAGGAACTTATCAATATAGCCCTTGGAGAGGTAATCTTCACCAACAAAGTATTGGAGACCAAGACCGTTTTCACCAGGATTGACTTTCATCAATGCACCGAGAGAACCGATTGCGTAAACAGGAGCACCACCATTTGCAGCAGAAACTCTTTGGACAAGGTTAGTCCAGTTTTCGGAAGTGTAACCGTTTGCGATATAACCAGCACCCATCATACCGTCAGTGACAGAAGTCATCGCTGCGATAACTTTGAGGAAGATGTATGCTTCGAAAGAACGACCAGCACGAAGACCGAAATCGCCCCAATCGAACACACCAGCTGCGACTGCGTACCAGTCGATAGCGGTTGCGATTTCAATCGGAGAGGGGTTGACCGTCACTTCGTTGTCGAAGATCGGTTGCAACACGCCACGATTTACGCCTTCTGCAATCTCGTTCACTTTGAAGAGCTCGTTAGAACGGATGATGAAACGACCAGTGTCGCCCCAGCCGATTTGACGAACTTCTGCAAGGAATCTGGAGTAGTCAGCGCTCGTCACCGACGGTGCGATTGCGTTGATAACTTCTGCGATAACTGCTTCGAAGTTGCTTCTAACGGTTTCATTCTTCGTGATTTGAGGATTCTTCATGCAAGCAAGACCTTCTTGTTCGAATTTTGCTTCGAAACGAGTGCCTTCGAGTGCATATTTAACGATTGCTTCGTTTTGGAGTCTGAGGTCCTCTTTAGAGGGTTCAGATTTTGCTTCATAACGAGCTTGTGCGCTTTCGACGATGCTGTCGATAATCGCGTTGAAGCTGTCATCTTGTGCATTAAAATTGAAATGTTCCATCATTGCTGTAGTCCTCCCTTAATTAAAGTCCAACGACTTCGCAAAGATAGAGTTTGCCACTTGCGGATTGACCGTAGTTGAAATCTTTGCCGAGATGAATCTTAACATTGAGTTGACCCTCAGTGATCTCTTGCGAACCACTGTCTTTGAGAGTCGTTTTGTTTGCTTCAAGACCTGCGATGTTGCCAACCACAACAGCGCCATTGAAGTTGCCTTCGCCGAGCCAGAATCTGTCATGGAGAGCAAGTCTACGAGCGCGGACAGGACGACCTGCAGGCGCAACAAGGTCAAAGAGTTTGACGCCCATTCTGTAGGAATTACCAGAAATAGAACCTTCAGAAACGCCAGGATAATCGATAACGACGACTTCGTCAGTCACCGCAGTCGGTTGAGAAGCAAGATAAACGTTGTAATCTTTGTCGCCAGATGCAACATAAGTTTTGTCATCTTTGAGTTCGCCAAGTTTCACGAAGGAGCCATCCTCGATTTGAGAATCGACACCACCAGCTTGGTATTGGCAGGAAATTACATAGGACTGAACGTCTTCCGACATCATTTCAGCCGCTCTAAACACTTTTGCCATAATAAGTTTTCTCCTTTATATATTGAAATAAAAATGTAATTTTATTTGTATGCGGAATTATTCTCTTCCAACATACGCTTTAAGTTTGTCCATAGCACTCATATTTTTATTTGATTTGAGTTCTACGGGTTTCGCGATAGGTGCAGAAAAAGTTTCTTTTTTGTGTACTTTGCTACCCTTATTCGCATTAAAGACTGCTAATGCAACGTCTGTGCGCAGTGCGTCAGACGAAGCATACTCGCCACGTGCGCACTTTTCGAAAATCGCATCACATTGCTCTTTGCTGACATTTTCGTCATCCAAAAGCTCATGCGCTTCCGCCACACGCTTCTCGCAATCAATAGCAAATAGCGCTTGGTTGGCCTTAGCGAGTTGTTCTTTGATCTGTTCATAATCGGAATATTTGCAACCGACCTCTTCGAGCTCTTTCTCAAGTTGTTCGACGCGTGCCATAAGCTCGCCATTCTTCGCCTCGAGTTCGCCACATTTCATTAAGAGTTCGTCTTCACAGCTCGGTGCAGGTTCGCCCTCTCCTTCGGGTTCTCCCGAATAAGCAGGTTCTCCATCATCACACGGAGCGTCTTCCGAATATGCAGGTTCAGGATTTTCTGAAGGTTCGTCGTCTTGCTTATCATCGTCATCGTCGTCTTTGTCGTCGTCGCTGTCTTTATCGTCGTCGTCGCCATCTTCGTCCATATGACAATCTTCGCATTGTTTATCTTCTTGCGCCATTTCTTCGCCACAGTCATTGTGTGCAATTACTTCTTCGCTAGATTCGACAACTTGCTCTTCTTCCTGTAAAGCCAATTCATTGTCCAACTGCTCGCTATCCTCCTTGTTAGAATTTTCGACTTCTGCCGCGTCACCATCCAATTCCTTGTAGGCAAAGCACAGCGCCGTCTTCTGTCTGTTGAAAACTTCGTTATCGATGATATCCAAGACTGACGCCGATGCACCCTCGATACCTTCCATAACTGGTTTCCCGTTTTTCGAACCTAATATAGTGATGCCCAGAAGCTCAAATTTTTTGATGTATCTGATACCATCTCTATCCTCGTATTCCTTTATATCGATTTCAACAGAGACTTTCTTTTTCTTGTCTTTCAAGAGCTTTTTAATTTGAGGCAACGCATATTGTACCCACAGAGCGCATGTAAGTACAATCCAGTTTTTCCCCTTATTATCAGGCTCAATCGAGACTGAATCGGATTCTCTGATCAATCCTAAAATTCTCTCACCATTAGGCATACTAGTATCCCAATACGACGTGTCGGTTTCGGGATCCTTCTTCCAGCTACCATTGTGAGATTCAAAATCTTGGTCCTTTATATTGAAATAACCCAAGATTGGTTTGTTTCTAAAGCTCGGTAAAGCTTCGTTCATAGATTCTAACGAGAAGCTGCTTTTGTTGCGATTTTCACCTTCAGAAATTGCCCTAACTTCAAGTTGTAAAAAATTACTACCAAGTATTTTTTTCAACTTGATTCGATCAGCCTCAAGGCTGAATATCATCGGATTCATCGGTCTGCCCCTCCTTCAATTGTATGACCCACATCGGTGTGGGAAAATTGTATCGCTCCCGAAATACGTTGAGCTTTCTTACTCAAACACAATTTAAGTGACTCTTCGTCTTTCGGCGGGCCCGCGTTAAATTCCGCTGCGATAAAACCCAATACCATATCATTTGTATTATCAATTAGAGCTTTGAAATAAATGGCGTTTGTACCCCATCTTGAAAGAAGATGATAGCTCCCAGGAACCTTGCCTTTCAAAGTTTCTATATCACTGATATAACATTCTCCATCTTTTGCCAATTTGTTGTCCAACTCAACAAAAAGAGCGCGTTGAACATTTTGATAATCCATCATAAAAGGACGTGTTTGATTATCTACACTTTCTGCGACAATACTGCATTTTGTAAAATTACGCGCATTAAGATAGGTACCACCATTGTGATACGCCACACAAAACGCACGGTTGGCTTTATTTTCTCTGATGATCGCGTCCATCTGTGTTTTCACATAAGTTGTAACGCGACGACTTTCTTCTTCTTCTTCTGCACTATGGCGCCTTGAGTCTTTGATGGCGAATTTGATACTAGTATCAATAAGTTCTGTTAAACGCTTTTCTTGTTCTTCGGATGCCTTGTTTTGTCGTTTTTGTATAGCAAGCATAATCCAAAGCAGAATGCCCATCAGAACAGGATATATACCATATTCAACTATTGATTTTATGATTTCACCAGCGCCCATAAATCACCTCAGTCCACAATCGGAATGAAGTGCGTATAATCGCTGAAATGAATATCGAAGTGATAAGCTGGTACTGTCTTGGTTACTTGAAGCCACTCGTCTGCCTGTTTTACATAATTCAACAACACACCGTTAAGCAGATTTTCTCCAAAAATCCTGATGTCTACATCATCCAGCATATCCGCTAAATCTACGATTTCCTTGCACTTCTCAAAAACCTTATTAACGGCAGCCGCATTCACAGCCATCATCAATTCCAAATTATCATATTTTTCGCTTGAACCATCAACAGGCAAGCGAACAGGTCTTGCATTGAGTTTGAGCATTTCATCACTGATCATATCAGCCACCTGTGGCCAAGCATGTGCATAACTGTGATGGAACAATTCTGCTGAATGATTATAATATAAGTCCGCCATATTGTAATAAATATTATCAGCAACGGCGTTCATCTCGAAACACATCTTAGCTAGCTCATTCAACGCATTGTAAGTTTCTTCATGAATTCTCATGCCTTAATCCTCCTCAAAGTTTAATTGTGCTGTTCAAGATACGCTTCGCGGCATTCATCGCACAGAACGTCTTCATCGTATTCAAGCTCTGCCCCGCAAATTGCACATCGTTTTGCGGCATATATATCCTTATTCTCGCTTGTATTTTCGCCTTTTTCGCGAGAAGCGGCGGTTTCATCAGACTCTATATCTTCGTCTTCTAACGCGGGACGACCAACCTTCTTAATTGAGCCATCTTCATTAGCATTTGAATCATTTGATTTCTCTTGTTGTGCATTCAACTTTGAAGCTGCAACTTGAGTAAGTGTTGTCAAATTATCATAGAACCCAATTGAATCCAAATACAACTCTGCTGCTTTGGAATCTTTAACTGTTATATCTTCGTAAGCGAGAAGTTTGGGAACCAAACCTTTCATACCTGCAGTAACCAGTTCTTTCAAATATTTTTTCTGATTTTGTTCAGAGAAAATATCACCAAATATATCTACTTTCCACTTGTAATCGGCACCTATGCAATCTTGAATAATATTATTAAGTGCTGATTTGAACTGTTTCACCACAAAATCATATTGAGCCGCCGAAAGCATATTGGCAGTTTTTACTTGCGCAATACTCGGTTTTTCGGTAGCGATAATATTACCGCCTTCGCCCGCGACACTAATAAAGTTTGAAACTGCTTTAGTCTTAATTTCACTACTGTTAGGAACATTGGTGAGACTTTGCAATTTCAAATTCTTCAACGGCGCAAAGAACGCTTCCGTGTTAGTGCTCGTCATGCTGTTAAACAAGTTTTGGAATTTCAAAACTGTCTCGGGATTCATTGCTGTTTGATCTCGACCTGTTGAAGGATTCGGAATCAATTCAATTTCACCCGTGAGCAATGACGTAAGCGGCGTACTGGCAATAAGCCCCGCCAACACCGAATAGTCTGTCAATTCTTGCAAATCCATGAACAAACCTGCGGTGTCAGGAGCGGCAGTTGCTGTAGATGTGTCACTACAGAAAGTGTAACATAGATCTTGAGGTAATTGAACCCAGAACATATACGTTTTTTGCTCGGTTCGTTCAATCAATGTGTCGTAAGAATTACCGTCTTCATCTTTATAAACATAAGTAGAGGCTTTTTGCACATCCAACTTATAAGATTTTTTCTTTGGATCGAGAACAGCAATTTTATTGGTTATCATGTCGTCCCACACCCTTTGAATGAATGTCGGATATTGAGCAGGTACGAACGCGGGGTTCATAAAGACCATGAGGTTGAAACTCGCGACAAAGCCATGCTCGCCAATTGCCGTAAGTTTGACAAATTGCGGCGGGAGCTTTTGTAACGCTGCAAAATCAACGATCTTTTTCCCACCTTTCTTTGTCACATGACTGCGCAATAAATAGCTCGGCTTACCTTCGCGCTTCACTTCAATCGCAATACGCTTAAAAGTGTTCACCACATCGAATTTTTCAAGCCACTCATCAACAAAATCATCATCATTCTTAAACCTGTCTGTTTTATACTCAGACGGCTCAAGCAAAGGCGGGTATTTTACATACTTCATCAAAGGGATATCGCCCGCTTGACGGAGTATTTTATAATACAAATATTGACTCGAAGACAGTGAGGCGGCAGCTCCGCGAATTTCTTCTTCATGAAATTGAGGACTCTTTAAAGCATTAACAATGCCCGTTTTGCTCATCTCAATCGGCAAGCCAGCCAGAGTCTTTAATCGAGTATTTTGTAAAAATGGATTATATTGATTTAAATTATAAATGCCCTGACCAAGCACGCTAGAAGCGTCAACATTTCCCAAAAACGAATTAAAGAAATTAGTGCAACTTTGTAGCACATCTTTTACTTCCGTTACAGGTTCGTTTTGTGTCATTAACAACTTGGAATCCTGCGGTTGTTCTTGTTCCGTAATTGGGACGGTCTTTTTCGGGCGACCACCTTTATTCGGGGTCTTCGTCTCTTCGCCCATCGGCAGTTTCCTCCTTGTCCTTGTTTTTGGGCACTGCGATCAATTGACCAGAAACAAGAGCTTGCGCCAACTCAACTTTAAGAGCTTCAATCTCCATTTGCTTCCGATATTTCTCGCTGTTCATTTCATCTATCGCCCGTTTTGCCGCGAGATTGGTAAAATATTCTCGCGCCCAATCGCCGACATAACCGCCTTCGTTACAAAGGCTATCTTCCGTAATTTCAAGAATTACACAGTCGGTTACGCCGCTTCGTTTGATAGTAGATTTTAATTTTTGTTTAGAACACTCTCCCAATGTTTGGAAATAAATTACTCCTTTTATCATCATAAAAGAACCCAAATTTCCAATTTTGTCTAAAAGAGTCTCCATATCAACTCCCGTATAATCGAGAATTATTTTACAGATCATAACCTTTCCTTCCTTTTGCCTCTTATCTTCTCCGCCCAAATGGATTAGTGAATCCACTAAACGGATTGGCGCTTTGCTTGGCTTGGGGATTTTGGAACACCCTATTACTAAACAAAACATCCATATTTGTAGTCGGCTCAGCCGAACCTAAAATTTCTTCTCTTCGCAATTGTGCCAGATGATGAGCTGCCAAAACACAGGTGTACGCTCTATCGTCATGTAGCTTCCTTGATTTCTCTGGCGGTAAACCGTATTTCACGTCACCGCTAGGTGTTTTTGTTTTTACAATTGCTACAAGTTCTTCTTTCATCAGATCGATTTCGAGCAAAGCTCTCAACTCCTCTTTAGAAAGTTCGTATTTTTCACCATCTTTTTCCCAAATTCCGCGTTTAGGTACGGGCATCGGGAATATCAAATAATCATTTATGATCATTTCTGCGCATTCACCAAACATTGTCGTGCGCCATTTGCGTGGCTCTATGATGCGACAAATATCTTTTGATTGTCTGAACTTTTCGGCCTGCTCTTTTGCCGTGTCATCGGTTAAATCGATAATGCCCGCATGTTCGACACCATCGCGATCTGTCCACGGTAGCATTAGATTGTCCGCATAGCCACGTCCTCCACCACCTGCACCAGCATCAACGTAAAACATCACGTTTTCATATTCAGGCACTTTGCCATTATACGCAACAATTAGCTTACGAATCCACTCCAATTGTTCGGGAGAACGCAAAGGTTTTTTATCGCCATTCGGTAGCTTTTCAATCAAGTTAATGCCATTAACAATCTTACCAAGCCAACCACGTTTTTTATCCTTCCAATATTCCACAATAAGCACAAAGCTGTTATCTTGTTGTAGAGCGGGGTCATAAAATAAGCCATAGTGGTGTTCTGGACCTTCAGATTTGAATATGGGCAAGTAATCCTGTTCATTTCGCAAAATATCTTGGCGTTTGACCAACGCATCGATACCGCCAGTATTATCAAATATATTATAATACTCGCGCATAGCGCGCGCCTCATTGCTCTTCATCGCGTCATCAATTTCACTCTGTTTAAGGAGTGGAGACATTGCTTTGCCGTTAAGCTTCGGAGCAAGCGGGATGTCACAGTTGACATCAGCACAAAAGTATCCAGGGATACCCATCATCATATTCATCGCACATAGTTTATACATTGCCCACAAGTGGGTGTTAATATCTTCGGCTGATGATGAATAAATACATTGCGTTGGAATGTCTTTTGGATAAACCGACGCATCAAAACCAGAACCCGTCTTAAAGTCACGGTTTTGTGCCGTAAAAGGTTCTGTAAGATCGAAAAAGGCCTGTGGAATTTTGCCAGCCTCGTCCTGGACCTCTCGCGATTACATCGCGGGATTCTCGGGAACTTCGCACTATTGTGCAAATATTAACCGAGCTACCCCCGCAGTCCCTGCGGTTCTTATGTATTCAATTCTAAGATTGTAATATCTTAATTCCCTCTTGGAGAATATTAATTGCGGCATTGACGTCTCGGTCGTGATGCGCCCCGCATTCAGGACAAATCCATTCACGAACCTTAAGGTTTTTTACTTCCTTATTAATATATCCGCAACAACTACAAGTTTGACTACTTGGATAAAACGTATCTACAATAGATATTGTTTTACCATACCACTTAGCTTTGTATGATAATTTCTTTTTAAATGTAGACCACGAGGTATCAAGTAAAGTGCGTGCTACGCTATGATTTTTTACCATATTCTGCACCTTTAAATTTTCCAAACAAATTATGTCATAATCCTTAACCAATTTAGTCGATAATTTGTTTAAGAAGTCTTGACGTTGATTGGATATCTTTTCATATTGCCTTGCAAGCTTGAGTCTCGTTTTCTCACGACGTTTGCTTTGACTTGGTTTTCGCGAAAGCTCACGTTGTAATTTTGCTAACTTGTCCAAAGATTGCTTTAAATATTTTGGATTCCCAATCTTATCGCCGTCACTTGTAATTAAAAAATCCTTTAATCCTAAATCAACTCCAACAGCCAATCCTGTTTTTTCTGTTTCTGTCATGGCTACATCTACACAACATAATGAAACGTAGTATTTACCACTTGGCACTTGAGAAACCACTGCATTAACAATACGTCCTTGGGGAACTTGTTTGTCACGAAATTTCACCCACCCAAGTTTAGGTAGTTTTATGTGTTTACCTTTCACTTCGATGCTGCCGTGGTTACACTTGGTTGTATAGGATTTACGATCATGTTTTTTAGATTTAAAATTTGGCAAATTATAATGTAGTTTAAAAAAGTTCTCATATGCCCATTCCAAATTGCGCAATTCGGTTTGTAAAGCACAAGCATCAGCTTCTTTTAACCACTCCAATTCTTGTTTTAATTTTGTTAAATCTAATGAACAAGCGTTCATCCTAAAGTTTTGTTTCGTCTCTTGATATATTTTCATCTTTTTATCAAGATAATAGTTGTAAACAAAACGACAACAACCAAAAGTTTTTTGAATCAACTGTTGTTGGTATTGATTTGGATAAATGCGAAATTTATACGCCTTCTCCATGATATCACTCCCTGAAATATATTATAAAAAGCTGGTAATCTGAATATCAGGGTTAATCAGAAAGGTAGCTACTCCCTGTCCCAGCTAATTATTTAAATAAAATACATAAGAATCACAGTTCTTAATCGTTTGAGGTGTCGTTCACATAGGCTCGCTAATTCCTATGCATCCTTACCCACTTTCGTGGTAGGTATCTCATACTTTCATATGAGCACAGACTATATCTTCTCCCTCGCCATTACGCGTTAGGGGCTAACCACTTCGAGTCGCTTGACCCTACTCCCCTCAAGAGGGATAGTCGTTGGGGGTTCTCTTTCGAGCTTCCCTGCTGATTGTCCATTTTTTAATGTTTAGGGTTTAACCTTGCACCATCTAATCTATTTTTTCTACTTTCGTCACCTTCACGTTTACATCGAAACAATGTTGCGTTGTGGTTAGATTAGCTTTAGGATTTTCCAGCATTTCAATTAGTATATTGAGTACGTAAACAAAATACTACTACACACAAGTTTCCCTATGTGCTTACTATTCTCGCAACAAATCCAATTTGTTGCTTGTTTAATAAAAGTTAATATTAGATCGAACACCAACAACAGTTTCTGGTTTACCCACAAGAGCTCTAATCTGCGAACCGTTATAAAGGTTACACTCATAACCTTTTTGACTATGAGTAAACCCATCAGTGTTTGCATTGCTCTTAATAAGCTCGTCAAAAAACACGTCAGTTGTGTTCAACAATGAGGCGATATTCTTTTTAGCAATATCTTCGATCTTCATGAACGTATCAAAAGACTGTCGTCCCGAAACGTTCATTATGTTTATCTTAAATTGAGGGAACAAAATGGCTTTCGTCATCAAATAAACTGCTCCCAGAAAGGTCTTACCCGCGTTACGAGAACATACCCAAGCAGCTTTTTCTGCTGTCCACGTCCCCATAATAATCCACTTTTGATAATCGAGTAACTGTATTCCAAGAACCTTCTCAATGAATCTAGTGGGGTGCTTGCGGCCCCATTGGATCAAACGGTTGTATCGTTGAAAATTTTCTTGCTTACGAATATTTACTTCGTTATCAATAAGATTGCCATAAACAGAAATCATTGTTTACCATCCTTAAATTCAGGGGCAAGCAATTCTTCGATTTCTTCAGTCGGAATTCCCTTTCGTTTGTATTCTTTTATAAGCTCGACAATTAACTCTTGTTTGCGTAAATATTCTTTGCACAATCTCAAAGCTTCTTCTGCTTGTTTACGCGCAGCGATCTCTTTACGAACCACCACAGCCTGTTCTTCGACCATTTGAGCATAGTCAGAGTCTGACAATCTCAATTGTGACATAATAGATTTTGCGCTGATGTCAGAACATTGCTGCATGCTCTCGCTAGTTTCTATATCGTAAAGATTTGTTTTACCATCATCATAGTTGCTCTCTTCCATATCACGCATAATGCCCGATAACGTGCCTGCGCCCCTGCTCTTTGAATTAGCATACTTTGCAGACAAACCGTGGTCTTTACACAACATTGATATGTTTTTGTTAACGTCTGACTTCATTTTGCGCAACGTCTCTAAATCTTTTGCGTTTTTCACAATGTCGTCAGGCGTCAAAGAAAGTTTTGCAATCGCGACATCAAGACGGTCGATTTCTTCATAGTTAGTAACTATTTCAATAGCCGCACGCTGACGCACCAAATCGTTGTTTAAAGTTGGATCAATCATTTGACTTAATGAACGATACAACATCGGTCTTTGAGAAATTGGTTTGGTCTCAAATGGATCATAACTGAACGCTTTCTTTATATCAGCTCGATTCTGTTTATCGTCTTCCGTAAGCTCATCTTCGCCCTCTTTGAAGTTTGACATCTTGACAAAATATGGACGACTCAACTGCTTATAAAAAGTTTTTCCTTTGTACTCCTCGTTATTAAAAATAACTTCCAAGTATCTATCTGGCATTATATCGTCCAATGCAAGCTCCGCTGTTATGCTTTGAGCGAGCAAATCATCATAATACCAATCGTTAGTAGCACAGAGTTGGAAAAGAGCCTCAAGATGGTCTCCTTCACACTCTGTTAATATCATTTTATATAATGCACGCGTACAATCTTTACATAGAAAAGATTTGCGCCCGCTTTCTTTCGTCATTCGGAGTGAGGACATCAAACCATTACTATCCCAGAACTCTTCGGGTTCCAAACTGGTCTTACATCCTACACAGTAAAGCTTTTGGGCTAATGAACCAAAAGCCGATAAAGATTTCCTTTCGTTGGCCATAAGCCCTCCTTTTAATTCCGTGAAAAACTATTCAAAAAAGGCCTCCGTTATTTCACACGGAAGCCTTTTTACAAAATAATTCCTTTTAATCTAAGTTTATTACAAAACTCAAATCATTGCCATCATCAAACACCAATAAAGTTTGAGACGGATGTCCGAACAAGTTTTTAGACAAAGCATACTCGTCGGTTCCCTTCAGGGATGAGTTTACAATCACTTTAGCAGCATTAAATTCTTTGATGCGACTTGAATGATAATGACCAATTATAATATAGTCAACATAGGATTTGGTCGCTCCTACAAAACTTTGAAACGCTGTGTTTACATTTTGGCGATGTCCATGAGAGAAACCTACTTGCTTGCCACAATCCAAACAGAACAAACCAAAATTGTCACTAAGATTATCGAAGCAAAGTTCAACATTTGTTACACCCGCCAATTGGAGTTTCATTTCAAGAATCCAATCAATTAAATACACAAAACTGTCGCCGTCAAGATTTTCTTTGTAATTTTGAATCACTCTTGAATGATTATCTGCAATACTGCGATAACACACTTGTTCAACTTCAGAAGCTATATCAACTACAAATTGAGACAGTAACTCGGAAGCTTGCTTGATTTGACCAATAGTGTCCATCTCGTTTGTGACTCTTGCCGTTGTATGAATTTCTCCTTCGATCAGATCGCCAAGGTTAAGAATGTGAAGTTTGCGAACCCCAAATTGTTTGCAATACTTCAAAGTATAATCGCGCAATTTAGCAATTCTTTCTTTCGCAATCTCAAGATTAAACTGATTATAAAAAGAATCAACCACACATCCAATATGCCAATCGCTTATTACACAAATTGCTTCAGCTGTACCTTTGATTTTTTCAACAGGACGCAATGATAAGGGCTTTTGGGTAATAAGAATCCTTTTTATTTCTTGCGCCAAGTTTTCCCAACGAGCATCCATACGAATGTCATTGCGATACTCTCTGTGAACATCTCTTGTCTTAACTTGTTGCTTGTACAAATCTCGCATTTGCTCTTCGAGCTCGTCCGTAATTTCTTCTTGAGAAAGTTCATCAACCGTCTTGTTCGACAACATCTTCACATTTTTAGGAAGTTCGCCAACACGCGCCAATCTTTGTTTCACCCAACAACGATAGTTTTCACCAGTCGTGAACGGCATACCAAGTTGCTCGTTCAGTTTGCTCCAGTTTTTCATTCCAAGCGGAAGCTCTTTGTGAGCAACTCCAATCTCAAACAAATCGTCTTCGGAAAGATGTTCCTCATCGTATTTATTTAAGAGTTCTAAAAATTCTGTTTGTGTCATTCGACATCTCCTTTTAATTCCATTGTGATTTAAGCATATCACACGACGCGTATTTTGTCAACCTATTACGACAAAACTATCTAATTTTGACCAATGGATCGTAGTCCAACAATAATCCTCGGTCTTTGGCCTCTTCTATTATTTTCATAAACCCTAAAAGATAAAATTCCATTTTTTCCTTTTCTTCTGGACTTTTGTCTTTTTTATTCACGAATGTTTCAAATTTTTCCAAACTAAAGCCACTTGAATTTATAGTCAAATTACGTTGCAACGCCTTTAGACAATCTCGATATCCTCTGGTCGAAGTGGGCTTTGCAAACAAATCTCCCCACATTCTTTCTTCTTCTATGGAAGAGCCACAACCACTATAAATTATATGACCATGTTCTGTTGGTAAATTATTCTGAAAATTTTCTAAACTATCCCGAGTGGTTCCATAATAGTACAGCCTCTTATCTAAATCGTAGGCTTCCCACACGTATTTGTCTCGAGCGACTTTATTAAAGGTTCGAATCGATAAGTTGTATAAATTTTCATCCCAATGCTCAATGATCATTTTTCGCTCAAACAATCGGGCTTCCGTTTCTTCTTCAAATTTTTTAAGAACAACATATTTAAAATCGTAACGATGAATATCACGATCTAGTGCATAATTATGAAAATATCCATGAGTATTAGCCCATCTTTCCGATAAGGTTCTATTTGTGGAGCCAAAATAACGACGTCCCGTTTCTTCATTTCTTAGTTCGTAAACTGTGTACATATGTTTCAAATAAAAAGATAATTTTATTTCTCCCTTACCATTATATAGTCGCCATTTTTAAGTGACCATAACCATACAGAATTACGATTCTGTATGGTTATCTTTGTTTAAGTAGTAGTTTTTATGAGTGTTTATCTTGCGATATTCTCTATAACACCTCTCACACATGTTTGTTCGAGCCCGTGGTTTTTTGAGGTACGGCTGTCCACATTTTGAACAAACAACTTTCTCATCATCGAAAATCTTCAAGATTCTTCGAACACTTCCGTCGTTGTCAAAAAACCTTATCGTAATTTCACATCTTGTTTTTTCTTTTTCGTCCTCTTCCATCGCGATAACCGAACAATCATATAGGGCATATTGTTTGTTCCATCTCATCATTTTTGCAGCCCGCTCTTCGGAAAGATTGGGGCGCCCCTGTTTTTTAAGAAAAGTAAGGATACTGTATGAACAAAAACAATGCCCTTGATACCCATAAGTCCGACAAAACTCCACCAAGGAACGAAGAAAATTCTTATACTCTTTGTCCACTTGCAAAGAATTGATAAATTCATATTCTTTTTGCGTTAAACCATAGACATAAGCCTTGTTCGGGCCTTGCTGTAAAGCCACATTCCAAAATTTGTCAAAATATTCTTTGCGTTCTGTGTCATCTAGACTTGCAACAACCTGAGGAGACTCTAATAAAACCCAAATTTTATATGCTTCATTATATTCAACCCCTTGTTCTTGCCAGTATCTACACAAGTGAGTCTGTTCGGCATTAACACTGCGTTTTGTGTTGTAGTGCCCCTGAGCTAACACCTCTTCTGAGTTTTTATTCCAATCAAGAATAATCATCTTTCTTCTCCAAAAGTTCGCAACAAATCCGACAATGAACAGGTAAATACATCACAACTATCTTCGTCGAACCAGTTTAGTTTGAAACAAAGTATGGGGTTTTTACTGCCCACCACTCTAAAATCCAATCCTTGTTTTGAGGCTCTTTGTGTTATTTCAAGAAATCTCTTATGATTCTTGAAGCCGCCGAGTTCCATGACCATTCGTTCATCATACTTTATCCAGCCTGTAGGATGCCAATTCTCTCTGGCGCAGTAAAGAAGAATCGTAAACAAAAGCCGTACTTCAACATCTTGAATTTGACTAACAAAATCATACTCTCGTTGAGTAATGTTGATTAGTTTTTCATCCTCCGAAAGATTATTTGGCAATCCCGAACTAAGCAACAAGTCCAAGGTTCTTTCAAACAATTTATCGTTCAATTCAAACTCTCTTTCGCTTTCAAGTAAAAGTTCTTTAATAGAGCCGTCGGTCATCCCTTCGGCTCTAAGAGAGCTAATTATTTTACCCACTTCTTTGGGGCTTTTAATTTTGACTTTATCACTCATTTCCTACCTCAAACGGATTATCTGTTACGTCAAAGATGGAGGGCATATCATCTCCAAGAAGGTCATCCCACGAGAAATCGTCAAACACTTCTTCCTCTTGAATAATTTTAGCCTCTTCCTCGGTGATAGGAGCGAGAATATATCTGTCACCGAGATATTCGAAGCCTGCTTCGTTTTTCACAGGAACCTCAACTCTTCCACGAGGAATCAAATCCACTATTGAATCTCCCAAAATATCCCAAGCAAAGTCCCAGTTAAATTGCCTATACTCTTTTGACAATTGTGAGCAATAGAACAGAAGCTCTTTGCTGCTGATATTCAGACTGCCTATCGCTTCTCGAATTTCCTCTCGTACCAAGTCAACCGCCGCAAATCGGATCTCGTCATATTCATCACGGTTGGGCAGGTCAGCATTTTCAAGAATACTCTCTAAAACCTTAACTTGCTTGCGAGCGGAAAACTTGCGATACAATTCTTTCACTTGTTTGTATCTATCACTATCAACTTCAAATTCGTCCTCGAACGTTGGTAACATGCTCACAGCACCTTTACTGAAATTGATGTCAAAGTCTACATTTTCAAACTCTTTGCACAAGAGATTCATTATACAAGGAGCTGTTATCAAAGGAGAGTATTTCTGATAACGACGCACCAAGTTCATTTCTTCCTCGGTTTTGTTTGGCTTCACTAACAGTTTCTTAAACTTCATACCAAACATTTCTTTCGAAGCCATGTTGTAACTATCTTCGTACTGTTTGAGCTGCTGATTCAGTTCGGGATAAAGATATCTGAAGAAGTAAGGTTTCTTCGCGATGACCATTGAGTTTCTCTTATACTTGTCAGCCTTAACTGCGTCAGTATCGTCATCATTGATGCGCACCGTCTTCTTCCACTCTTTTGGAAGCTCAGGGGCGGCGGTACCCTTTATTCTATCAATCTCTTGTCCGACAATTTCTCTCAACAGTTTAATACGAAGCGTCAGCTCGTCTCTTTGTTCTTTTTGAGAATCTTTTTGGAAGATACCCTTCATCGCGTGCATTATCGTTGCGCAGTTAGAGAATCCTCCGACGCCCGTACCCAAACCACGAAGGTCTGTTGCGATTGAGTTCTTCAAACAAATCTTTTGCACAGGCACGGCACCCTTTTCATATGTAATGACATTGTGCCACTTTTGTGCGCCCTTTATAAAGATTTCATTGTCCGTGGACATTACTACGTCTCCGTCAACCTTTACACCCTCGGTTTCCCGATATTTATTAGGGGAGTAGATTATCTCATCAGCTCATTTTCTGTTACCGTAGTGAGCTGCTCAGCGCTTTGAACATTGGAATTGCACCAACGCCCTACTCTACTTGCTTACTCTCAAATGTATTTCTCACTTGATACGCGTTCGATAATCGTTACACTTTCCTCGAGGAGGCTTAGCACGGTGTTCCCTATGCGGGTTCACCGTTAGCGGGATTTCATCCCACACCCTGGATTTCCAGGTTCACTGAGTTGTCATTCGATTGTCACCAACCGACGGACCCTGTATACGTTAAGTCACTATCGGAGTGTCGTAATGTTGAAGTATCATATATACTGTAAATGATTCCACTTTCAATATATTGATACCAATAATCCATATCTGCGGACGATACTACTTTACAAGGGTTGTGTTCGTGCGAGTCAATCATCGGGCTACGGCACAGGTCAACACAACCCACGCCTCGGTGTCTCCAGAAGTTTGAATAAACTTCATCAGGACCAATCAACCCAGTCGGCTCCAAACCCAACGCCGATTGACATTGCGCCACGGGGTCAGAAATCATAAAGCTATAATTTCCTCGCACCCAAATCTTACCAATCTTCGCCTTATTTATCGTCTCGGCAATATTGCGATACACTTTCTTCTGCACATGCGCATCGTCCAGCATCATCGGATTCTTTATGATAGCCTTCAGCGCCGTGCTTTGAGCTCCGTTGTAAAGTTCTTTGAAGCTGACCTGTTCGCCCTTGCATCCTAACATATACAACATCGTATACAAAGGATCGCCTGTACAAATCTTCTTAATCCAATCAACCGTTGGCTGAATTAGTTTAAGTATATCAGTTTTGTCAATGTTCAACACCTGCAAATATTGATAGTTTGCAAGCACATATTCGTCATCGTACTTTTTATTGTATCTCGCGACACCCCATTGAATTCCAGCGGCGTCAGCGTATTTCTGATACTCGTACCAAGATACATAATATTTGTGCATCTTGAATTGTGACTCGCTGAGGATGACATCGATATCCTCCAAGCGATGGGCAATTCCCCATTTATCACGAATCGAATCGATACCGTGTTCCGCCGCAAACTCTTTAAAGTCAAACGGCACCAAGCAACCTTTTACAAAAACACTTCGAACCACGAATGATGATGGCACATAAGAGAGGTTCATATCCTCCGCCCACAAGGCTGCAAACTGCGGATCAATAAGCCCTTGTCCATCAGCACAGTTTAAATCAATATCCATCGTGCGTTCTTCAATGTGTTTCTTCCCAGTCACAGGATCAGGACATATCCAGTCGACCTTTTGGTCCTTGACGACATTATGGAAGTCTTTAACAACACACACTCTTGGATTTCGCACCCACATAACACTCGAAAATGCCAGTGCAAAATATGCGTGATATTTCGCCAAGTTCATTTCTGTTATTTTGGTGTCCAAACCGCACATCAAGTTCTTATACAAAGTGTCATACAGTTTGTCATTGATAAAAGTAATGGTGTTGCGGCGCATTTGTCCAGAACCGCAACAAAATCTTACATAGTGGATTCCGTTTACAGTGAAACCATTTTTCGCAAGCTCTTTATACTCTTTCTTCTTGACAACCTCTACGTTGACAATATCTTTCACAAATAGAGAGTCCACCAAGAATCGATTGAGAATATTCGCTTCCTTGTTTTTTCCTTCTCTCTTTGCTGCCCTTATCGCACGGCGGAACTGTTGGACATCGTTAAAAATTTCGCGGTGGGTGCGTTTATCATCGTAAAACTTGCGAATTTGTTGAAACACAAGGTTATCTCCGATTGATACCAATGCCCCATCCTTTGCCGCTTGCGACTTCGAGTAATTTTCGACGTTCAAATTTCGCGCCACAATAAAGTCAGATTTTAATTTTAATACTTGATATTGATTTTGCAAAGTCGCCATCAGGCAATACTCCCTTTCTCTTTGTTCACTATATTCATAACTTCTACAACCGCAGAATACATGTCATCATTCAAGACCACATAATCCCAATGTTGTAACTGCTCAAATTTTTCGAACTGTTCGTTTTCTGCCAAGATTCGTTGTTTCGATACTTCCTTATCGTCACCGCGCCCAGTCAGCATAAACATTTGCATACCTTCGGGTACCGTAATGTAAATAGTTACAATACGCATCGGATGGGTGGTTAAATCCCAACGGCTTAAAAAATCATAAAAACCCTTGGGATCGATAATGTAGAAATCAGCATCGATAACTTGTTGAATCGTAGCGAAATATTCGACATCTCCGATTTTAGTGTATGCCGCGATGTCTTTCTTATACTTCTCAACCTCGTTGGGTTTAATGAATACATGAGTTATATCATTCGCCCCGCGCTGTGGTCTTGTCGTAAAAGATTTGACTTTCGACATCCCTGTGAGTTTACATACCTGGTCAACAATCGAATCTTTCCCTGTCCCAGTTCGTCCCAGGACACAAAATAAAGTTTTCATTGTTAAACCTCAATGAAAGTAAACCATTTCGGGATGCTCAGCATAGAAGCTAACAATTTGTTCAACTTCTTCCAGAGTATTCACTACATAGAAGTTATCTTCATTCCCGACGATTCTGTTCTTCTTGTGGTCAACATCGAACTTCACTAAGATTTTCAAATCTGCAGGCATACGCACGCACATTTCATAGTTGGTACCAATGTAAACCACGGGCTCGTCGCATTCGGCCAGCAAATCTTCGGGTATTTTGTATTTTGTGCTATAAGCCATGTCCAACGTCGTACTAATCACGCGATGCTTGCACAAGGTCTCTTCAAGTTTGAGACCACCATCTCTATATTCAACAATACCTTCAGTACGTGCAGTCACTATAGCCGCGCTAATGGTATCTTCATAATTCTCTTTGATATCACTCTTAAATCTGTCACCATAAAACTCCAGCTCAGTATAGTTTCTTCCAAGAGCCTTGTTGAGGTTTTCAGTAACTGCTTTCGCGACATTATAACAAACGTTATCAGTCTCGACAATGAAAATGGGTTTGTTCATAATTTTGTAATTCCTTGTAGTATTTTGCTGAGAGCCGTGCTCTCTTTTGATTACATTTGGATTATACCATGTATAATATGGAATGTCAACCTATTGTGACATTTGTAGACTATTTTGTTGACAATTCTATATTGTTTTATTTACGAAACTTCTTCTTTGTAAAAATTTTTTCATTTTTGCGTCACAGAAGGTTGACAAAAGCTTTTGCGATCATTATAATATTGGGTGGGCGGAGGGAGTATGCAATAATAGAATACTTTCTATTATTTATTTATATATATTTATTTATATATATTTATTTATATATTTATATTATCTTTTATTTTATATTTGATTATCCATATTAAAATATATAACAGATAAAATAATACTTTTATTTATATAACATATATTTTATATTATAACATATTAATTGTTATATATTCATTATAAATGTTATATATTATATTTTTATATTATATAATAAAGAATAATTTAGATCTCATTCTCCCGCCACCCACCCCTATTATACACAAGAAGCTTGACTTTGTCAACCTTCTGTGATCTATAAATTAACAAAAGAAGAAATACATCAAAAAGTCACAATAGGTTGACGTATCGATTTCTGTATGATATAATACTCACAGATAATAGACAAGGAGTATCCATATATGATACTGGTTCAACCTCAACAAGCTATACTCGATGAAAATCTTCAAGAGTTTCTTGAAGATTCTTTTGTCGTGATAACGGGAATAATGATATCTCGTGGAGATGTCAAGCTTTCCAATTCAGAAATGAAGACATCCACCTTTGGAATCATCGGTATTGGTAGTTCCCTTGTTCTTTTGGGAACATATATAAACCTTAAACAATCCCAAAAAGTTGTCAATTCTCTAATGGAAATGCTTGAAGAAAACGAAACGGTAAAAGAGAGTGATATTGGATTACAAACTCCTGTCTTTTATATGCCCGAAGACGAACACATCAACAAAGAATATAAAATTATAGATGATGATTATTCTATAAAAATTACAATAGACTGAGGAGGACGCTATGGAAGAAGCCACAATTCGTTTTCATTTTATTGGCGGCGGACATATAGACGCACCCGATAATGGACTTTTTGAAAAGTTGATGACCACAGAAGAATCAATAAATGCAATTACTATTGAAAATCTGAAAGAAGAAGGACGTTATACAATAATCAATTGGAATAACGTAAGATATGCTGAAAGAATAGAGGAGAAATAAACTATGTATAAACTAGCAAAACCAATCAGATGTCCAAATTGCGGTGAAATTGTACAAGTAGACACAAGTATGATTCTCACAAGCTATCCACCTCAATATAAATGGGAATGCCCAAAGTGTGGCAGAACTGGGACTGTTGGTTCAAAGGATGATATCATCACTTTTGAAAATCAAATCGGACGCGCAACTTCGGGATATATTCGAAAAGTTGACGAAGCTGACCCTGGTGTTGGTATTACAACTACGAACGCAGATGACCTCACAACAATCAATGCAACCACTGCAATTTATTCAACAAACACAAGATGTATAATTTGCGGAGAAGAGTTTAGGTTCGATGGCGAGCATCGCATTTGCCCAGAGTGCAGAGAGGCTATTATAAAACTTCGTGGAACAGCAGAAAGTACAGCTAACACTATGCCCGCAGACAACAAGAGTACAGCTAACGCTATACCTGTAAATAAGAGTACAGAAACCGCCCACAAAACAACGGAGTGCAATATTCCTGCACCGCAATTTATTCAACAAGGTTGGCAATGCCCGAAGTGTGGAGCTGTACTTGCCCCACACCAATCCTTCTGTCCGTTTTGTAGCAAAAAAGAAAGCGATTGGATAACGACGGTGGGAACAGGAACTCAACCCTTTTATGGCGAATGGACAAACAGAGGCAATTTGACACCGCCAACAGGGCAATATACAAATCCGAATCCAAGCATAACGATTTCATCGGGCGATATACTCAAGGTAGCGGATAGTTGCACTCACACATCTGCATCACCTTGTAATAACATAAAGGCAACGCTATGACAGCAAACGCGAAATTTACAAAATGCTCTTTTCAAGGGCGCAAAATGTATTACGTTGACGGCGACGAAGTCCGAACAGGAACGGTTGTCGCCGCCTTCCAAGCTCTCGATGTGGATTATTACATACTTGCATCAGAGCTTTCGGAAGGAGCAACGATTACGTTTCAAAGAGTCGGCGACTGCTCTCTGTCACCTCAGGGAGCCCGCCAGGCACAATCTGTATTAGGAGAAGAATTCTATGTCATTGAATAAGGCTGAAAAGCTAAACATTAAAAAACAATATTCGTGCCCGCCCAATTGCGACAAATCCGACAAGGAAGTCTGCAAAGCTTGCAAAGGATATTCGAAGGCGGTTAAAAAGAGCTACTATCGTATGATGCGTCATTATCGCAAGGCGCTCATAAAAAAGGCACGTAAATTCCAGCCGTATGACTACGGATTCTTTATGGAAGGTCTTTGCACTATGCTGTCTTGGATGGAAGCTTATTACGATCTCGGTTACAACGTGTTCCAAGCAGAGGACTCTCGTATTGAAATTCAACGTTCTCTCGAAGAGGTCTGCGATTTACTCGATGCGGCGGCGGAAGACGATGATGACTTCTCCGATGGCTGTGTTGAAACACTGGAGTCGTGGATTGAAAAGCTCAACAATAGCGACAATCAGCGCGCTAACGAAGATGCCGCAGAATATCGCGCACGAATTGAGGCCCAAGAAAAGAAACGCACCGAGCTTTACAAGAAAGCATTCGCGAAAATCGCCGAAGATTTCCGCACTTGGTGGGATTAATTTTGGAGGAATTGAAGCAGTGAAGCAGTATAATTATTTGATCTCATTAGACGAGCAAAATAATAAGGAGTAATCACCATGTGTATGTTAAGAAAACGTCTTCCTTACAATCAGAAGACAAAAGACAAACTCGCAAAACTTCCTAAAATATATCTTATTGCGTGTTGGGCGCATTACGGCGTCCTCGAGTTTCCATTCTCGGGGAAGTATAAAAAAGTAAAAGACGCGGATGGTCCGTTGATTAGATATATCCCGTTGGTTTGGGACTTCGACGACCACAACGGAGTTTACCCCGAATACGTCCTCAGACCAATAACTTGGACGACTACGGCTGCCATCAGAGGATGGGTCAGTAATGAACAGCAGGCAAAGGATACCGCCGAGTTCTGCGAAAAGCGTAGAGTTCAAGCTCAAAAAGAAAAATTTGATAACGCAACACAAGGAGAGAATCATGCTAAGTAGAGATGAGCAGGCCTTAGATATGGCAAGAGTGATTTGCCCCGAAGCGGGTACCAGAAAATGTGTCGACGGTAAATGTTCTAGGCTTTTGCATTGTCCAGCCAGGATCTCAATTTTTGAAGCGTTGATTGATGCAGGGTATGGCGATGTTGCTGAGTATAAAGCAGAAATCGAACGATTGAATGAAGAGCTTAAAAAACCTCAAGAGCAATTCGTGCAGGATGAAAAAGACCACGAAGAAGAGATAGAAGATCGAATCTTAGATGAAAAGATCAAGTTGCTAAATTATGTTAAAAAGCAAGCAATATGGGCACATATGCCCGATGTGTTGTCACTTGATGACGTTATGGAATATGGGATGTTTGTCGGCGCTATCGACGAATTAATTAAAGGCTTAGAGTTTAAACGAGATTTCAAAGTGTGCAAAGATTTCCCTAAAGAAAAAGTCGTCACAGAAGTGGAAGAATCCGATACCGACCAGGCAGGTTCAGATAAATAATCCCGTCAGCAGAGAACGATGGGAAATACAAACAAGGACGAAGATAAGGAACGTCCGAAGGAGTACAATATGAAGTATTACAGCGAGATGACCGACAAGGTCTACGAAACACAAGAGGAATGCGAAAAGGCCGAGGAGGCTTTGGTCGCAAAGAAAAAGGCTGAAGAAGAGAAACAGCTGGCTCTTAAGAACGAACGCGAGGCACGCAGCAAAGAAGTTGTAGAGGCTTTTAAGAAGGCGAGAGAGGCCGAAGCCGAAGCGCAAAAGTTGCTGAAAGAGTTCGTCAAGGATTATGGTTCTTTCCATATAAGTTATAATGGGAAGAGTTCGATGCCGTCGATGTTCGATGTCTTGAATGACTTTTTCTGGTTTTGATTAAGAAGAGGAGTGCCTGGCTCCTCTTTTTTTTTATGCTGGGATGGGGAGAAGTGAGGGTTGGCGTTGAGGGGCTGAAAAATGGGTTTATGAATATTTTTGTCCTGAATTGGCTTTTTAGAAAGAATTTATTTTCTAAAAAGTGTAAATTCGACATTTACTGCGTTTTATAATAAAGCGACTGTCGCTGTTATTATTTAGCAAAGTAAATGTCGAATTTTGCTTTCTTGGAAAAGCAAGCTTGCTTGCAATTCTAAAAAGCTATTCGTTCTCTTCTGGCAAAAGCCAAAAGAGAAAAGGGAGGTTCGGAAACCTCCGCCGTTCGCAAAAAACGGCAAATGGTTCCTTTTGCCCCTTTCGATTGGTCTCGAGAGGGTGGTAGAAATTCCGATTCTACTAACCAAGCAAAGGAACTTTTCCACCTGTTTCCTTTTGGGGGAAACAGACACCGACCACTGGTGTTGATAAGTGGCAAGCCAGATGAAGGCGCCTTAACAAGGTAAGTAGTCTAACCAACGAAAAATTCATCAGTCCAAGCGAAAAGCTCAGGCTTGATTAGTGCGAGCTAATCAAGTGCATCTTTTCGGCTTGAGGTTTCAGGAGCATCAGGTACTGAAACTACGCATAAATAAACTTTAAATTTCAAGAGGGTTAGACCCTTGGGGATAATAGAATCGCTCGGTGCAATCCCGTCGAGGTGTAGAGAAAACTGCGCGTATCTCATGAGAAGGTATAACAAAATCACGCCAAGCCTGAATGGCGTTGCTTACTGTAAGGACAGTGGTTGAGGCTAAAAGAGCAAAGCCATAAGACGCTGCAGTAAGCAAAAGCTTTTATTTATTCAAATCCCTGAAGTTCAGAGGTTTGAATAAATAAAACAAAAAGGAGATAAAAATATGAAATATTATATTATTTCAGGTATCAATCAAAGATTTCTAATGCAAGCGACAACGCTTGCAGAAGCAGAACAAGAGGCGAAATCCTTCGCCAACGCATACGGGCTCTACGATTTAGAGTTCGTAGATGAAGATGGAAACAAATATTCCATCTAAGGAGGTAATATGTACAATAAAAAATACATAATCGTAATTAAACATTACGATTGTTTTATTGGCAACGATTATAAAGAAATTGTTGCCAACAGCATTAAAGAAGTTGCAGAAATTAAAAAATCTGCAACTTTTTATATCGATTATGACCACTATCAAAAGATAGAGGTCATACAACCTCAATGGGTCTTTGAAAGACCCACGCATCAAAGCGGGGTTCTCCCCGCAAAGGACGGCCTTCCTTGGTCGTCTGAAAATATCTCTAACGAACATAGCGTCGTTAGAGATATCAAAAAAGACACATTCGTCGATAAAGACGAATATGTCTTTGACAATGACGATGTGGTTTTCTAATCACATCGTCAGATGGTCGTCACGGTAAGAGTCCGTGGCCTGATGAAGGCATGAGCCGAAACCATCAGCATTGCCGTTCATAGTGCGGCGACCCGTAAAACAAAAATAAACAATGGCGAATCGGGTTCCCTAGCCAGGAAAGGAGAAACGTTATGGAAAATTATGATAAAGCTGTTTTAACAGCAATGATCAACGAAGCTCGCAAGCTTAACTGCTCTCACGAAGAACAAAAACTTATCGCAACAGCAATAAGCTTATATGCCCAGGGCAAACGAGACTTATGTCTCGTATTATTGGTCAATAAAGGGTTTCACACCCTGTGTCAAGCCCTAATCGACACGGCGGCAGAATACGCCGTTAAAAAGGAGGTAATAAAATGAAATACGCCCCAGAACAAATTGCAATAATCGTAAGCTTTGTCAATGATTTTGCAACTTGGGTAAATACTCAAATCGACAAAGAAATGTCCAATGCCGCCGAAATCGCTTTCGCGGTTACGCCCGAATACAGGGCAAAAGTCGAAGGTAAAACAGCGGCATACAGCCAATGTGTTCACCATTTGGCGGATGTCGCCAAACAACTTGTCACCGACAACTTCGGCGACGCACTGAAATAACACCGCAAGGCCCGCCTCTTCGGAGGTGATCGGTGCAAGTCCGATGCGTAGAAATACGCGGCGCTCATGGTGTACATAATGGCATCATCTTCGTAAAATAAAAATCTTGCTAACCGAAGACTAATGGCATAGAAAGGAGAATCATTATGAAAAACTTTATCATAGCAACCGTAAGAGCTACTTTCTACAACGTCGAAAGACAAATCCCCATCGCGCCGACGAATCCCGTCAACGAATGGGACGATGCTGTAGAAGTACAAACCATCGTCGAAAATGTCGTAGAGGAATTCCATTCTCTGCCGCGTTATAATACGATGGCAGCAATAGCAGAAGCAAGATATCTTGCCGAACATCGTGCACAATCGTTTAAAAAGAATGTGTTCGATATCGTAGCATATGATATCGAAGAATTGCCCACGAAAGTAGTGGCAATGTACGAACCAGCGGACATCAAAGCTCTTGAAGCAAGAGTTTACGCAGACAAATTCGCGCTCTTGCAAGACCTAACTTACGGTCAAGAAATTAAACTTATTACCGAACGACACTGGACGTTCGACCCCGTAACAGGAGAACCTGCCAGATTCTCTATCATAGTTGCCAAAGAGGGTGATATAAACCCTGACTTTTTACAGGAAGAAGGTACAGGGAAATGGTACTTTATTGATCAAGAGACTTGCCTATTTACAGGCAGTGACAAATGCAAGAAGCACACACAAGACCACAGAGCAATATGGCTCAACAAGAATATTTAAGGAGGCTACTATGGCTAACTTTTTTAAAGAATACACGATCAAAGTCAAAGCCAAACAGGCTCTTGACAGCAAATTTAATCCCACCGAGCTTCTAAACTCGGTGGTAAACAACAAAGGCGTCATCGACAGAACCTTCCCGACGACGCAAGCAAAGGTTGAAAAACCAAACTACAAATCAATGAAAAAGGAGAATCGTTATGAGCAATTTTGAATCATGGCTGGTCACCTTAGACCGTGTAGCAAAAGAACAAGAAATATCCAGATACGACCAACTTCTACTAGATGCAGCAGAAGTCCAATTGATATTGGGTAATTTGGGGGCAGCTTCTGAGCTTGTCTTCAAAATGAACAACTATCAGGTCGTGAAAACATTCCAAAATCTAAAACAAGTGGAGGCATACTAATATGAAACCAAATTATAAAGTAATTTATAACGCAGCAAACGGCGAGAAGGTGGAAAGCCTTTTCCACCATCTCGACCTCGCAAAAGAGTTCGCCATTCTGATGGGTGGTATCGTTCTAAACAATAAGGAGGTCTAGTATGACCAATTATGAACAGGGAACAATCGACGAATTGTTCGAACAACAACAAGACCCTTGCGAGGGTTGTACAAACAAAACGTGCGAGTGGGGGATTTGTTCCCACGTAAACGAATAAAGGAGGCAAAACAAATGTTAATTCATAGATTAACAAAAATTATAAAGCAAGATACTGATGACAACATCAGCTTCGTTGAATGTGATCATCCCTTCAGTGGGGTGGCTCGTTCACAAGTCATTTTGACTTTCAAAGAGCAAAAAACCAGAGTTTCGGTCGTTCAGATTTCTGACGCGTCGAAGATGTACATTTGCATCATAAGTCGCAAAGGTAAGAAAACTGAGGGCGACTTCGGCGGCCATTATGAATGGCAAGAGGTTTGGTTCAAGCCAACGCTCGAAGATAAATATCTACCACAAGTTTACAAATTTATAAAACTTATGGTAGATAACGCCAACAAGTTTTATAGTAAGGCAATGGCTATAAGCTACAAAGAGGCCATCGCAAAATTAACAAATAAATAAAAAAAATCAAGGAGGACACAAACATGTCTAAACAAACAAAAAACGTATCAACCAGCGCAAACAACACCATCAACAACACCAAAACCAACAAAAAAGGAGAAACCACTATGAAACAAACCACCAAACTCACGAGCAACCAAAGACAAGACAACGTCATCGACGTCATCAACGAAATGAACAAGAGAAACAATCTCAACCTCGGTATCGCCGAAATCGAATTTCCCGATGGTAGCATCGAGAAGTACTACTACAACGGCGAAGAAGACCGCCAAGCAGCGGTTGATTTCGCACAAATCTGTTTGGATGCGTGCAACAGCGATACTCCAAAAGCAAAACAATTGATGCGTATTTGCTTTATGCTTATGAGCAAAGGCATCAACCCAACCGAAATCGTCGAACTCAACGACGGCAAAGAATATTACATTGACCACAAGCAGCGTATTTTGGTCGATGGAAGCGGTAACATTGTTGTCGCTCTTACCGACGAAGAGAAGAAACAAGTTGGTAACAGCAAAGGCGCAATCTCACTCATTTTGAAAGAGCGAGCAAACAGACTCTTCGAAGACGATTGTGACGACTACGATGACGATGAAGACGAAGAAGAAGAATACGCCGTCTATCACGACATTGTTGTTGAATTAGGCAAATTGGACAAAAATGTCGACAATATGTTGAGAAAATTAAACGGTATAGTGGAACGTTTTTAAAACAACAAACAAGAAGGGGGCTAGGCAACTGGCCCCCTTTACCGTTCAGGTTCGGCGTTGTAAACGAACCTGGTTTAGCTTATAAGGCCGAACCCGAATGGGTCAAAAAATAAAAAATAATTAAAAGCCCGAAGGGGCGAAGGAGAAAAATATGAAACTTAACAAAGTTGTAAAAGAATATCTTGAAAGAGAAATCATAAAAGAAACCACAAGCGGTTATGATTACCGCATGATCGATGGCAAACGCCAAAAAATCAATCGTGAGGAAATTCCCGAAGATTGCATAGTGATATGCAACTCATCAGCCGCCTATCGCGGCCGCATTGTGTGGAATATCTGGTTCAAAGATCCAGCTAATAAATACTTCGATATTTACACTGTCAGAGCAATAGCCAATCTTAATGAAGATTGGCACCCTCATTTTAATTATTACAGCAGAATAAATAATTTAATTTATATTGGAACAAGACATTATGCTGACAAAACAGCTGTCGAAATCTTTTATAATACCGTAACAGAACAACTTGAAGGAGGTAAATTGACAGCCTATTGGAGTGAAGCAAAACATCCGATAGAGATGTGCGACAAAACACCTTCCTTAAGAAGTAAAGACTCTTTATCAATAAGGAACTTTTATGAGTACCAAACGACGGCGTCAGAAAAAAGGCCACTTATTCGGGCTTCAAAGGCCAATGATAATTGGTCGCAACATAATTTTTCATCAGAAATTCGTCAAATAATTTCTGACGTTTATGATCTAAGGAAATTTAAAGAAGCCTATCCAAACGGCATAGAGAAGCCACAAGACCTCATCGATTTTCTCAAATTCGATGACAAAGATTTGGAACGCCGAGCGAAAAATCGAGAGAACAATGCAAATTGTATTGCCGAATACGAAAAAGTAATGGAAAGCTTTGAGACAGCAAATACAGCAATAAAAATTAAAGACAAAATTTATTTTAATGACAATAATCGACATCTGTATGTCCAAAATCTAAAAACGGGTACTTTAGTTGATTATACAAGTTGGAATAATAACATAATGAAAGCGGCTGTTCCCAAAAACGGAGCAATATGTGCGTACTCTGTATTTGACCAAGTGCCGCGCGACATTTTATTCAAAGGCTGTTTCGATGAAAATGGTAAGCAAATCAGTTTTGCTGAATGCTTTGGTAAACAAAGCAATGTAACAATCTTCTTCGATTATTACGACGCACCAAAACGTGCCGATGTTATTCTAAATTTATTTACCATTCGTGGTAAGTACGGAAAAATTCTAGAATTAGCAATTAAGAGCAAAAACAAGTTCTTAATTCAAAAGATTATTGAGAGAAAAGTTCTTGAAAAAGAACAATACAACAAAAAGTCGTATTGGAATAGAGAGAATTTTCTTTGCTTTGACGGAACAAAAACCAATATTCCGCAAATGTTGAATACTAATAAGTATATAGTAAATCAAATCAAAGATTTGGACATCCATCAAGATGTGAGAGTAATTGACACTTATGTCAAATTAAGCACTTTATTTAACAATTTGTCAATAAAGGACTTTATGGAGATTAACTCAAACGAAGGCCGTTACTCATTGGCATTTGGCTTTGATGAACACGAAGAAGTCTTTAAACTTTTTGCAAAAGATGGCTTGCAAACGTTTAAAAAGAGACTAGCGGCGTATGGGGAAAACCTTCGTCGCTACAAAGATTATCTCAACATGCGACAACAACTGCAGACGTTGTCTGCAACAGATTCGACTGTTGTGTTCAACTCAAATGAATGGCCACTCTTCCCCGAAGCAGCCATCAAGCACGTCACGCTTTATCTGCCAAGGAACTATTATAATACTGCGTCAATTGATTCAATCATTTCGTCTTACACACGCTTCACTCTTTGTGGAGTTGAATTCTCTGTTTTGTCAAAGACGAAAGAGCAAGCAATTCTCGAGTTGCACTTGAACCCGATGAAACATCTAATCTATCTCGAAGCCGAATTAACAAAGGTATATAATATTTACCGAGATAAGGCCAAAAATGAAGCTTTTAAGCATTCGATTGAGCGCTTGAAAGCTTATGAGTTTAGCGATGGCCAACTGTCTATTGTTGCCCCGACGCAAGCGTCTGATTTGACAACAGAGGGTGCGGTGTTGCACCACTGTGTCGGTTCGTTTATTGATGCGGTTGCAAACAATAAAGAAAACGTTGTCTTTATTAGAAGAAACGATTTACTAAACGAGCCATACTATACGATGGCAATTTCGCCGTCTGGCAACATCGAACAAATCCATTGCGTGTACAACGGCGACCTGACGGCCGAAGGGCAAGAACGAGCCTATAAGGCAACACAACGTGAAGTCTATCGCGAAAAATTTGATTTAATCAAATTCTTGAAGCAATGGGTTGCGGCAATGAGGAAGAAAGGCCTTATGATCAACCCGAATACAATTCAACTCAGCTATGGTGCACTTGGTGCTCATAACTAATAACAATAATTGCCTTGGGACACTTTCCTGCACAGAAAGCCGAAAAAGGAAATTTTTATGGAAAACATCACATTCACAAAAGAACAGCAAGAGCAAATCAAAAGCAATGCTCTTGCAATTGAGCGTTACATCGTCGAAAGCATCGTCCCGCGTCTTGCGGGAGATGTTCGTCTTGAGTTCGGAGGAACTCATCATTGTCCAAGAACGGGGACACCAACTCCGATGTATGTTCTCGTCGTCAAAAAAGAACCCTACCACTTTTGCGCAGGGTGGAACAAAACCCAAGAAGCTCATGTTGGGCTCGTTTACGGGTTTGGGCCTGCGATGGTCTTAGAAGAGCGTCAGACAGATGCCTTGTATGCTCTTCTCCAAAATTGGTCCTCACTCAAAGTAAAATTGGAGAGGACAATCAGAGACCAAGACGCAGCAAATGCGTTTATAAATAATTTTGAAGTTTAAGGAGGTAACAACCATGAGAAAAATTCAAGCACGTATTCATTCCCTCGGCGGTCAATTCGCCGAAGTCACCATCATCAGCGAAAACGGATGTAACGACGTTATCGTCGATTACAAAGGTATTCGCTGCACAGCAATCTACAATCCGTTTGTAGGTTGCTATTATGTAGACGACGTCTACGGAATTGTCAAATAAAGGAGGTAGCAAACAATGAAATATTATTATGGCAACGACTATAATGAGGCAATAAGCAATCCACCAGTCGAGATTGGGTCTGCAAGCAAACTTCGCAGGTATGAAGAAAACTACAACGTAGTAATTCCAGTTACCGAAGCAGCCGATCTCGTTCTTGACGAGTGCGATTACGAGGAAACCGACGAGGGAATCTCCGTCGACAAGTTCATTTTTGATGATTATCAAAAAGGAACATATCTCGACATACTTTTTCTCGACGACAACGATGAAGACGATGTCCGCTCCTACAAAATGGTAGGGGAAGACGACGAAAAAATCTATTTCGAGTACATTGGTTAAAGGAGGCCAACATGAACAAATATGAAATTGCAAAACAAGTAGAAAAAGAAGATACCCTAAACGCCATTGATTGTTTGGGGTATGATACAAATTGTTTGTCAAACGACGAACTCGAAATCATCAACGACGAACTACAAAACGCGTTAGCGAACGATGATGTCTACAACGCAATTTACAATGACATATTGCAAGACATTCTCGCGGCACACAACATTGAACAACTTTAAAGGAGGGTCATATATATGACATTCAAAGAACAATTAAAAATTGCAAACGATAACAATCTAAACATTCTCGATCTTGAAATCGCAGATGAATGCGACTGTGTATTCGAATTTGAGTACACTGACGACGAGTTTGAAGCTCTTTGCACTTGTGTAAAACGGGCATATTTGAGATCAGACGGCGTGACTCTTACATCAATTATAAATTTGATCCAAGGACTTATCGCTGAAGATAATTGGTCAATCCAAGAAATCTGTGACAAGCCCGTATACGATCTTCTGGTAGAAATAAACTACCGTCAATAAGGAGGTAAAAACAATGAAAAAACTTACACCTGAACAGCTTGAAATCGTAATGCAACCTGAAAACGTTGCAAAAAGAGTAGAACTTCTTAAGGCTATGGACGTTGTCGTCCGTAGTCTTAATGACGAAGAGGTTATGGATCTCTGGCTCACCAATGGGGTTCCCGACGGAGCCGATGATTCAGAATATGAATTCATCGCAGAAGACGTTGCAATCCCCGAAGATGAAGATGGTGACACTTCTTGTTTCGAAGAATGTTGTCGCTGTTTTACGGCGTGCATTGCCGCAGGAGCAAAACACAGCTATTACAGCGGTGGTGTACTCGGCGACATTCGCCCCGTTGCGAAAATCAAAAAGTCCATCGCGATATGGGCAAACATCCAAACGGAAGGCTATCTCTTCCGTTGGTATATCGAGAACCTCAGCATGAGCGGCGTGGTCACTTCAAAAAGCACAGTTGCCCCGACAGAGAGAGTTCTTAAATATGTCAAGGAACACTTTCTTGAAAAAGATTGTTTCGACAGGGAGGCGATCGAAAACCTTTCTGAAGACGACATCCAAGTGTGGATTGACTGCTTGGATGACGATTATGACGAAAAGAACGACGGCGTGCTCGTCGTGAATTATTAAAGGAGGTACAGAACATGTACAGAAACATTCTAGCTGTCATCGATGTCGATGACACAATCAATGATGGTCAAGTGATTGACACATTGGAGCAAAAGATGGACGGAGACATCAACGTCCATCTCGACAGTGCTGTTATTCTTGATGAAGACAGCGACAGCGCTCACGAACGCTATCTGCGTTATCTGCAAGACTGGATTATTGATCATTGCGATGATTATTTTGAAGGATGCTCGCCAGCTGGTTTCGACGAGTGGAGAGATAACGAAGACGAAGAAAATAATTAAAAGGAGGAACAAGAAATGTTCAACGAAAAAACTTCAGCAGGTTACAAAATCATCACTATCATCCCCGATGGTGATCAAGAGAACGTCATCGCAAAACGTTCTATGAGTTGGGGCGACGATTACGTTGTCGGTCTCGGCTATCACAGAGGCGACGGGACTTGGAATCAAGGAATGTATTCCTACGACACCGTTGACGACGCTCTCGAAGCGTTAATTGACGCGAAATATTCTTTCAAAAAGAATTCGCTGATCAAGAAATTGCTCAAGTACGTCGATTGGAATACGGATTCCAACGAAGAACTTTACAAAACTCTCATTGGAGAAATCCAAATGACCGAAAGCGAAATCGATGACTGGGGATACGGATATTGTATCCCCGAAAAGGAGGAACCAAATGAAAATGATTAAAATTGCAAAAAAAGGTTTCAATGTTGAAATCTATATCGACAGAGATTACAATGTCGATATAGACATCAACAACAAAAACATCACATATTGTGATGGTGAAACCATAAGGAATAACGCTGAAATTGACGGCGTTACTCCTCAAGAGTGGATCGACGCTTTTGTCATCGATCCACTCGAAACAGCGGAGACACTTGAACAAGTTCTCGACGAGTTCGGTCTCCCCTACGTAATCGGAGACACGGTTTATGACCTAATCGATGATTACACGGCAAGTGATGCGTACTCGGAAGAAGACGTTGCTCGACTACGAGCGATGTCACCCGAACGCCTTGAAGAGGTGTTCAGATGCACCGAAGGTGTTACCTTCGTCAAAACAAAAAATCAATATGCTCTTATATGGGCAGAAAATTAAGGAGGTTTATATGAAACAAACAATTTTGCAACAAAAACTCAAAGCATTTCTCGATGAGAAATACGGCCCGTGGGCTTGGGATGAAAAGAACCAATGCTACTACGACGAGCCGTATCGTGGTTATGACGACGACATCGACGACAAAACCATCGGTGACATTTTGGATTCAAAAGATCCGATGTCGACGCTTGAAGAAAAATGTTATGATTGGTGGGAAGACGCCGCATGGCAGCGTGAGATGGAACTTGTTAACGAGTTTACGAAAACCCTCACCCGTCAATCATGGGACGACGACAAGATTCGTGACGAACTCGAATCGATGTGGTATTTCAAATATCCGATCGACGAGTATCTGGAACAAGAAGTCAACGTCGACATTCGTATCGACACAGGCGATGCAAACTACGACTTCACGCTGAATGCGATTTATCCGCATTACAACGGTCGTGAGGGAGACGAGATCGATGATCGAGCATCGTTGGTGTGGTTGGCAAAAACTCAAGGTTATTCGAAAAAGCAGCTCCAGCACGCGTTGAGCACACTCGAGGACAGTCTTGAGCGTCACGGCTTCTTGGAAACCGTGTACGACGAACTTATCAACTGCTGTGTGCCGTTGCCAGCGCTTGTCTTTCCTGTGAAGATGACTCTTGGTAAGATCATCGAGCTTCAAGAAATCATCAACAAAAGAGACGAAGACGGGTATCATTGGGAACCCGAAGATCGTAAAGACTGTGGTTCATTCATCGTCAGCAAAGACGTCGAATGCCTTCTTTACGATAGTTGGAATGGCGGTGGTAGCTGCTGGGGTATCCAACTTGAGAAGGATGTTGAAATCCCGATCAAACTTATCTGCGACATCAAACCAGACGGAGCACAAGGAGACTATTCGATCAAATCGTGCTACGGTTGCGACAGCAGCTGTTGGAAAGATGCCATCAAACAGTACAAATTCTAAACCAAACACGATGAGCTATCGACGTTACGGGCAAATTTCAAATAAAAAGGAGAAACAAATCATGGAACAAAAATACGTCTATTTGTTGGTTATTGATGGAACCTACGACGGTGACACCGAACAAAGCAGTAGTGTGTACGCGTCTCTCGAAGATGCGAAAGCGGTTTACGATGAACTTGTCAAAAACTTCAAAACCGAAGATCGCCCCGAATGCTTCGATGAAGAAGGAAACTTTAATGAAGAAGAGTACGAGGACGAATACAGCTGTGATGAATTTGTCGGAGGCAACAACGGCGAATCGTTTTCGTTTTATGAGGCTGGTAATTACAACAATTGGCACTACGACGTGTACTACAGAAAAATGGAAGTGCTTGAATAAAGGAGGTAAATATGGGAAAAATCACATTAGCAGAACTCAAAGAGAGACAACAAATTTCATCTCTTGACGAGTATACTGACATGGATTTGTCACACGAGGAGGACTACAACAGATTTAAAGATATCTTCCCGAAATCGGTTGAAGCAATTGAAAAATTGCCGATTGATAAAATTTATGTCAACACAGAAGACCTGCAGGGCGACGACTTCGCGTTTTATCGTTATGGCTCATTAAGAGCTTGGGCTTACCAGGCTCTTGAATGGGCTTTTACAGATGATTACGACGAAGAAGCCGAACCCGACGACTGGAAAACAGTGAACGTTTATCGGTTGTTCGCAGGATTCAAAGAAGAAACAATAATAGATACAATAAACGAATATTGGCAAATTGAACTTGCCGAATTGGAGGTATAATATGAACAAAGAAATGCAAACGAAGCAATTGAGCCAATGGCTCAAAGACAGTGTCAATTGGTTGATTGACCATCAAGAGGGCTGCTGCACTTATGAACTCGACGACCATCTCGCCGTGTGCGTTGGTTGGTCGGGAGGTTATTCAAACGAACCCGACGAGAGCGTAATTCAAGCAATCGACGATTTGACTTACGCGGTCAACGTCGCACTCAAAGTGTGGACTTCGGACGGCATGAGAACGGATCTCGATTTTATCAATGCGCCATATTATGAAAACGGCGATGTTGTAGATATTGAAGTCTCTATATCCGAAAACGAGAATTACGACAAGCTCGCCGAATATTTCCTTAAGGAATATGAGGGGCTGAAAGATTTGGAAATAAGAGATGATGGTTTAATCATCTCTTCCAAACCTCTCAAGACTTTCTATGTGTCGGTCACAGAGACTCTAAAGAAAACCGTCGAAGTCCGCGCAGAAGATAAATACGAAGCGATTCAAAAAGTAAGCGATGCTTACCACGATGGGCAAGTTGTCCTTGATTCGGATGACTACGTTGACGTCGATTTCGACGACGTTACGGATGAAACGAACTACAACTACGAACTTGGCGGAATGCCAAAGTTCTACGAAGTTCAATGAAGAGGAGGTATTCAAATGATACAAAGTTCAGGAAGAACCATTCATGTTAAATGCAGCAACATAGTATGGGACACAGATGGCAACAAGAAAATAGCAAAAGCCTTGCCTCAATGTTGTTATGTTGATATTGAGGATTACGAAGAAGACGATGATTTGGATGAGGAAATTGCTGATGCTCTTTCCGATTTAACTGGCTTCTGCGTAGAAGGTTTCTATTACACAATCGAAAATAATAAATAAAAAGGAGATAACAATCTATATGGAATTTAATTCTATTTACAAAAACGGCAAACCCGATTACTTCTTCATCACAATCGACAGCAAAAAAGGTGAACGTGCGTTCATCCAACCGTACTTTATCGTTACTGACATCGATCATCAGCGTCGTGGTCGTATCAGAGAGATGAACGTTCTCGTAAATACGAACGGTATCATTGTCTATTACGGCAAAGCAACACACGGCTACGGGTATTCGCACTCGGCTGACGTCTACGGCGAACTCATCGACATCATCAGAGACTCCTACGGGAAAGAGCTGACAGATGCCGAAGACAAAGAACTTAGCAAAATCAACACTCACGATGACAAGTTGACAGTGTCGCCCGAATTGCTCGAACATCTTGCAGAGCTCAATAAGGTCGCACTTGACAAGAAGCTCGCGAATCTTTAATCGAACCACAAACCCCCGACCAACTATCGGGGGTTTAATAAAATAAAACGGTATTTGTTAAGGAGGTAATCAACTATGCCGAATTGGTGCGAAAACACATTATCAATCAAAGGAGCAAAAGAGCAAATCGTCGACTTCAACAAAAGATATCTTCCAAATGGAATCTTTTCTTTTGAAAATATCATTCCCTCTCCACAAACTATAGAGGAATGTCCCGAAGATTATATCATTCATAACAAAGAAGAGGCAAGAAAACATCATCTCGGTTGGGATCTAACACAACCCCAAAATTGGTTCAATTGGTATGATTGGAATTGCAAATATTGGGGATGCAAATGGGACGTTTCAGATGCGAGCGTTCTTCAGATGAAAAATTCCATCGAAATCATTTTCGACACTCCTTGGGGGCCCCCAATCCCAGTCATTGAAAAACTCATCGAGGATAATCCGCAACTCGAAATCAAGTGTGAGTATTTTGAACCAGGCATGTGGTTCGCGGGAACGATTACAAAAGAAGGTTGCAAGAAACTCTCCCCCCAAGAGATAGCGGAAATGTATCCAGAATGGTGCGAACCAGAGGAAGAAGACTGGGGCGAACTAGAAGAAGAATAAAGGAGGCAATCAACTATGACAATTGAAAGACAACTTCAACTTTTCAACGAAATGCTCGATTGGGCAAGCGAAATGTACGACAACTTCGAACTTTATGGATGGTGTCGGAATCGTGGAATGACAGAGCAAGAAATCGTCGACACGTTCTGTATGGACGAAAAAGATCTCGAAGAATATCGTCAAAAGTATGACGAATATTATGATAATTAAGGAGGTAACTATGAACTACTCGTTTAAAAACAAAAACATCAACTATAGTCTTATGACTATCGACAGCTTCGCCGCTGAATTGGCGGCAAGCTTTAGTCGAAGTCCCAAAGCAGGTAAGCCCACATTCTTGGCTGACTTTGCGATATCCGATTTGTTGCCGAGCGACTTTCAAGAAGCTATTTACCAATCCAATCAAGAGGCTCTCTTGAAGGCGTCACCCTGGTTCGGCGTCAAAGAGCTTGGAGAAGTTGGATTCAACAGTGTAAATCGTCAGCTGATTTTCGACTACTACGGCGGTGGCAGTATGAAGTTACTCGACATTTCAACAGATGATTTGTTCGTCGATGAGTTGGCTTCGGACATTCGCGCGACAATCGAGGAATTGGTCGAAGATATCGGCGGGCTTGATTGCCTCTTGCTTGTCCAATGGACACCCGATATGCCTTAAATAAAGAATAAAGGAGGAGCTGAAAATGTTTATTAACCCCAATTGGCAAACTATCAACAACGAAAGAGTTGGTGTATTCTACATCGAACCTTATGATGAGGTTCTCCGCGAAGAACCCGACAGAATCAAAGTCTACGATTCCGACGGAAGATACTTCTCTTACATCCCTGACATCGAACCTCTTCCGTTGAGCTTCGCGAAGTACGACAAAATTGTCACTCTTCTCCAACAAGCAACGAACGTAATCGAAGTCTTTGATATAGTTGGTGAGCCTGGTGGTGAGTTCGCAGGAACGAAAGAACAAATGATCGACTACTTGCATAACGAACTCAACTGGGATCTCCCCCGCGAAGATTACAACCCGCTCGCTAACGAATATATCAACCGTTTCGGCAAAATTTACGTACTTTTGTACGATTAATAGGAGGTAACACATGTTTAAAGATTATAGTTTTTATGTCAAATGCAACGACAATCCCTTAATGTTAATTAAGGTTGTAGCAGACAATTATGACGAGGCTATAGAGTTTGCAAAAAGCTCATATTCCGCGAACTGTTCAATTTACGCCGATGATCGTTACAACGACTGGCACATCACTCCCAAATATTGCTATCATGATTAATAGGAGGTATATATGAGCACAACAATTCAAACAGAAGCAGTTGAGGTTTGTCCCTTCTGCGATCAAGAAAATGTTTATCCCAATTGGGATGTCAACAAGCAAGGCTACGTCGCTCGATGCCAACACTGTGGTAAGCTGATTATGCTTTGCGACGAATGTATGCACGACGAAGATTCGTGCATTACTTGCAACTGGACAAAGGAGCATAATTGCTTCAGAGCTCCAGACTTATATCGTGATTAATAGGAGGTATGTATGAAACATTACACGAACACAGAACTTTCCCGCATTCTTGCGGACATCAAAGCAGGGCACCCCTATGTGGGCGTCCGCGGTAATCGAATGATTGGCGGTGTTATTCTTCCCCATTCTCAACAGCGTTCCCTGATTACCTATTATCACTACGGTTCTTCGTCGATAAAAGCAAATAGGGAACAGCTCCGCTGGCTTCTTGAAACCATTTTCGATGATGCCGACGAAGTGGTCCGAGCAACATACAGCGAGTATCATATCTGTTTCGTCCCCGAGGATGAACAGTATGAACGTATCGATTATTCGACCAAACACCCAAATGTATTTGGGAAATAATAGGAGGCAGTCAAATGAATTTCGAAGTAATGTGTTTTGATTTTATCAACGACAGTCTCACAGTAGTCCAAAAAGAATACTTCGACACTCTTGAAGAGGCAATATGCTTTGAGAACACCGAAGGCCTCGACTACGAAGGTGGGACGAGCATCACTCCTATGAACGAGTGGGCAGAAAAACAAATGGAACAATAAGGAGGTCATAAAAATGACAAAATATGAAGACAAAATTGAACAAATTAAAAGCATCCTCAACAACCTTGATCTCGACGAACTCATCAGTTGTTGTTCGTATTTAGATGGCGATGACGCCATTTATCCAATGGACGACTTTGATGAACTCCTGTGCGGGAGAGAACCATTGGACATTGTACGAATGGCATATTACGGGGAATTTTGCCCCGCGGACAGCTATTTCAGGTTTAATGTTTATATGAACCTTGAATCAACCGATGACCCCATAGGCGAAGGTTGGGTTAACATCGATGCTCTTGCTGAATATGCGGTGGATTGTAATGACGACTTCGGCATTAATGAAATTCGAACACTCCTCGACCAATGGGAAGAGGAAGAAGAAAACAACGAAGAAGTGGCTGAATGAGCCACTTCGAAGGAGATAAAAAATGAAAATTTATAGTGAACAAAGTTTGGCAGATTTTAAATTTTGGAGTGGTGCAGAAACCACCGCTCAACGTATTTGGGAAGAGCAAGGGTCAGAAGGCTTTGACCAACTTGAAGCGATTTTGGAAGATTTATATCCCGACGGCATTGACAAAACGGACTTGAATGACTTGCTATGGTTCGATGCCGACACCGTTTACGAATGGTTGGGAATCGGCGACAAAGAAGACGAAGAACAAGAGGAGGGCTGAACCAATGGAAAAACTTACCGAAAATGAAAAGTATCATGCTCTACTTTGTGTGAAATATGTTCGTCATGAATTATCAATCAAGTCGCTTAAACTCGAAATCGAGTACGAAAGTCACACGCATTACGATGCTGAACTGGAGCAATCCATCGGACAAACGGATGAGAGTATCACATTTTACGACGCTCTCATCAATAAACTTGAAAATTTATTGTAATAAAAGGAGGTCCTTATGGACAAACAAAAATTTATCGATTATCTTAACAACGAACTCGGTCTCGACGAAACCTGCCCATCTTATCCATATGTGGAAGAGCTTTATGAAGCTCTTCTTCCATATGAAAAAGAACTCAAAGCAGGCACTTATCGTCTGCTTTCGACAGATAACTACGAAGACTGTTACACCGACTTTTCAAACAAAGTCGCCGACATCAACGCTCCCCATTGGTTTGATATCACCGTCTATCGCGCTCCACAAAGTTACAAATACTATGTTGAATTTTCTGACGAACTTTCGTCAGATTTCTACTTTGCACAATCGATTCTCTTCAACACCGAAGAGGAAGCTTTAGATTGGGCACGCAAAATAGAATTCATTCGTTTCAAGGTATATTCAGTATATCTTATGAAAGTCCCCGTGAACGAAGAGGGCGACATCGACGGCGACATTCTGCAAGTCAAAAAACTTTATTAAAAGGAGGAATAAACAAATGCTCAAAAACGCAACCCTCAATTATACTCGTATCAACAAATCCGAAGCTCGTAAGCTTTACAATCTCGGCAGACTAATTACGGTTCTGCCGTGTAAAGCAAATCCGAACAGTCCTTGGTTCTCGAACTCAACAGTTTCAAAAGAATCAGGCAGAGACTTCGACGCCTTGGTCAACGAGTTCACTTATTACAATTGCAACACATCCGAACTCGGACGCCGTCCAGCGTTCTACGTTGTCGCCATCAACGAATAATAAAACAAAAGGAGATAAAAATATGGTTATCAATGGAAAAGAAATGTCAGCAAAACAATTCGCGCAAGAATATGTCCCCACACCCGAAGAGTTCTCGACTCATACTATGGTTGAGCTTTACTATAAGCTCGAGGATATAAAAACTATCCTCGATGAATATTTCGACGGAGCGACAATCGACGATTTAAGCGACGACGAAATCAACGCTATAATGGATATTTACGATGAATATCTTGAAGAGCGTGGTTATGACTATAGCGAGATGATAAAAATCATCAGACAAGTCGCCGAAAACATCACTAACAGACACACAGAAAGAGCGATTATAAATATCGCAATAACTTGTTTCGAAAACGAGAAAAAGGGTCTATTATCTCGGAAGCATTTGGGTGCAGTGTTTTTCAATGAATATGACTTGCCATTTAAGTTCATACAAGGTTATGGATGGACTTCCGAAGAAATAACAGCGGTCGCTGTCAAACACAAGATCGAAATCTTTGATGATACGAGTGGGATCTTTGGTAATGTAAATGAAAAGTATTTGATTATCACTCCTGCAATCGTCGAAGAACTTAAAAACTACATCAAATAACCCTAAAAGGAGATAAAAAAATGGAACTTTACAAAACTGCAAAATGGTACAACCCCTTCTCAATCGATGTCAACAACAAGAGTTACGAACTTGGTGATATCATCTTCTTCGACAAAGACGGAGAAATCTGCCGCACCGATCGTGGTTGGTTTACATCAGGCATTTCAACGAATAATGATTTTGACCGTCTCGAAATTCCAGGCGATGTCAAAAAGAAAACAAAGGTTGATTTTAACGAAAAACAAGCCTTTGTTGTTCACACGGAAAGGTATGGCATGTCAACCTATGCCCTCTATATTCCAAGCTCATCCGTGGGCTTGTCAGCTCCGACGGCTGTTCGCTCCACAATGGCGGACCACCATTGGGAGATTACGTGGAAGACAAACATCGACGGAGTGTCAATAACCAAATGGCACTTTGTCGACGGGCAAAGTCGAGAGATTGTTCGACAAATCAACCAAATCGGAGAGAATATCGCTCGCTTGTGGGGTGATACAACAAAAGCTCTGCCGAAGCTCATTGAACAACTTCAACAGAAGAAAGATGAGTTGGACAAAGCAACTGAACGTGCGCTGGCGATTACGGCTGACGCTGTTTTGAAAAATTATAGATAAAGGAGGTGAAGCGAATGGCAGCGGAAGCAATTGGAGGCATTGTTGTGATTGGACAAGTTTTGTTTGTCCTCGTATTCATTTGGATACGTCTTCATTCATAAGGAGGTGAGTTATGGAGTTCTGGAAATATGCACTTGAAGTCATTATTACAGTTGTCATTTTGGCTCCATTAGCCATTTGGCTGTGTAAGAAATAAACCAGCGCACGGGTTTTCGCGATAGTGACCATTGAATAAATCGTATTTTTTTCAAGCCCTAAAAATTTTCCCGTGGAGCCTAAATTTTTTCGGTGGCCAAAAATTTTTTCTTTGGCGGGGGGGATATTTTTTCTCAGGAGCCCAAAATTTTTTCTGACGAAAAAATTTTTACTAACAGGCGCGGAATATTCCAGATAACCGACGTCGTATATAAGGGCATTCCTCTTTCCAGGTCAGCGTCCAAAATCGCTCGTCGTCATCCCAAAAAAAAAGAAACCTTAAGATTACCTTAAGATTTCTCACAATTCGATATCGTTTTTTATCGATATAATTTTACCGATACGACTGCATATCGGGGTCGAAGTCACCGTAATAGGGGTCGTAGTAGTCGTCCAGCGTGAACTGATTACGGTCGGTGTCAGCGCTCTTCTTCGGAGGCTGGGAGGGGGACTTGAGGAGGTTCAAGACCCTCAATTTAGTGGCATCGTCGGCGGTCTCGAGGAGCTCGTAAATGCAGTCGTCGACGGACTTGATGCCGAAGTCTTCGGCTATTTGTTCGGGGGTGATCAGATGTTGTCTCATAGTGGTACCTCGTGGGAGTGGGCGACGGTTGTGAGGACCGCCGCCAATAGATTTTTTATCGATATAAATTTATCGACTTACGTTGTCGTCAGTCGTTGTCGACCGACATGTTGCGAGCCGCGTTTTGAGCCGCTCTCATGTTTTTCATACGCTCCGAGGCGGCGGCTTTTTGTTCGTCGGTATATTCACGAGTCATGGGCTGACGGAAGCTGAGGAGATTTTTGGGGAACTCCACTTCAAATCCCGTAACTTCATCACCGCAGTAATCTATGCTGGTGATTTTGTAGGAATCGGGAGCTTTTGTGATAAGGTTGCGGACCTTCGTAAGCATGGTGTTGTCCGCCACCCACATACGGGCGGTGGTATCGGTGCGACCAAACGAAATAGTCGTCTCCTGTTCGACGTAATCGCGAGAGATGGTCTTAATATCCTCGATTTTATATTCTTTCATGTGATTGTCCTGCGTTTAAAGACCGCATGTCTCTTAATTTTACAAAAAGATTATATCATATGTGGCGGCGGATGTCAACCTATTATGACGACGATTTTGAGAGCGGGGGGATTTTTCTTTTAGTTTAACAAGAAAACGGACAACAAAAAGTTAAGTCGATAACTTCTTCGGGGAGAAGACCAACGTCTCCTTTTTGAATTAAAACAAACTACAAAATTACCTTAAAATCGATTTTGGAAGTATTTCTCCGATGCAGATGTACGATGTAGACGGGGCGGGGATTTTTTAGAGGGCCGCCGCCTTATTTTTTATTATAACGCCCTCGTCGGTCGTTGGTGCAAGCGAGAAAACATCTCAAAATCGATTCTGAGGTAAATCTCGCCCAAGAACTTGGCAATTACGGGAGCGTTGGGGGTTCGGCCGATAACTTCTTCAACCTCGATGTCAACGCTCGTCAGATTAGTCTATTCTTTTTGAGGGCGGCGGAAGTAAATAAGAACACCCCGCTGGGACGACTGCAGCAGGGTGTTTGATAGGAGGTATACATATGAAAAAGAAAACAAAGAACAAGTATGACTACGGAAGAAGGCAGCAGCTGATGTCGTCCTAGCCCTGACTCTCCCGATTGTCGGTTAATCGATGAGGGAGGAGAGTTCCGCCGCCAAGACCCTTATGTCTTCGTCGGGGTGAACTTCGCACACGATGTGCCCGTGGAGAGATATGGGGGTAGCTTCGGTGTCAGCCGAAATCTCCGCCATCTTTTGGGCATACTCTTCCGAGAACATATAAGCGTCTGTATCGGTGGTGTGTTCGTGGCAAGTGCAGCCACAGCATTTACAACTCATTCCTACCTTCCTTTCGGGAGCGAACCCCCGCGTCGATTTTGTAATTTTATTATATCACCGAAGGCGGCGGATGTCAACCTTCTGTGACGTTGTTTCTTTTTGGCAAATGGTGCTGAAGGGGACAAGGGGAAATAATTATAGGAGAACATTGGCGGGAAAATTCACAAAACCCGCAGATACGGGAAATACAAGACCCGTAGACCTCGGAGGAGCGAAAAGTGGTAAAGTAGTCCTCAAAGGTCAATCGAAAAACCTTGTCGCCCTTCAGCATACACAGTATAACACGGGGGGATAAATATGTCAACCTTTTGTGACGTTGGCGGCGGATTTTTTTTCGCCCGTTTCTTCCCTGGTGTGTGGGCATCAGGAATGGGGTTGAAGGGGGCGAAGCACCCCCTTCGAAGACGACCACCGAAGACGACGTAATCCGTTGTCAACTCCCGCCGCCTTGTGAGTGTTTTATATTCTCTCTCTTTCCCATGACTCACACCAAAAGATGCAACCTTTGGGACAAGGGAGTGAAACGACCGTCAGTCCCAAACCATCCCGCGAAGCGCCTGGGAGTGAAGAGGGAGAGCGAAGCGAATCCCTTTTCAGGTTTCGGGAGAATCTTCGGGAATATACAGGACTACTCTCAATGACTACTCTCAATGACGTCTTCTTGTCGGGATGAGGTATGTCTTCTCTTCTTGAGGATGTTATCGATTTTTTTGTTTCCCCCTATAAACCCCTTTCTTATACTTCTCTCCGAGGGTTAGTTATATATAGAAGAACTACTGTAGTTATTGAGAGTATATAGTTTACCGTAGTTATTGAGAGTAGTATATAATATCTCCCGAAGATCTAAGATCTAGCTCACTACGTTCGCTAGTGATTTTATGGAAAGAAATAGCAACTTTAGTCGTTATCACTCCTAAAGTTACTATTTTTTCCATGGAAAATAGTATATATCTATGGATATCCAATACTCCTAAAGATTTAGAACTCTATATAATTGAAGTGAATATATAGAAATGATTAGATATATAAGAGAGTATAGATATATAAGAGAATATAAGAGAGAATATATTTATTAATTATTAGTTATTATATTAGAAAGAATAATAAAGAAAGAATATATATATAAATATATATATAAGAAAGAAAGAAAAGAAATAATAGTAATAATATTATTATATATTTATATATAATAATATAGATATATAAAATAAGAGTAATATATAATATATTTATATATTATATATAGAGAGTATATTAGTAAAGAGTATATTGATAGAGTATATTAGTAAAGAGTATATACCCTCTGTAAGAGTAGGTATAAACCCTCGGAGAGAACACTTAAACGCGCGCCCGCGCGCGCGAGGGAAGGTGAGGAATCACAAAGACAAAACAATCTCTGAATCCTCAAGCCCTCTCATCTCAAAAATCCATAGGCGGAAGGCTTGCCTCGAACTCCTCATCCGTCATGGTTTCTTCGGCCGTATCGGCGCAATTCGCCCTTCTCTGTGAATCGACATAGAACGTGAAATGACCGTCGTTATCCGCCGCCTCTGCGTGGAAGACAACGTACACATGGTCGCCCTTGTGCAACTTCTTCTCCGCTTCGTAAGCAGCCCCTCCGATGGCAACCATATCCATATTGCAGAAATGGCTGTTCTTGCCATAGCCGTCTTTGCCTGTGCACACCGTATACGTCGCCCTTCTGCGGGTGTTACCGCTGGGGCGTTTCTCATCGCTTGCGTTGATCGGGGTTACTATTTTCCCCATTACAGATCCGTGGAACATCGTCGTTCCTCCTTGTCATAAAAATCGGCGGCGGGACTATGCTGCTCCCACCTTAATACCAATATAGCACAAAGGACGGTCGGTGTCAACCTATTGTGACTCCCGCCGCCCCTATTGACTTTTCAATGAAAAATCACTCGCTTCCCGTTGACTTAAGCAACCGTCGACTCCCCGATTAATACGGTGTAAACGAACGCCACCATCGTAGACAGGATGCTGATGACCGCCAACACCTTCCCCCATCGGCTGATGGGCCCGCTTCCTCTGGTCTCCCTGAAAAGGTCAATGGTGCTGCACACCGACAACATCCACAGGGCGTAAAAGCTCAACGCTTCCAAAAAACTGTAAAAATTGCTGCTCATATAACCTCCTACGGCGACGACTTCCGCCGCCAATTTAATTCTTTGTGTTTCTTTACTACTACAACACTACAGAAAAAACTTTAAGCTCTCGGTCGATAAATCTATCGAGGACGATGCCAACGGTTTGTTTTTGAGATTGTTTGTATTGCTCAGTGACCTCAAAATTGATTCTACGATAAAAGCTCCGCCCGACCTCCGCCGCCAATCCCATATTTTCGGTAAAATACGGACAACGAAGGTCAAGGTCGACAACTTCTTCAACCGAACCGCTAAAGTTTCGTATGCGCCGAGATTATGGCCGATACTGACCTTAAAATCGATTCTGCAACAAAAGTTCGCCTGCGTTTTCGATTACGGCGGCGGCGGAGCCCTCCAAAGCACGATCAAGCTTGCCCAAGATGACAATCTTGCAGGCGAGGGCACTCATCGTCAACAGAACTGCGAGGACACTGATGACCATCAATGCCTCCTGCGCCGCCTTGCTTTCAACGTGCCGTATAATCGCGAAGTGAGCGACGATGATAATGACGACCGCCGCCATACACACCCCAACCCCGCAAATCAGGTCGGTGCGGTAAAGCTCCGTCATATTCCCCATCTCACTCAATAATGTCATCGTCATAGTCGTCATCCTCGTCTTCATAAGTTTCGTCCAGCACTGTGAAGGCGCACGACGGGCAAAGCTTATTGTACTTCTCCAAAAATCTCTCACGATTACGCCATACGGTCGCTGTCGCCACCCCACACCAATGTGCGATGATTTTAACGATGTCTCTGAACGGCTGCGGGCGATCGTATTCAAACTTGAAGCACGGGCACGTCCTGATGTTATACTCCATCCCGAGCGGGCCCTTTTCTTGCTTGTATGTGCTGCCATCGATGGGGCATCCCGTCTTGAACTTCTCACAGCTGTGGCGGATGTTGTCATGAGCGTTCAGACACTTCCAGCAAAGGCTGTCGGGTCCGAGCGTTGACATTATGATGCCAGCGTTGATGGCTTCGATTTCCTCCTTGGCCAAATCAACAGGGACGACGACGTCCGTTGACTTCGGGGTCTTGAGTTCGACCGAGTTCACGCGCGGCTTTTTGTCTTTACCGCGCTTTCTGTCCGAGCGTTTGCCGAGTGCATCACATTCTTTGATAAATTGTTCCAAATCTGTCATAGTTTCTTCTCCTGCCGCGGGGCTCTCGTCCCCTTCCGACGATACCATTGTATAACAACGGCGGAGATTTGTCAACCGTATTTTGAAAAAAATTTTTAGGAAATTTTTGATGTAAAAAACGCCGTCCGACGACTCCCGCCGCCCTATCCGAAAATCAGAACACGAATCGTGTCTTATTAGAAACAAAGAAACCGCCAGAACCCCACTAAATAGTAGGACTTCGGCGGCGGCTCTGTGCCCGATCGAGAACACGATTCGTGTTATTTTTAATGTACCATAAATGGGACAATGTACCAAAAATGGTACATAACTTTTTGCCCTCATTTACCCTGTTTTCTACGTCATTTTCTACGTCATTTTTTTCGTCTTTTTTTCGTCTTTCTTTCGTCAAATCGATCCCGATTATGCCTGCGTTTCGCCCCGAAAATCGACCGCTGACATCGTGTGTTTTATCCGTCTGTCGGCGGCGGGACTATACCCACAATGGCATACTTTCGGGTGTTCCCAATGTGCCAAAATGGCATAAAATCCGATGGTCGACGATGTCAAAAAAAGAATAGAATCGACACATTCGATGACGGTTTGTCGAGTCGTTCGATGACTACGACCGCCGCCAAAGGTGCAATTAATGCCAAAAAAATGAGCCAATTTGGTGCAGATAATGCCACTTTTATGAGCCAGTTTCCGCCCCCCGATCACACTTTTCCAGGGGTTTCGTAAGGTTTTTTACACATTTTTCCTAACAAAAACCCCTTTCTTGGGGGTTTCTTAAAGGTTTCAAAAGGCATTCTCCGATAGCCACTTCGGTATCACAGGCTTCACATCTTTCGGGCATTCAATCTCGATGACGACTTCGTCCGATGACGTCGGGAGGTCGGCGACAAAATAGACGTTCGGGTTCTCTTTGGTCAGGAAATAAAGACGGACTTTTTCGTCGAGCGGTGACTCCGAGTAAAGACTGCGGATTTGTGCGAATTCGGTCGGGAGAATGGGCTGTTCGAATTCGAGTTGGTTGTCTTTGTTGAGTCGATACTTTGTGCACGCGCTGTATGTGAGACTACCGTTGTTGTCGGTAAGTTCTCGGATACGGCTACGAGCGATGCCATCGTTGTGCGTCCAAAGCTGACGGATGATGACACGGTCAGCAATCGTGAACGGTTTGTAGGGACTCGCCATGAGTTGGACGAAGACCGACTTCGGAAGACGGTATCGGAGTTCGTGTTCGAGCTCGAAATTAGTTGACTTGTTTACTGAATTGGTTAACTTGTTCATTATTTTTACTCCTATGGGCGGCGGAACCGCCTCTGTTTAGTGGGGGTGTGAAAAAAGGGCTTTTTGGAGATAAAGGTCCTTAACCATTTTTGACCCTTTTTAACCACTCGTGACCACACTTATCCTACACGTCCAAAAAATACCTATCATAATTTATAAACCTTCGGTTTATAAATTCGTAACACTTTATTTTTAGCCTCTATTTAGACTAATTTTCCTCATTTTTCGCCTGTTTCTCTTCCATTTTTCGTTGGAAACGGCGATTATACTTCTTCATACACAGCGCACACATACGATGTTCTTGTGCGAATCCCTCTCCTGGTCTAATCGAAACCTTAGCGAACATTTCGTCGACAGGAATCGTCCGATGGCAGCCTTCGCACTCCCACTCCTTCTTACCCGCCATAATACGCTGTTCAAAGATTTGTTCGATTTCAACGTCAACGCCCTGCTCACGTAACATCTCAACGAAGGCGAAGTCAATCTTATGTCGCATGCAATCGAGTTCCTGCTCGACCTTACAACGATGGTCTGGGTTGATAAGGCAGAAGTTACAGAAATGAGTTCTGACGAAATCACTCGCCTTGTCGTTTGAGAGCACGCTAGTCGCTCTTGCACTTTTCGGAGGATTCTTGATTACGCCGCGTAGAACCTTTGCACAGCGAGAGCAGATATAGTTCTGCCAAAGACGCATATCGGTTTGTGGACCAATCTCTCTTTCGCACAACCAACATTTTCTCAGCTCACGGGGTTCGTAGTCAGCCATTTTCCCCCACCTCTTTATACAAATCTTCTGCCGAAATTATTAGACGTACAACCTGCGGGTCATCGATGGGGATTTCTGATAACCGAATTGCAACCGTGTCGCCCCATTCAAACTCTTTGATTTCGTCAGCCATCTTCTTTACTCCTTTTTCTTCTTATTATACATCAACCGTTGTCGTTTGTCAACCTTTTATGACTTGAGTACCTATTGTTTTAGGTGATATTCTTTAAAAAATAGTCACAGAACGCGTAATTTTTAAAATGCTCTTCCAACAATTCTCGATTGGTTCGAGATGTATTGAACACAAATTCTTTGCGACGATATAGCCATTCGTTTAAATCATGCGAGATACTGCGTGCCCAATAAAATAAATCTTTACGTGCTCGTTCGAGTGAAACTTCGTAGAACAGAGCAAAGCGAGTTATAAATGCTTCGCCGCCCATAAACTCGATCAACTCTTCTGCGGTGTGAGGGAGCTTTTTCCCTCGAATTAAGCGAGAGGAAGAAGTTTTTGGAAAACAAGGGCGCCGCAAATGCTTTAAATTATAACCCCTTTTGATAGTTATAGGCCATTTTATTTGAAAACCTTCATATTCTTTAATAACATCATTTGCATCCATATGACAAACCTATTCAACGAATGTTAAATTTAACCCAACGTTCTCATCGGTGTAGTTACGTTTCCACCCACCGAGTTCTTCTCTAACCTTCTCACAAATGCTACCAAGTTTATTATTCCCTGCCCATAGCGGTTCGACAATTTCCGCATCTCCTGTAGTCAACAACTGTTGTAAAAGAACGGGGTTTTGTTGAAACTTGGCTTTCACGACTTCGTACATGACTTGGTCTTTGATTTCTTCCCAGTCGTCATGAAGAGAAACCAATTGCCCCAGCGATTGTGCTTCTTGGGGAGACAAATTGGCGAATTTTAGGCGTTCTTGAGGATCAGCGGTTTTCGTACTTCGGTAACGCCGCCAATGCTTCTTCTTTTGTGGCAAATCCCTCTTGTATTATCGCTGGATTTCTTGCCATATAGGGAAGTTCTGCCCAACATGTCAACACATCACCAGTGATTAATTCTTTGCCGTAGATGAAATATTCCCCCACATAATAACCAAGCCCTTCGTATTCCACAATCGCCCAACGACGAGGATAAGGTTTTTTATATTTTATTGTGATACTCTCTACCAATTTAATCTTATCCCAATCGGTTTTTATTTCCATAATAACTCTCCTTTCTCCTTTTGCTTTGTTCTTCTACTTTATAATACAACGGCAGCAGACGTTGTCGCCCGTTGCTGTGTGAACACTGATGTGGTCGGTGACCTTGAGTGTCTGTGGTTCTTTTTGTGCCGCGTGAATGACGTCGTAATCCGTCAGCCGAACGGTGACGTTGTCTGCTCCCCACGGCCGATGGTCTATTAGAATGTTGGCGGATATGTCGCCGTAAGTCATTGACATCTGCATGGTCTAATCCTCCTTTCCATCCCACTCGACCGCTTCGAGTTCATATGGGGGTATCCTACCTGTGACGAGCAAGAACGGTGCTGAACCCAGCAAAGAGCCTTGGACGGTATAACGCGCCGCCAATAATGTCCACTTACGACAGTCCCCTTCCTCCGCGAGATAATCTTCGGCATTCTCGAGAATGTCGTTCACCCAATAATCGCAAAAGAAACGCGTCTTGTCAAGAATATCTTGTCTTGTGATATTGGGACGACTTGATGGGGGCAGCGCAGCGATAAAATCAAAAAGATTGTCTACAAAATCGTCGGCACCCAAATACTCAAACAGAATTTGGGCTCGCTCGGCGACGTTGGATGTCGCCTGTAATTGATTAATTAAGTTATGGTATGAAGTATTGTCCATTTCGCAATAACCTTCTCCTCTTACTTCATCGGTAATTATCGGCTCTTCTTTGACTTCTTCTTTCGTAGTCGATGGAGCGGGCTGTTTGAAGAGCGAGAGATTCTCGTAGTGCGTCAGCAAAATCTCGATGAGATCCTTAAACGGCATCACCACCAAAGATTGCAAATTGTGCACGTAGTTGTCCAGGTCGAACGCCGACAGCGCCGCAAGCAGCATATGAGCTTTTGTGATATACCACGTTGGCAGCTCCGAAGGTTCTTCGGCGATATTGAAATAAATGTTCAAAATTATCCACATGTCGTGAGGAAGTCTCTTCATAATTGCGTCGACATATCCTTCTGCTTGGGAATATTGCCCTAAGAGCTTTTTGAACGCCTCTTGAGAAATGAAAGTGCTGAAGAATTTGTCGCAGATTGCCGCCCTATCTTCTTCGGTTGCCCCTTCTATGGGTAAATGCTGTTGAAGGTAGTCAAACTCTCTAACGAGGCGTACTATCTTCTTTGCACATTGGTAGTCTGTCTCTTTAACGGCTATTTGTCTTGTTGTCTGAATATCCATTTCCGCCGCCTCTCTCAATTGTAAAGTTCCGTGAGAATGTCATGAATCATCTCTTTTTGAAACTCGGTTTCATGCTCATATCTTTTTTGCAATGCGTCTTTGAACGAGGACTTGTCGTCAAACACGGTGACACCCAAATCTTCTTCGTAAAAAGTACCCTCGTCGTATTCTTCGCCGTCTTCGTCATACGAAGTCCAATCATATCCGTGTCGTTCGGCCTCTATTCCTTGAATGATAGCGGGGTAGCGCGGTGAATCAAGGACATAAACTTTGTCACCAATCCAGTGTGAATATTCCTCTTCCCAATGGGGACCATGTTCTTTGATGAGTTCGGCCACTTCCTCATCCGTCAGCGTACCCATGCCAGGCTCGTCGGGCCAACTTTCCCAGTTATACGTGACGTCATAACCTTGCTCGTTATCGGCGCCCGAAATATAAACATAGGAAATCTCTGCCATCCAATCGGGGTTTTCGGGATTTACAAACGTCGCTGATGGGGTAAGCGGTAATCTTATTGTCTTTTTCATAAAATTCCTCCTGATTTTTTCTTCATAATAACACAGGCTGACCGCAATGTCAACCTTTTGCGACCAACTCTATTGTTGGCAGACGAAGTTTGTCGAAAATGTTCTGTATTTCCAAAATATGAGCCATCTCTCCGTGCCAGGCTCGATAGTTCCAATCAAGGTAAGAGGAGAGAGCCTTTTTGACTTCCTCTTTGGTGCGACCCAAGAAAACGGGGCAAGTGTACCAAGAGTAGCCCATGCCTTTGTAATGTTCGAACGTATAATAACCGCGAACGCCGTTGTGTTCACCTCGGAAAATTGGCTGTTCGTCAATCGTTGCTACCTTTTTGAAACTGCTCATATTGTCACCTCTTGCTTTTGTAAATAAAATATATCACAAAACAAAAAGATTGTCAACCTTCTGTGACAATCTTTTCTAAAATCAATTATTTTTGGTTTCTGTTCGGTCGATAAATCCGATAGAAATCAGCCATCTAACCGCTTCTTTTTAATATTTCCACTTGAACGAAGTAGGGGTAATCGTGTAATGGGAAATCTGTGAAGTTCTCAAAACTGTTATTCGATCACCCTCTTCTGCGTGGGTTATATTAGGTGAGAATTCTATCAGATTATCAACAATTTCCCTCACCTTTTCAATGGATTCCTGTGCGTATATTATAGAATATACTTTGCCCGAGGACATGTAGAAATCAACTTGAAACTCTTCCATACTCACTCCTCATCTTCGACTTCGTCTTTGCCGTCATAGAACACTGCGGGGTTTGATTTGAATCCATAATATGGAACTAACCCCTCAACAACAAGTTCGTGCTCAATCTCTTTTGTGGTGACCATTACGTAATCGCCTATTCCGCTATAGAACACTGCGGCTTTCTTGGATATCTTTTGAGCAAGCAAGTGTTGGCGAGACAAGTCCCATTCGTCCAAGGCATACAAACCCCTTCTCTCGAATTCTTCTTCGAGTGCCGCTTCACTATCATAGATTATAGTGGGTTCATAGCGTGGTGACCAGTTACTTCCCTTGTCGGCTATAACGAAACGGCAATTGGTAAAGCCCGCCTTTTCCATTTGCTTTATAAAACATTTGCAGAGATAACGAGTCACACAATCCGTTATGAAAGTCCGAATCTTCGTATCTATGGTGTTTTTTAGCTTTATGAAAGTCGCACCAACCGTTCCCACTGTCGAGAAGGCCGTGTCAAACTCCGAGAAGTTGCTGCGGTAATAGGCCAAAGCTGGATGTTTGTGGATGAATGACAATATTTTTGCCAACTCCCAAGCGACATAACGAATGCCATCAAAGGATTCTTCGTGGGTAACGTCCTCATCTTTCGTCGTTTTGTAAAGACTGTGACTTGCTCTGAATTTGTCAATAGTGTCCTCATATTGACCATAGCATGCGGTTATGTCAAGACGGTCTTCGTTGATAAGGCAGGCATCTATCGCAAACAACCAACCAGGGCAGCCTTTTACGCGGAAGTAATACTCTTCGGTTTTAAGATAACCAAACTCTTTGACGTCCTCTTCGTCAAGTTTCCAACGCGAAACGCATCCAAAGTCATAAATCGAGACCTTAGTTTTGAAACGATTTTTTGCACATTTGCAAGCCTCGTCCAATATTTTTGTAACTTCTTTTCTGATATCTATCATACTATGCCTCCTTATTGAGTAAATACAATATATCATACAAGAAAAAAGTTGTCAACCTTTTGTGACAACTTTTTTGAGATTTAGTCTTCCATGAGAGAAATTCTTTTTTTGAGAATTTCATAATACTCTTTCATAACCGCGTATTGCTGACGAAGAAGGTCGGCCATCTCGTCGCTGACGGTGGTGATACGCTCACCTTCGACAAATCTTTTAAGTTTGTTGATTCTGATTTTGAGCTCATCGAGCTCAACCTTTGCTCTTTCCTTGGTCGGATTCATAGTTCGCTCCTTTAATTGAAAATTTTTGATAGGCTTGCTCAAGCATCGTATTTTGAACTTGGGCATTAGCCAACTGACGCAAAGCGTCTTTTATATTGCCGACTTTTTTGAATTCAGTATAATCTATATAATGATATACCGAAAGGTCGTCATGTTTGTTCGGTGTTATTTTAAGAGCCGTGGGCCCCGCTCCGCTGACCGCCATAAAAAGGCAGCCAATGTCGTCTTCCCAACCTTTGATGCGGACTAACAAATCTCCTGGTTGAAAAGGATTTTCTGAAATATATTCGTGTAAGCTATTTTCCATAATGTTTTACCTCACATTATTGACCAAATGTGGTTTGCCCAACTTGGACTAATCACTTCGTTTGTCGGTTCAAAACCGTCTTTCTCGGGGCTATACTTGAAGAATCCCAATACTTCGGGGCAACTATATAAACCGCCAGCCGTTCGTTCAAGTACCGCATATTTGCCGTCATCTTGGATATCACAAGCATTTCGGGCAAGCGCAGACAGAGCTTTTTTCTTGGAGAGATATATCCCTACCGTCTGTTTGCCACCATAAATGGGATAACCATTTTTGTCGTGTCTCGTGCCGTTCTCGGTGAAGCAAGTGATCAAATATACATATTTCATTCGTCATCATCCTCCCTATCCTCTTCGTTGGCGTACAACGCGTTGCGCGGTATAAAAGGTACCACCTTTGCTCTCGGGGGTGTATATACCTCTTTCATCTGTCTCAAAAGACCGCCTTTTATATATCCCATGAATTTGTCAAGCTCAAGGAGGCTATCTTTCACACCCTCAATATAATCTTCTGATTTACCCCAATGTCCGTCTTCTGTAGCTTGAATGGTCACCAAAGTTGCGCGTTCGTCAAGCCAGGCATCGATTTGATCAAGAAGCTTCATCTTCGTCTCGTATCTTAAAACTCTATCCTCATATTCACGAGTTATCATCAGTTCGCTCCTTTGTTTGCAAAAACTCTTTGACCTTTTGGGGATCGGGGAGATATACTGCGTAATGCGCTAGAGTGGCCTTCCCGTTTCGAACTATACCTTCGTAATCATCCACAACAAAGCGCCATCCACAAAGTTCGTGGCATGTCATTGACCAACGTAACGCTTCCACAGGATAGGTCAATGACCACTTCAAAAGAGCTTGTTTATAAGCTTCTTGTTCAATTTCTTCCGCCCGTGATACAAAACACTTTGCAACGGTCTTCAGATCGGTATTTTCATCTACGGGTAATCTCACGCTATATGTTTCTAGCTTACCACGCAATTCTCGATAAGCGCCGTCTTCAAAGTAATTCACAATCGCATATTGCCCCCAGACATCTTTAGAAGAATGCAAACAAGGGAACACAGCGTTTTGGAACTCCTCTTCCACCGCTTGCTTTAACGCATTGCCTAATTCAACTTTCGTCATTAGGATAGACCTCCACCGAAAAACATAATCATTCCAATGAAGCTACCGATTGCCAATAATAAAGTCAAAAACATTACTCTTCCTCCTCGCAGAATTCGTCCTCTTCATCCTCGAAATAGAGTTCATCGAGTTCGTCCTTTGCTTCCATCTCGTCATCTCCCATTGCCAACATCATCAACAAGAAATCATCCATTGTCGGGAACCTTCTCTAACCAATCTTCACGAACCACTTCGTCGCAGTCCTCGATTCGATACCAGTTACAGCCACCATCAAAATATGATGCCGATGATTGCTCTGTAATTGTTGTTATATTGTCGGGGTAGGCGATTCCACACTTTTCTGTGCGAACCGCCACCCTTTGCCCTACTTTAAAACGGAACTCTTTCATCGTTTTAAAAATTAACAATGACCAATTCCTTGATTTCGCCGCGGCCGTCGCCCTTACTGTTGATGTTGCGGCGCGCTTTAACTTCTTTCACATAAATGCCAGGATTCTTCTCGTACTTGTTACGGAGAGAAGTGTCGTTGTCGTCTGCTGAATTTGAGAGCATGACAGTTGAACCCTCAACAGCCCCTTTCATAAAGAATTCATAAAGACGATTTTGGTCGGCATCGGTGAAGCCGCTCTTGTCGTAAGCTGTGAAAGAGTCTTTGCCTTTCAACGGACGATAGGGCGGGTCGAAGTACGTGAAAGAATGTGTGCCCATATCCCACTTCACTTCCGTGAAGTCACCGCAGTAAATATCGACTCTTTGGAGGACATCCGAGCAAAGTCTGATATTGTCGGCGTCGCAAATCGTCGCCGATTCGTATTGGCCGAAAGGAACGTTAAACTCGCCCTTGCCATTAACGCGATACAAGCCGTTAAAGCAGGTCTTGTTAAGGAAAATGAATTCCGCCGCCTTTTGGTAACAGTTGGAGATATCAATTGCTACGGTATTGAAAGATTGACGCACCAAAAGATACACGCCCTTCTTGCCATCCAAAGTCGCCTGACCATCATAACGAAGTTGAAGCGCTTTGAGTTCGTCGATGAGCTTCTCGGGGTCTCTCTTGACACAACGATAGACATTGATAAGTGCTTCATTGCAGTCGCAAATGACACCACGCTTAAACGGATAACGTTGGAGCATATAGAAAAGCATTGCTCCGCTACCAACAAACGGCTCAATGTAAGTCGTATAAAAACCGTTCTTCACGAGCGTGTAAAAGTCTTCTCCATCGGACGAAGAAGGCAAAAGGGAATCGAGTTGTGATATAAGTTGAGTTTTACCACCCGCCCATTTGATGAAAGGACGAGCATATTGTCTTTTTTGTTTGGTCATAAGACACTCCTATTTTTTTTTGATTACTTTGATTTTAGCACAGGATGAGTGTGTTGTCAACCTTTTATGACGAAAAAATCGCAAATAAAATTAGAATTTTATTTGCAGCTTTTTAGCTCTGTTCGCCGACCAAATCGCGAGTTTTCGGCATAGTGGTAAAATCGTACTGCTCCAAACCGATCATTCCTTTGACCTGTGCATACGAGCCGTGCAGAATCATCGCGCTTTCAACTTCGTCGGTTAGGCCAACAACGACGACTTTCTTCCCTGTTCCGAAGGCGTACCCAACTTCCCATGCGGCTCCCGCATTATTCTCCTTGCCCCACGACAACATTACGAGAACATCGGCTTTGTCAATTTCGATAACATCGTGCGTAAAGACCATGAGCCCCCATTCGGCGGGAGTGTAGTCCCACGCGTTGTGGATATGAAGCTCTTGGGGTAAGTACACATCAAGCCCTTTTTCTTTAAGAAGGTGCGCCGCCCATTCCAACTGGCGTTGATGGGTTTTGGTCTTTTCCTTATCTTTGTAAGCAAAACTTCCTGCGAGATATACTTTCATTGCGTCCTCCTAAACAAAAAGCCCCGCGCCCTTCATAGCGCCGCCTCGGACAGCGAGGAAGCTGAAGGCAGCAGAGCTCTTGGCGGCCTGATTACCTGCGGCGGCTCCAGGTGACGACACTGGCATATAGCGTGTCGTGCGGTCCGTACTCCCAAGCAAAGCTATTTCACGTACACTTGGGAGAGATTCCTTTATGGCGAATGCTTCTCCATATGGCGCCCTGCACCTGATTTGCACAGTTCAGCTTGGAGAGCGACTCCAAACCCGTCACTACCGTCTATCGGGCATATATTTACTTTGCTCCGTGATGCTCCAACCATTGACGCTGGTTCATTACTAAGCAAGTTTGGTTTTGGGTGCAGGTGCAAGATTCGAACTTGCGTCTTCAGGTTATGAGCCTGAAAAGGAACCGCTCCTCTAACCTGCAATGTGTTGAGGGGAATAGTTTACTCACCCTTCTATACGCCATCTAACCAGACCTTGTGTCTTGCGCGCTTTGTACAGTTATCTTTTCCTATTGCGTTGAAAACTGTCAAACAATCCTTGCGATAATCAGAAGGCTATCGCGAACCTTCTGCCCGACAGGAGGAGTCGAACCTCTACGAATGCCCTTCATGCTGTCAGGATTGGTGGAACATCTGGGTACTGCCCCCAGGTGCCGTACAGTCCACTTCGGGTTTAAGTACGGTCGAAACTTTTCTATGCCCCACGCATGCTTGGTGGTCTTGTTTTTGACCAGAGTAACTACCACGATAGGAACGGGCCTAAACTCCGCTTTCTCTTCTTTCTTCCCCGACACATGAAAGTATGTTCGGCATTGTGGTATATTAATCTTCATTTGAAGAACTAATATCTTTCGCAAACTCCCACACGCAGCCCTTGTAAGTATGATGATGTCCAAAACCGCACATTGCTCGCCAAATAGAGTTTTGCCCCGTTTGATAACGATGCGGTGTAAAAAACCGTCCTGCTGCAGCGAGAGAATCGAATTGATATACTACATGAGTGAGATTGTTTTTATCATATCCTACAACAGCTTTTTTGTTAGGGGGCTCTCTATGAAGCACATGAAAAGCATGTTGCATGTTCTCACTACCAGACACCCACTCCAAGTTTTCGACTCGATTGTCCAAAGTGTCTCCGTTTTTGTGGTTGACTTGGTTACGCGTTTCTGTCTTATCTGGTACAAATTGGGTAGCAACTAACGTATGGACAGATTTCCCAACCCTTTTACCCCGAATCATAAGATTTACTATGTAATAACCATGAATATTGATACTGGGCTTAAGAGGAGCTCCCTTCTTACCATATACTATTCCATTCGTATCCACAGAGTATTCTTCGTAGTTCTTGCAAGGTTGCTTGTCGTACATTTTTGCTCCCAATTTGTTCATTGTTGGTAGCGGAGATGGGATTCGAACCCATACTTATTGGAGCTTAAATCCAATGTCTCTGCCAATTGGACTACTCCGCCATATCAGCGGCTCATCGCCGCTTCGTGATTATAATGTATCACACTCTCTTATTTTTGTCAACCTATTGTGACGAATTATTTTTCGTCATTTTCGAGAAAGGCAACGTTATCAGGCTGCGGCACTTCATCTTCTTTCTCGTCGTCGGTATATTCGGCAATATATTCTTTCGTGGGATCAATCCATTCCAAAATGGGGCCACCATAGTCTCTGTCTGAATAATCGTACTCAACACTGACATACTCACCATCGCTCCAAATCTTGATGTCTTGTTCTTGATTCAAAAGAATTCTGATAAACTCAAAAAAGTCTCTCCTTTCTTGGTTCCCCTCTTGAATGCCTTTTAGTTCAAAGCATAAACCCTTTTCTTGTCTCATTTTGTCTCTCCTCCATCGACCTGTTTAGAAGACTCATCCGTGAACTCTTCATCGAGCCATCTCTTGTTTTCCACAAAGTCAATGGCTTCGTCAACATAACGGAATCCTGCGCAATCGAAATTGCCATCTCCATTCACGTCAGTGTTTGGGATACCTACATAAAACGGTCCAAACACTCCGTCATGAGCGACAATAACCTTGCCGAGTTTGCTCTTATTGAATTGGCACGGACGATTGGTCGCTGGATTGGTAATTTTACCTTCTTTGTCAATGAGCCAAACCTTGTCGGGGCAAATTTTACCCGTGGCTCTTGACACACCGCCAGGAGCGATATCAAGAACATTCAAGTCGGACAACTTGCTCTCTGCATCTTCGGCAGTAAAAGCGGGTTCGATCTTAATTGCATCAATACCCATCGTCATGCGCTTTATTGCGAGAAACATCTTGCCGCCGAAATCACGCACAATGAAACCTTTCTTAAGTTCCTCGTCAGAGTGAAGCGCAATTTCTTTGTCTATGTCTGCCCATGTTTCTTCAGTCAACATTTGACCATTTTGAAGCTCTTCTGCGTTTACGATTGTATTCATTGTTCATTCTCCTTTAAGTCTGTCTTTTTTATAATGCCGCGGTTTTTGCCACCATCGCTTTCCCACACGACCAAGTCGCCATAAACCGAAGAGTGGCAGTCTCTAAACCAACGTTCGTCGCCATCTATTTCATAATAGCACTTCCCCTTACGATCAAGCCACATAATGAAATATCCCAAAGCGTGAAATGCCATTACTTGTTCATAGGGCGATTTGGGCTCTACTCCAACCTGGAACAACCAATCGCGAGCTTCTTTGTTGTCAAACTCGTTGACGACTTCTTCGCGCTTTTTGCGCCATACCTGAAACCCCCAACTAATGTTGTGGGTGATTTCGTCCACCTTTCTCTCGATATCAGTCATAAATTTCTACCAACCTATAACCATCTACTACGCGAACACTGATCCAAGTGGCTTCGATTTTTGTATCGTCCCAAATGATAGTGTGTTCACGAAGAAGTCTTGCCGCAAACGAAACGAAGTCTGCGGAACACCCAGCTTGTCTCATCGCTTTTCTAAGTTCGTTCATATTATTCTCCTTATTTTCTATATTTACGAGTATCGTAAACTTCGGGAATATCAAGCACCGTAATCAATTCTGTAGTCGGGCTGAATACAAAAATTTGATTGCTGAAAACTCTCAATTCTGCTCCAATGCAAGAGTGCGCAGCAACTTTTTGCAAATAGTTACGGAACTTTGGATGTGTAAACACTTCGGGTTTCTTTCCGTTACGATAAGCTCTGTCTGCAAATGCCGCAGCATCTTTTCTGTTTGATCTCTCGACTACTCTATCGAAGCCATGTTTTGTTACATTGTTGTTTTCCATTTTGAAAACCTCCTGTTGTTTTTTACAAGAGCATAGTATCATGGTTTCGATAGAAAGTCAACCTTTTATGACAAAAAAATTTTAAATTTCGTCAAGCGAAGTTATGAGTCCATCTATAATGCCCATGTCAATCGCATCTTTCGCCCAAATGAACCACTCGGTGCTTCTCTTCTTGTTGTACGTCTTTTCAGGAATTGTGGTTCTCTCAAGAACATATTTTTTGAGAAGCTCAATACAGCGGGTGTAATGCTCCATCTGACTCTTACTTTGTTCGTAAGTACCAGCAGCGCCGCCAGAGCCGCTATGAATCAAAAATTGCGCATTCGGATAAGCGAATCTCTTGCTACCTGCAAGCATAATATAAAAGCCAGCCGACATCGCAACGCCCACATTATAAGTGTATACGGGCGTTTTGCTCAACAACAGCGTGTCAATGAAATGTAAACAAGAATCTAAACTGCCGCCATAGGAGTTAATGAGCAACTTAATGGGTTTGCGTTCTTCTACAGGAATGTCCCTATCTTGACGGTTCCAGCGGATTATACGACGAGAATAGTCGACTAAAGCATCGTTTATGTCGAAATCCAAATAAAGAATGCGCTCGTTGAGGTCGAGGTAAGTTTCATATTCTGTGAAATCGGGAAGAACACTTGCTTTCCCCAATTTCCCCAAATCTATAGCGAGGTCTTCAAGATTGGTAAAATCTTCACACTTTTTGTTCATCTGCTAACTCCTTTTGGTTGACTTCGGCTTCTTGGAGCAACTCACACAACCACGTTTGTTTAGTTTTAACACGGCTAATTCTAACCGCCTGTTGCAAAATCTTCTTTTGTCCCACAATAACACAATATTTTCTTGCCCTTGTTATCATTGTGTACAAAAGTTCTTTCGATATTAAAGCGTATGACGAACTGTCAATTGCTCCTATTACATATGGCGAGGAATCGCCTTGCTTTTTGTGGACCGTAATCGCATAACCCAAAGAAAGATTGTCATAATTTTCTTGGGGGAGGATAATGTCACCTTGCTCGGTTAAATTGATTATCATGTAATCGGGACCGATTTCTTTAATGTAACCAACATTACCGTTGTAAATGGGTTCTTTCTCTCCTTCCACATTCAGCGTTTTATAGTTGTTTTTTAGTATGATAATACGGTCGTTTCTGCGATATGTATAGTCATATTTAATTCCACTGTCACAATAATGGACTGTCACTTCATCGTGTTGAGGAAGCCCATTAACAATCTCTTGGATAGCTAAGTTTATTGCACGGCAACTCGCATCTCCTCGGCTTCTCATTGGCACTAAGACTTGAATATCGTTGACAGGAACATGTTTATTGATATATAACTCTTTGAACTCGTTGATTACCTTCTGCTTAGTCAAAGCGCCGTCAACATACGTCACCAGCTTAAAGTCTCGTTTACCCCCACGATATTCCTCTCCCGTGGTTGCAGTAGAAACAATCTGTTCGCCACATGCAACTTTGAGAGATTGGGTGATAATACCACTGTCAGCTTTTTGACGCTGAATCTTAGTCAATTGCACAGTCGGAATAGTGTGAGACTTAATGGTGTCGGTGAGGACACTTGCGAGCCCTATCGCCTCGAGCTGGTGAGTATCACCGATAAATAAAACTTTAGCACCCGTTGGTACAGCACGAAGAAGATCGAGAGTAATTTCACCGCCCCACATTGAAACTTCGTCGCCAATGATAATATCATAGGGCACGGGATTGTCTTTGTTGTGACGAAACTTCCCTGTGTCGAGGTCATACTTCAATAAACGGTGAATAGTTTGACCTGGGATATGAGTTACTTCTGTCAATTTAGAAGCTGCGCGACCTGACAAAGACACCTGCGCCACAGCATATCCGTGCGCTTTTAAGACGTGAGCAATGCCATTTACCGAGTGTGTCTTACCTGTGCCGCCGAGACCAGTCAAAATACTAAACTGATTATTCAAAGTATTCCAAATTGCCTCATTTTGTTCAGGGGTATACTTAAAGCCCTGCTTACCTTCGATGTCTTCTAAGATTTTTTCTGCGTAATCCTTATCAATTTCAATTGTTGCTTTGCCTTTTTGAATGCGAACAATCTCATTTGCTAATTCTTGCTCAAGCTCTCGATATTCCATCAAGCCCACGCGTCCATTATCTTGGTCGAAGTACAACACATTGGTCTTAATACCGTTGCGGACAACGTTATAAATCTTCTCTTCGTCCGTATCTCCACACACTTGACCGATTGCTGTGCACAAGTCATCCACATCTACCCATGAGTTACCATTTAAATCGGCCTGCTCTCTTAAGTAGTGAACAAGGTAAGCTCCCATACGCTCTTCGGAGTCAAGAGCTATTCCTTGTGCCAAAGCGATATCGTCTGCCTTTGACCAACCATAGCCAGGAACTTGGATAATGAGTGTATAAGGATTTTTTTCAACTACTGCTACGGCAGCGTCGGCCGATCCATAAAATTGCACGAGTTTATCTATTGCGTTCTTGGTCAAACCCAAATCATGAAACTTGACATAGGCATAACCTTTATCACGGCTGTCCTCATATTTTGTAATCATTCGCTGAGCGACCACAGGGCCGATACCTTTGGCTTTGATTAAAGTTTTGACATCGCGATTCTGCAACAATTCAACTGGATTGTCAAACTGTTCGTACAACGATTCGATTTGATTGGGTGTCAAAAAGAAAGAGAAAAACTTTCTCTGGTCTTCTTCATCATCCATATCGTAGTCCAAACACATGGTATCTATTTCATACTGCAATCCGTATTTCTCGTCTTTCACCAACCGAGCGCTGATTGTGTACTCATCACGAGTGTTAAGTGCGGGCATTCTTCCTTTGGCTGTAAAGTGATTGGACAATAGGAAAACAGGTGGCACATCACCATCTAATACCTCCAAAAGGTTAAATGCAGCGATAGTCCATGTCCCCGAGCTTTGTCCAGTCTTGGGATAAATAACACGGTCTAATCGCGCCTTCAATCTCACCTTCTTATCCATTATTTCTTCGCTCGCCAAAGCGTATCTAGTGTCCATTGCTACCTCATTCTTCTGATATACGAAAAGATTAACACAGAATCGCTTCTGTGTCAACCTTTTGTGACTTCTTTTTTTTTAATTTTCGCGCTCAAGCTTGAGCTTGGGATAAGTCCCCACTGACTCAATCAAGTTTACCGAATGTCGGATTCCTTTGTCATAGTCAGTCTTCGGCAAGAACATATTCTCTTGGCGTACTCCATAAATAAGAAGTTTGTTACCGCGAGTAAACCATGATTTTTCAATCATCGTTTTCTTACCCTTGTTGTCAACTGTACTTATATTCTTATTATAATGAATATAAGAACCTGCGTAGAACTTTACATCGACCACCCCTGTAGGAGTGAGCAAAGAAACGATGTGTTTATTGTTGTTTGCTCCCACGACAGTCCCCGCTATCCCAACGATATCGTATACGGGTGCTTCCTTACCGTTCTTAAGCTTTTTCATACGAATAGGTTTAAGTTCCTCGGGAAGGTCTTTGAATGAACGAAGATTATACGCGAGAGATTGCATACTTGCCAATTCGTGTCCGCTGTAATAGAAGCTCATTGATGACATTTCCCACGCACTTAAACTTCCTTGACAATACTTGTCCCACATTTCCTGTACTACTGCATCGCATTCGGCTTGATAAAGAAGCTGACGCCCTTCCTCGGAACTAAACCAATTCATGAGGGGAGCAACGAATTCTTTATATTTCTTCTCGAATGCAGATGGCTTCACTGTGTAACCTGCGGGCACTACGTCATATTCTTTTCCGAGTGTCATTTTGTCTTTGAGATAAACCTCAAAGAATTTGACACTATCAGGATCGACAATAACATAAAGTTTTTGTGCCGCCTGTTTCTCGTTTTTATCAACCCACTTTTTGTAGTTAAACATGCGAATTTGTAAGTTGAAATCTTCAGGAACGATATTGAGTTCAATCGCTTTCCCTAAATGCACCGCTGTAACCTTCTCTTTTAGGGCGACTTTTGTGCGCGCCAACGATTCAAGATATGAGCGCATAATCGCCTGACGGGGTCTTTGTTCGATAGCATCAAACGAACCCGCTTTGATAAGAGAAATCATTTGAACAGGAGTGAGGGTTAGGCGATTCATGAAATCCTCGAGCGATGAATACGGACGACCAGCGATGATGGTATTAGCCAAGTCTTGGTTTATGTTCGTCACTGTCGAAAGACTGTAAATTATAGCATTGTGTTCAACGTCAGGAATGAAATCGAGTTCTGCCAAGTTAATATCGGGCAGCATAATCTGAACCCCGTTGAGTTGTGCGTCACTGATAGCCTTAGCAATTTTGGGATAGTTGACGGGCACAGATTTCGCCTTTTTCGGCTCATCTGATGTTTCGTCGTCTTCCTCGTTATCTTCTTCCCAAAGAAGGCTGGTATCTTCGTCTTCGCCATCTTCTTGGTCGATATTCTCCTCAAAATCGGTTGCAGAAGAACCTGCGTTAACACACAGGCAAGCACACGCCCAAAAAAGAGGGTTATAACGAGTTGCAAGGTTCGCCTCTTGTACCGCTTCGATACTGTAAGCAATATCATGAGGAATAGAAAAGCTATAACCAATTTGCGGCTTAACTAAATGGTTCCAACAATACTCCAGATACTCTTTTCTAGCCATTTTATTCACTCTCCTCTTTGTCAATTGCCTCAAAGAAACGCTTTTTCATTTTCTCAATTTTCTTTGCGTCTTTTTTCGCCACTGCTTTACGTAATAAGTTTGCCTCACCTAAAGTAAAATTCGCAATTTCAGGGCGTTGCACTAGGCGCATCATGTCTTCTTGTTCAACAGAATTGCCATATTTGGACAATAACTCCTCTTTGAGGACCTGTTGTTCTTCGGGAGTTAAACCAGCTTCGTTCATTTCTTTATACCATTCGTTGATGTTGTTGCGGAATCTGACATATCTATCCAGAGGACGTTCTTCGCCATCTTCGCCCATTAATCTCATAACAGCGTTGGCAGCTCCAAGTTCCACAACCGACGTCGGACGAGTGCGTTTGATACAAACAGCCCCAACTTGAGTTTCGAACTGGAAAAGATTAGCTATCTTACCGTTTTGCATATCTTCCCACATTTGAGGATTTTTATAATCAAGCACATCGGGATGAAGATATTTATTGTAAGTTGCTCGCAAAGAACCCTGCCACTGAATCTCGCCCGCCTTAAGCAACAGCTCTACACATTTCATCAGTTTAGTTTGAGCGTCGGTATACAAACAGTCAAACTTCAATGACCCAACCTGATCGGCCGCGCGGTAATCGTAACAAGTAATACGCGTACCATTGGGGGCGCGCATCATTCCCAAATGTTCAAGATAACCGTGAGAGAACACATAGCAAGCTGAAGCATGAACTCCCGCACCTGAAATTAGCCCTTCTATTTTACAGACCGTTTCGTAAAGATTGGGATAGGCTTTGAGGGCTTTGATAAGTTCGGGAGCAGGTTCATACCCTTGCTCTTCGTTGCCATTTTCGCACTCTTCCAAAGTGTACACGTGCCCACGCGACATCGGTACCATCGCAGACAAAGGTTGAGCTTCGTCAACTGGGATGTCGAGACCACGACAAGCGGTCAAGATTGCAGACTTTAATGATTCTTTTTTATAAGTTAAAGTGTTTAAAACGCAATCATAACCATAATGTTGGCGCAAAGCTTCCATCAATTCTGGCGCTTTGTCGTTCGAGAAGTCGCAATCGATGTCCATAATTGTGGCACTGCTCTCCACGTTCATAAAACGCCAATAGGGAATGTCGTAAAGCATTGGATTGGCTTGAGTTATACCTATAAGATAGTTAATCAAGAAAGACATTGCAGAACCTCTTGAGACGCCAACGAACGTGACTTCCCAAGCTATATCGACAATCTCTTTGACCAAATTAAGGTAAGCACTCATTCTTTGGTTAAGAGCTTCGCTAACCACCTTGAGAGTGTACAACTCAATTTCTATTCTATCCGCTTGCTCTTTACCAACATCGAAGTTCTTGTCAAGAATCCCTTGTTCTATCGAATAAAGCAAAAATCTATCTTGCGGGTATTCGCTATAAGCATAGAATTTGATATTTGGGCAACTCTCGTACCAATCCTTAAGCAAGTGACGTACTTGAAATTCAGGCAACTTGCGTTCGGGAACGATGATGGGGCAGCGCATATCATAATATTCAATTTGATTGTAAATCAATTGAGTATTATTAATTGCGGTATCAACAACATCACTCGGCAAATAAGACAAGATTCGGCGAATCTCGCCTTCGGGCTTCATGTAAGTATACTTGTAAAACGCATTAACTTCACGGTCGCTCTCCGCCTTACTGTTCAAAAACTTCTCAAAAATGGGGAGGTCTTCCTTGTTGAGATAATGAGCATCTTGTGTTATAATATAAGGTATACCAAAAAATTCAGACAACTTTATGATATAACGGTTAACATCTTGTTGGTCATCGGAGTCGGAATCCTGCATTTCCAAAAAACAATTTCCTTCACCGAAGGTGTCCATCATCCAATTCACCATGAAGTTAATTGAATCCGAATCTCTACGCAAAATACTCGTGCCCAAACGACCGCCGACACAAGCGGTCGAGGCAATCAAATGTCCTTTGCTTTCGCCGATGATTCTTTCAAAATCTTGATAGAATGTGGGGGTGCGACGTTGGCCACGCTCCATATAAGAACGCTCCCAAGCCTGACTTGAGAGTTCGCGCAATTGTCTATGACCAACTTCGTCTTTTGCCAAAAGGATAAAGTGCCAATACTTATCGGCATTTTTATACTCACTTTCATCTATAAGATAAATTTCATTACCAAGAATAATCTTAAAATCGGGATGCTCTTCTCGTATCTTATCTCCACAATTCAGGGCTTCAATATGGCCACTAATAATTTCATGATCAGTAATGGCCAAGCCGTTAAATCCATATTCAATCGCTTTATTAATCATCTCGGGGATTCGGTTGATTGAATCTCTGAGATGCAAATTACTATATTGCGTATGATTGTGTATTGAACAGAACATTTGTGTCTCCTTTTTACAATCTCTACTTATCTTATCACAAAACCTAAAAAAGTGTCAACCTATTGTGACACTTTTTCTTCAAGATATTTTTTCATCATTGCTTCTGCCGCTCCACAAGGATAAAATTCCGTACACTTTCCACCGCGGTAAACACAGTTCGGAACCAACAACCCTTTGAATTCGGGATTGGCCTCTTCCACTTGACGGCAAATCTCGGCAACAACTGCCCTGGTTTCGGGACTTGCTTGTGTACAAAGTCGCTTGTGAGCAATGTCCATTAGCGCTTGGGCGTTCACACACCAGCACATATCAACAGGTGCATCTTGTGGAGCCTTGCCCCTATCATATTCGGATTGACGGTCATTGCGTTGTGTTTTCACGAACGGCGTCACACCCACGTGATGTCTCACAAGGTGCATAGCACAATAATACGGAATATTAACGATTTCAAATACAAATTGCAAAGTCCTAATGGGGCTATGTTCGGATGCGAGAATCTTATGTTTCCATTCGGGCGTTGGTGGTTGCTTAGCGTCTTTACCGATCGTTATCAGAGTACATTTTTTACATATCATCCAATCTTCATCAGTTGGGTGCTTGAGGATTGTTACTTTTGGCAAATCTAAATTCATAATATTCTACTTCCTTTATATTTAAGTTGTTGCAAAATTTATAAATACGAGTATGTCCTACCATCCCATGCACAAGAAAAAGTGTTTATATTCACCGTAGGGAAGTAAGTATCGTGCACATTTTTTTTGCGCATTCCTTGTTCTTTACATTTTCTAATAAACACAACATCTTGTTTTGATAGAACACAGGCGTGATTGCGGGTCTTTTGGTGCTTGTGCTTGTACTTATTCTCTTCCGTATAAACATCATAATGAATTTTTTTCCAAGTCTTCCCATTCCATATATCAGCGAATGTATTCGGCGAAATAAGATTTCTACATAATTCATAAGCCTGAGATTTTGTAATGTCTGTCGTGTAAAGCTCACGTATTTCGTAAACTAGCGCTTCAGTCATTTTGGCATTGGTGTTATTTTCTCCCTCCAAACCAGCTGCTCCTCCCTTGAGAATATTATATCCCAAAGAAGAAAGACAATTGTATTGCTTAATATAAAAAATCTCTAAATCGTCCAACTCTTGAGGCGAGCACTCTTGCAAAATTTCGAATTTGAAATTTTCTATTCCATATTTTCTCAAATCCATTTGCAAAGGAGAAATCTTTTCTTTGTTTCTTCTAGCTTGATTTAAGTGTTCTTGCCATCTGCCTCCTATGTTCAAAGATTGCCCCACATATTTCATATCATTAATTATGTTAGTAATTAAATAAATTCCAACTTTGTTATTAGCAGCAGAAAACCAATCACGTTGTTCTTGGTTTAAAACCAAATTTTCAACGACACCCTTCTTCATTTTTATATTATTCCTCTATAACAAAACAGTTACATTTATGACTATGTGCCGTACAAGCGTCCAGCCCCACAATGCCCTTATCGATAAAGATGTCGAAGCAGGCTTCATCGTCAAACTCAGTTCCTTTTTGGTGTAGTCTGTTATGCGCCCAGCTGGTATGCCAATGGCCACATACGACCGTCTTGTTGGGAACCTTGTAACCTATGCGCCACATTTCAAACGGATTACCCCATCTTGCGCTGTCCCACTCTTCTTTGGTCGCCTTCCTCCAATCGGGAGTGCCAATCGGCACCCAAGAGTGAACAAAAACATATTCGCCAAGTTCGTAAAAATCAACACATTCCGCGAGATAGTCCCACAGGATTTTAACGCTTTTTATTTTGTAAAACACGTCATGATAATCCCAATCTATATTTCCTCGAACACCGTACCAAATGGCATCTTCGTTCATTCCACAGAGATTAAAGATTGTCTTGAGAGTGCCGTTGGATATGTCATTTTGATAAAACTCGCGACGTTTGACACAGCTTTCGAGCAAGTCCTCGTGATTACCTCGAACAAAGACTCGACGCTCTTTCGGAATGGACATCAGGAACTCCAACACGTCTATCGACTTCGGGCCACGGTCTAGCACGTCGCCGCAAGAAATCAAAACATGATCGGGATTATTGATATCGAATCCCGCCGTGTCCAACGCTTGTTTCATTTCGTCATAAAACGAATGAACGTCGGCTACTACAAAGAACTTCTTACTCATTGGCCTCTTTCTCCACATCCGTAACTTCAGGTTTTACGATGAAACGACGATATTTGTCCAAACCTACAAGTTCGTTAGCGAATTTTTCAGTATAGAATTCATAATAAGTCTTATTGTGTTTCTTCCTGTAACTGTCACCGAACGCTGCCCAACAGATTGAAGGAATGCCAATCACGAAGAAAAATAACGGTCCAAGGAAAAGGCTTTGAAGCGAATGTCCATACTCGTGAGCTACGAGTGTCTCATCTTCATCGTCGGTTACAAACAAAAACATGCCTAAAGACACAGAACCGTATTTGTTATTCCATTTGGTTACGACTGCGTTTTTGTATTTTTTAGATTTGCATCCCAGCATTTTACAAGCCAAGAACATCGCCAAACCTGCAAGATTCTGGAGGATGCCCCAAGTGAATTGGAGCAAAACGTACATAAGCTGATTAGTCATTATCTCTTCCCCTTTTTATTTAGCATTCGGCATTGTCCAAAACTTACTTGGCTTTTTTGTGCCAGGGACATCGCCTCTTGCTATTGCTATATTTTTTTGAACTCCATCTTCTTCATAAATTAGAATTTCTAGAAGTCCATATTCAATTGTGGAAATCACCGCTGCACGCTGTAGCTTGTCTCCCAACTGTGCAACAAAATAATCTCGTGCTTGACACCAAACGGTGACATCGGGTGTCCAAATCACTTTATTATATGTGGTGGGAATTGCCACTTCTGTGGCATCTGCTTTTTTTCTCGCCACGATTCACCTCAAATCAGACCTGGGTAAAACATGTTGAAACGCTCAATGAATGCTTCTGCACGCTCTTCGGCATCTTGACGTCCCAACAATCTATCTTCAGTAAGAACATCGCCAACTATAGCGGCGATATTTTGTTCGATAGATTTTGAAGTGACTACAGAATCAAGCTGCTTTGCCGCAACTTGATATGCGTGCGCATAATTGAAATTGTACGGATTCATATCTAGCTCGTCTGCGCGAAACGCCGCTTTAAAAGCATAACAAATACGCAAACCAAGTTCGCGCGTCATTGTCTGTGATGGAGCTGTAAGTGTGTCCCAAAAAAGTCCCATATAAAACCTTCCTTTTATTTGATAAATTGATTATAACACAGATATAAATGCCTGTCAACCTATTGTGACAGGCATTTGCTCAAAAAATCTTGAATAACCTGCTCAATTTCTTGCTCTGTTTTTATGACATAGGGTATCCTAAGTAAAGGAATATTGTGATTTGAACAATACTGGTTTTTCTGCTCATCATGGCGATGCAGCACTTCCCAATATTCCTCAGTTGCAAAAGAGCTATTTTCAATGGGGCCGTAATGTTGCAAACCGTCATATTCAATACAGGCCACAACATCTCGTGTCTCGTTTAAAATAGCAAAATCAAAACGTAGCTTACCTTTGTCTTTTAAATCAGAAAAAGAATATTCGCTTTGATATGTGATCCCCATTTTTATTAATGTCCTTTCCACGAATCGCTCTCCATTACTATATCGCTTAAGGCACTCTCTACAACAATTGACACTCCGAAGATCGTCTCGCAATATTAAACGATTTACTACTCGGTAATGGCCACAGTCGCACCGACACACCCAAGAGTCTCCTGGTTGACGAACGGAGGTCAAATACAAAGGAGACAAACTTCCAATTTTTGTGCCCCGTTTATCATCAAAAGAACCACCTAAACTACCTTCAAATTCTGGCCATTTAATTTTTAATTCTGCATACTCGTTTATAGAAGTCGGGGTGTACAACACACGTCTTTCTAAGCATCCACAAGAAGTAGTATTCCCAGATGTCAAAGCCCAAGTGCTAACGCTCGTTAAAGAACCACACAACAAACAGCGGCAAACCCAGATAACATTATTTTTCTTTGTCGTCGAGGGTTCTCCACTACGATACAAAACTATTAAATTACCATATTGTTGCCCTCGTAAATCTTTACACTTGGGACTCACTAACCCTTCATATTCCACAGGGCATTCTTCATCAATGGGCCGACCACCTTGAAAATATGTTTTTAAACTTTGTGCACCAGGATGATTTATAATGTAATACAATCTTCTATAAGGAATTAAACCAACTTGTTGTGTATCCAATTCTCTGACCACCCAACGCACCGCACAAGATTTCGGCTCGTCCATTCCCCTATACAATACCTTATAATTACCGATGACTTGCCCAGTTAAATTGCAAATCCTCTTGATATGTTCCCCATCATATTCAGGATATGTTTGCTTAGCCTCCTTTTCGTACTCGCAGGGGGTCTGAACCCAACAAATTTTTTCACGAATGATTGCTTTTGGCTTTTTGGGCATTTTGTAATGTAAAACTTGATAGGAAGTTTTTATAATGGGCTTGCTATCTATTGTGCACACCCATTGGGGGGCACCGTTATGATTCTGAAAATATCGATAACACACCTTCAAATTTTCAGAAGAAAAACCCACAAGATTCCGATAATCAGAGCCAATAAGACCAGAATATTCAGGATAATCTTTTTTTAGTTCGACAAAGTCTTCAACTGGTTCATAACTTTTATACAAACGCGACTGTTGTGCACAACCGCAACTTTTCGTTGCTCCACTGCATAATGTACTACTCCTAGCCACGCTAATGTTTCCGCAACTGCATTGGCACACCCATCTAGCACCTTTTGGAGTACTTTCAGCAGATTGATATAGAACAGTAAGTTGCCCAAAGATTTTTCCTGTTAAATCTTTAAAGCCATAACCCCGAACACCAGTGTATTCGGGGTATTTTTGTTTAATTAATTCTAATTCCTGCGTTATCATATCAGAACACAAAATTATACTTTTTTTTGATTTTTTCACGATCGGGAGGAATCAAATCTCTCTCCTCGTCTGATAAATCTACACACTGCTCCATAAGATAATGTCTCATAACTTTCTCATGATTTTCAATTCCTTGCCAAGCATTGAGAACATCATAGGTGGGGTTATCCCTTTGCCACTGACTTTGATAAGGACACAAATGACGAGCTCCTTCTGGTTGGAGTGGATTGGTTCCACAAAAATTACACCAATGACATAAGGGAGAGGGGTGTGGAGTCCAATCCTGAGATTCTATCCCAGCAAATAGTTTGTCCAACTTGGTTTCGGCACGTTTTAACCAACCTTTTGTCCCCGCTCTTTGTCGCATATTGATAAAAGGCAAGTCCCAATAACACTCATCAGGATCTTCTTTTAAGTTATAGCAACTCTTCAATGCCAATGAATATATCTTCATTTGGAGGGGCGTTGGCACTTCTGTTTTTTCATCAAATGGCGCTGCCTTTGTTTTAATATCATCGATAATGTACCTGTCTGTGCCTTTATAGCGCATTACTCTATCGATATATCCTGAAATCAAATGCCCCTTAAACATAATTTCAAAATATTTTTCAACATCAACGATTTCAATATCGGGATGCTCTTCAAGAAATTTTTTCTGGCGATAAATACCCTCTTCGGCGTAGTATTTACATCTCGCCGCATAAGAACTGCCATGTTTGTCAATGGCATAATATTCATCAGGAAACTTTTTCTTAATGAAATTTATACCCTGAATTCCACCCTCGCGATCGAACTTGTCTTTCTTTGGAACATCCATGTTCCAAAAATCTTCGATAAGAGCAGGATAATCAGGCTCGCAACCGTTGATATACGCTTCTGAAATACGCTGTTCTATTAAGTGAACCAAAGTACCTACTGCTGTTGCAATTGTTTCAGCACTAAAATACTTCCCATCAACATATTGAAGCTTATATTTCCAGCCACATTGCTTATAAGTATCTACTTTTGTATAGGAGAATCTCTCCAACTTACTTTTTTGCGGCACGCTTACGCTCCTTTTTGAAGTCTACTTCGGGGGACGGAATATAGATCTTCTTCTTCATTAATTTTTCAAGAGTTTCTTGCCCCATGTCGCTCGGAGAGCCCTTTGGAGGAAGCAATCCCTCATAATCCATTACGATATACACATTCATATATTTCGTAAGGGGTAAAACCACTTTAAGCAACTTTTGTTCATATTCACGAGTTTGTTCAGACTCGGGATTGGTGTCGTTCTCTCGGTCATAAGCAAGAATAACTTCTTCAACTCCAAGTTTGAGCAATAAGTCTATTTGAACAGGAGAAATCGATGAACCGCAGGTCGCAGCCACAAAACAATTCTCTCCATAATAACCATAACATTGCATAACGCTCTTCTCGCTTTCTACCAACATAATCTTCTTATGTTTTTTGATTGCAGCAAGATTTTCATGCAAGCCATATAAGCACGAACCCAACGGGTGCTTAAAGCATTGTTTTTCAAGGTACGCGGGCATGTACTTACGGCCATCAATAAGGTCATCAATGTTATAAGAACGCCCTCTGATTCCCACTAGATTTCCGTCCATATCATAGTGGGGAATGATAATTTTTTGATTTGCCATATCGATACGGATTCCAAATTTGCGCATCGTTTCGGCAGTAATGTGGTCCTTCTTCCATTCGGTCGGAGCTGCCAACGGTCCAAAACACTCAAGAATATTGGGGTTAAGAATCGGCAAAGTCGCATCGGGCTTTTGAACTTTTTGATAAAACTCATATTTGTTCAAGATGTCCCAATCGCCTGTTAATTCTTTTTCTGCTCCTTCCTCAAAACCACGACGTTTCGTGTCAAGGTGGAAGAAATTAATTATATATTTGTAAGCCTCTATAAACGTGTCAAAACCCTTTGCCCGCTGTACCAACTCAAACACATCCATTGAACCACATTCGGTGTAACAATAAAACATTTGAGAATCGGGATAATAGTAAAGTTTATAACTACCATATCCAGGTGAGTTGTGGCAAACAGTCTGAAAAATTGGTGCTCCTGAAGCGTCCCAAAGGTTACCATTTGAGCCAAGACCCTCGGTAACCAAACAGATGATATCTTCAGTTGAGAGCATTTGTTTTACTTTTGAAGTGTCCATAGCTCACCTCAAAAAGTAAACCCATATTTTTCCTCATACGTTTTGTCGAGGACAACTTCAACGCTCGTATCTTCAATCGTGAGAAGATTACCATTGTTGTCGGTAACAAAGCACTCCGTTGCACGACAAGTGGAGCGGTCGAAGTTGATATAGACTTTAATGTTGTTGTATTGCCCACGTCTTACTTTGTAAACGTGAATAACGTGAGTAGGCTCAATTTGGAATCCCTTGGCAACATAAGAATCAATGACTGTTCTATCCGATTCACGGACGGGGAGCATAATACTACCGATATCAATCTTATCAGAAATGGACTTTGCACCACGCAACAGTTGCTGGTCGGCTTCTTTTGCGTTCTTCCAGTCGCCCGACAACTGTGTCGCTGACCATATGTAAATATCCAATTCGTTGCACAAGTCTTTGAGACGAGTAGTAAACATAAGTAAGATTTGGTCTTCACGCAGATTACTGATTTTAGACTTCGAAGCACCTTCGCTCATTATCTTAATTGTGGTACTCAAATAGTCATAGTAGACATAATTGACGTGCTCAATTTGATAATACTTACGAATAAGTTGTTCGATGTCATCCATATCGTAGTTGCTAATTTGGACAAAGTAAAGATTCGCTTGTTCGAGAAGTTCGACCGCTATATCTACTCTTTGTTCTTCGCCAGGACCGTAATTACCATTTAAAATCTTATGTTCGGGGACACCTGACACATATGCTAACCACATCGTTTGCACTTCTTCAAGTTCCAACTCTGTGGAAATGTACAGCACGCTTTCGCAAAGATTGGTGGTTTTCCAAACATTGCGCTCTACATCGAAAATCTTCGGAACAGCGAGGTGAGCACTCTCTGCCGCCATACGACGAGATTTACCAACACCTTGTGCCGACGATTCAAGATACAGCTTTTTCAAACGCTGTCCACGATAAAGAGTTGTGAGTTTAGGCATAGTTAGCGGCAAGCCAACTTCAGGAGTTTCTTTGAAACGCTCTTTTGTTTCGCGTAAGCCGTCGCCGCTCTTCGTCTGCACAATACCACGATTTTTAGAGAAATCGTCTTTAACTCGAATAAGTTTAGTTTCGTAAAGTGCAAGAATTTGTTCAATCGAATATGAATCGAGACGTTCTTGCATCTCTGCAGTTTTGATGGGATCTACGATATTATCATCATAAAAATCGCTAATATCAAAACCTTGTTCTACAAGCTTATTCAAGAGACTCATTTTCTTGAGGGTGGTATAATAATAAGGGAAATTGCGTTCTTCTGCGATTTCAAGAGCCTTGATAACATATTCCACGCCACGATTATCCGTGAACACCTTGTATTGAATCGGATATTGAGCCAAGTATTGGTCCACATCGATGTGAGTGATTGTTTTCAAGCCCGAAGTCGCCAAGTTGCTAATCGCGCCAAAAAGAATCCGATGGAATTGCTCGGTAAAATCGTCCATTGTGAGAGTATACTCTGGTCTATTACAAAGCAACGGATTCTTCATAAGGCACGCAAGCACCTGAAGTACGGCAAGTTTATTTGTAAGCTTCTTTTTATTATCAGCCATAGATATTATAAGTCCTCAATGTTAAATTTTGGCTTGCGAGTTTGGTTTTGAGGCGGGGCCATAATTATGGTGCGTTTAACAGGTGTTAAATCAACCTCGCTATTCTTCTTTGCAAGCTCCTTTTGTTCTTTAAAATAGTTGCTTGCACTTTCATAATAGAATTTAATTGCCCATAAACCGCGCTCGACATCGGGAATGTTGCCCAATATCATATAATAATAATATAGAGTGGCCTGCATTCCCCGCAGAGTCTTTTTTTCCTTGTGATAAGCTTGAATTTGCTCAAGCCATTCAGGTGGAAACTCAGTTAGACCGAAGAGCTCTTTGATAAACTCAACGAGCTCTTCCAGTTCTTGCTCAGCACTTTCGGCTTCCTTGATGGCTTTATTGTAACACTTCGGACAATAAGTTTTGCCCTTGAATGTCAATTTCGAAGACGGTACAACAGTTGTACCGCATTCAGCGCATCGAAGTGCGGTCGCCATAAGCTGTCAATTAATAACCAAGTTCCACGAGGCCATCAAGCAACATCTCAAGTTGCTGACGTTGGGATTCGTTCGCATTGGTCGCCTTGAAGGTGTCGGGAATACCCAAGTCTTCCATGAGTTGAGCATACTCATCGATGCTACCTGTTTTCTCGTTCATTGCTTGGAGTTTTGTTCCAATGCTGTCAATCAAGTCTTCCAAAGGAAGTTTTGCCTCGGCTTCAGCTTTCCTTGCTTTTGCCGCTTTCTTTTGGGCTTCTTGAATTGTTGCCGCTTTCATACCGCTTTCGTTCTCTTCTGCCTCGATTGCATCGCTAAGAGCCTTGTCGAGTTTTTCGATGTTCCATTCGGGAATGGACTTCACGATATGTGTGAAACGGCTACCCGCTTGATAAGCAGGATTGTTTACAAGATACAAGGTGGAAAGAGTTTCTTCTCCATCTTCCGTTTCGGGCTGAATTTGAGCATAACCGATAATGTCACAAAGGTCACAAATCGGGTCCACAACTCTCTTGTCCCCTCTCGGATAAATCTTGGTGTACTCTTCACCTTTTTCGTTTTGGAAAGCACGCTCGCCTTCGTGTGCAATGAAGAACACGGTGTAACCTGCGTTGGTAAGGAGCTTGAGATACTTGTTGATTTCTGCTCCATATTCTTTCCAAAGACCATAACCTCTATTCGAGTAACCTACTATATTTCTATAATAGTCAGACTATATCACCAACTTATTCAGCAGCTCCAAATAAGTTGCGATGCACTTCCAGTAGTAGCTCATCTTCTACTGTACTTCCCTACACTCATCGGGAATAGTCGTTTGACCTTCCAATTACTTGGCTTGGCACAGGATTGACTTCGGCGGTCATCCGTTCAGTCGTTCCCTGTTAGCACAATTCCTAATCGCCATTTCCTGCGATTCCTAATCGTGAATTGTACACCCTTGAGCCTCAAGGTTCACATCGTACACAAGTATTGTCACCAATACAAGGGGCAATAGTGTTTACCGTCATTAATTCGAGCGACACCAAAGTTGCCGCACACAAACTCAGCAGCGAGGTCTGCCATACCATCAACCGTGTCAATGATTATTGAAGAATAAAGTTTCTTCGCCTCGGCGACCGTTTTTTCGCTCGTCAATTGCTTAACAAAGCTCGTCCAGTCACTCCATTTCTTAATCTTGACATTCTTGATGCCGTTGATAGCACCGAGACCATTCTCAAAGCAGCACACAAGCGGCTTGGGAGCCTTGGTAAGGTTTTTGGTCTTACCAGTTCTGTTTGTGCCGTAAATAAGGATGAGCTTTCCTTCGATGCCCTTTACTACTTGAGATACTTCAGGATTGAAAATATCAACTGCCATAATCTATTTCCTCCAACTTATTAAAAGTCACCAAAAGTGAATTTCTTTTTCGGTGCGGCTGGTGCAGCAGGAGTTTCAGTGAATCCTTTCTTCGGATTGACTGCCTTGGGAGCATCATCCTTTGCGGGCATGTTGTCAATCTTTTGTTGACGCAAGGCGAGAGCAGCCTTGATTTCTGCTTTCTTCAAAGCATTTTCGTCATCTTCGTCAAGCGGAGTTGCCGTGCCACCAAAAATTTGTCTTTCGCTTGTGAACGTTGTTTCGTATTGAGGTTCAAGGGTGCGACCGAAAGTATGACCGCCACCTTCTTTTTCAACACGAACGTAAGTGTTAATCACATCGCCGTAAACTTTGACCGTTTGACCGACATTGTAATTTTCCTCAATGTAATCGGTCGCATCTCCGAGTTCGGTGACAAACTCGATTCTGCTGACGCTATCATCATATTCGGGGATAAGACCCGTCAAAACAATACGTCCTGTTTCTTCACCGTCTTTCATTTCAGGTCTCTTGCCTTCGATATACATCTCGACTTCAAACTCTGCTTTTTGAGTGAACGGATGTTTGTCGCTTTCAGTCTTGATACCAGCGGTAAGACCTTTGATAGTGGTCGAAGAAATCGCTTCACCCTTTTCGTCTTTACGAATATACTCTTGCAATGCGCCGATAATCCAAACTTTCGTTGCCGATTCTTTTGCGACATCAAATGTCATCGCGGCTTGGTCTTTCATGAGCGATGAAACCGAAATCGTATTGCCAGGCAACAACTCGACAAGTCTGCTATATGCTTTACTTTCTTGTCTGGTGGTTTCGCCAGGTTTCAATGTGTTGAATCTGCTGACATAAAATTGCGCTCTGCAACTTCTCACGTTGTCCAATGCGACAACGAGTGAACCGCGAATGACTTCTTCTTGCTTGTCATTGCGGATAAGCTCGAGATTGTTCTCTCTCAAATAACCTTCAATCTGTACCTTGTTAGCAACTCTTCTCATAATAGTTACTTCTCCTTGTTAATTATTCTTGTCCTGCTCGTCATTATCTTGCTCGTTCTCACTGCTCGAATCTTGACTGTCAGTTACTTGTTCGGGGGCTGTTCCTACGCCTGTGAAGATTTCTTCTTCTTCGCGGTCTGCGATTGTTTCCAACGGCAAATAGGAATTTGTTGCTTCATCGAAAATCAGCAAATCGGTATAAAGGTCAAACAACCATTTCGGTTCAGTTTCGTCTTCGGCGAGACACACCAAAGAATTGCGAGCACCTTCGCGAGTGATTGTAAACTCCTTGTCCTTGTTTGCTTCAATCCAATTCTTAAATTTGTCGGTGAGATCGTCTTGTGGGCGGGCTTGAACTGCCTCAACATTGAGTTTGCACTTCGTGCCGTTCGGACAAGCCATCTCGTTGTCCAAATGGGCAAAATCGCTATTACGCAAGATTTCGATATCTTTCGAATCTGCCGTGCCATTTTGGACACGTTTCATAGCCATCATACCCAAAAGAGATTGAACGCTCGTCAAAGTCTTGTTACACTGGCGTTCAATCTTATTGATGCGTTTTACTTGTTTTTCCAAGTCCCTGCGCTGTTTACGATTCAAAATTTGCTCCTTTCCGCAAAATAAAATGGTAGTTTTATTTGCAACTTTTTGTATTTTGTGATTTGATTATATAGCAAGAATTCAAATAAGTCAACCTTTTGTGACTAATTTCCCGAAAAGATTTTTGACAAGTTGGTGATTTGGGGTATTTTGTTATGTTGAAGACAAAATTCTAGATAATCATCAACTGCAGCATGGAACTCGTTCTCCGCGTCAACAAGAGTCCCTTCGGTAGCCCAGGTCACTAAATCCATTATACCTTCAAGACGACCGAACAGGGTGTGCTCTTCCATGTCAACGTAAACACGGGTGAAATAGTCTTTGTATTTCATAAGGTTTAATTCGTTCATCATATTTGGCCCTCGTTTTGATGCTCTGCGGCTTCGCGGAACAGTTCGAGACGTTGACGCCTCATTATATGCACCATTCTCGATTTTTCGCAAACATCTTTGTATTGTCTGTTGAGTTTTTTGTCGCCTGGATTTGATTCAAGTTCGACGAGGATATTGAATTTCTCTTCGTCCAGAGTTTGTTCTAGGTCGTTGAACATATTCGGTTCATACGCGTGTTCATCCGCGAAATCCATTATCTGTTTCGCATTCATTTTGATTTCCCTCCAATTGTTCCACAATCCACTTGCACTCACTTTCAACGTGTTCAAGACTTGCCACGACGCCATACATAGGATGAGGAAAATCTTGCTTCCTTCTGTCTCTTAATTCGGCATCGATTAGTCCATATTTATAAGCCGTATCGAAGTCGCGGTCGTCTCCGCAATGTCCACAGTCGAAGCCGATATAGCACTTTGCCTTTGGGCTAAAATCAGGAGACAGCTCGCCCGAGAAGTTGATCCCACCGTGGCAGTCGATATAAGAGTAGTCGGTGCATTTATAAGAGTAGTCGGCACAATTTTTATCTAGAGATACAGAAACGTAGCCGTTTCGGACACCCCAATGAGTAAACACGACAAGACAGTCGTGACCTCTGTACTCAAACTGCTTCTCTACTATTCCGAATTTATTTATTTTCATCTTTTACCTCCGCTTGTTTACACTCGTCACACCGAAACGTGGAATATTTGTTTTACTATTGCTTTCATTTTGCTACCTCCTTTATGAGTTCGTCAATCTGTTGCGAAATATCCCACGGATAGCCCATATTCTTAGTCGCATAGTCATGTCTTGCTTTCAACTCATTCAGCACGTCGATTTGTGCTTGTTTCTTTTCAATTTCGAGTACGACTTTCATATTGCTCTCAAATCGTTCGTTTTCCGCTTTCAACCGCTCAATCTCTTTCTCTTGCTCGGTTATGAGTGTGAGTGCGTCTTTCTGTAAGGTTATTGTACAGTAATTATTGTCGAAGTATGGACATTTACAACAGTCTTCGTATGGACATTTAAAACAGTCTCCGTCTTTGGAACATAGCCACAATGCTTTCTTAATCTCGTCTTTGTTCATTCCTTTACCTCCAAATCAGCGAATTCGTTTTCAATCAAATCTTCATATGTTTCGTATATATCATTATTGGTTTCGGCATCTGGTGTGAAATAATACGTCGCCTCACAAGCATAGCCGTTTTTCTGCAAATCCCAATACAAGTCGAACAAACCTCCGCCGTAATTGCCAATTTGTTCACTCAAATCCTCATCGCAGTATATTTTCCCCTCATACTCATACTTTTTCATTTTTCTATCTCAACCCCATAATGCTTTGCTAAAAACAAGATATCATCGTCAGAAACAAAATTGCCCATACCCTCACCTGTTTCATCATTGATTTCGCTGCACTTGTCATATAGCATATCCAAAATCTCTCTTGCCGTTTCCTTGCGCACTTCGTCTGCTTTGCGATAACCTGCGTCATATAAGGCTTCTGCATATTCTAATGCGGCGTCACAAGGTCGAGCGTCAACAGGTTCGCAACAAGCACCTGCTGCGCAAGTAGCACACGCTATTTTTGCCATTTCTTCAATTTGTTCTTGTTTAGTTTTCATTTTGTACCTCTCTTTATCCAATAATTGCCAACACACTTTGTTAGCAACACATCTGTGCAATCCCAAATGTCCCAAGCTTTGCAATCTACGACTGCGACCAAGTGCCCCGCCATCGAAACCACATAACGCTCTCCTGGTTTTGCAAGTCGTTGACAAAATTCTCTCACAGTGTACTTGGTCCCGTCATCTTTGCGCGGCTGAGAATGTTTGCTCCATCCCTTGAGTTCCATATATTTGGCAACCCCTTTCGCGTCATCGCCCGAGAACCCAGTTTTACATTGCAACTGAGCGTTTTCTAAAACAACTTGTTCATAAGGGATTCCCAAAGCAACGGATTCGGCGCGAATTACGCAATCGGTCGTCATCCTATTGTGAGGGTTTGCGTTGTAGTAGTGAAACGTTGACGTTTCGGGATACTTTTCTTGTCTTTTCATAGTTCACCTCTTCTTTTGGTAAATATAATATAGCAGAAGCCAACCAACTTGTCAACCTTTTTTAACAAATTCTTTTAATTGTCTCAAAAAAGTTTTTCTTACGTTTCATATACCTATCCATGAAGATGCGCCTCTACTTGTTTTGCTTATTTAAAGTATAAGACAAAAAATAGAGTTTGTCAACCTATTATGATAAATTATAGATAAAAAAAAGAATCTGCCAAATTTTTTGACAGATTCTTCAAAAATAAAAGTGATTATTTTTTATAGACACTCCCAGCGCTCATGTGATTTTAAGCCTTAGTCATCTCTTGTTGCAGTAAGAGTGCTTCTTGGTGCCTAACCCAGTGCTCCATTCTAATAAATCCCTAATTTAGTAAATATTTGCTGTTTGAGCACTTCTGTTTTTTGTATATGTTAGTTAGTTATATTTCTCTCATATTCTTGAAGAAGTCTTGCAAGAAATTGTTTCCCATTAAACCCGTTTTCAAGATATTTGAGCAACATCGGTGAGTATCCGCTCAAAAAAATGTTTCCATACTTGTCCATTTCGGGGGCGGTTGTACTTCTAGAATTAAAATTCCACCACACAATCTTTGTTTTGACGCCGTGTTCTTTAAGGGACGACATTACCGAGTCTTTCTCTGCACTTGAGCCGTAATCAAATTCCATATCCGACAACACCACGAAGTAGTCAGGAAACTCGTTCAACTGACCGAGTAGCTTGATGACAGCGCCAAAGTCTGTGTTGCTGCAATCACCCGTATACATCGAATTCAATTCGCGACTGAATTTATTAGAGCTACCGAACCCATACCAAGAATTCCCACAACTCTTTTCTGCGATTTTGATAAGTTGCGGATTGGAACTGAACGATACTACTTGATTGTTACAATAAGTGGAGCATTTCGCAAGGTAATAAGCAATTGAGATGGCTTTACCTATAGAATCGTTATTGTCCCACATTGAGCCTGATGTGTCAAGAATTGGTATACAATTTATCTTGATTTTTGCAAGTTTATCAAAGAATAAATCCGCGTCTATGGTATCCCTGTTTCTGTAAATATCATAAACTGTGGTAGTCGCTACATTGAGTTTTGACTCTCCTTTCTTAACAGATTCCAAATACTTGTTAAAACGAGGGTCTTTCAGAAATCTTTGATAATATTTAATCATAGCCAAAGAAGGCACTTGCTCATATACGATTTCCTCTTCTTTGTGCGTACTAAGCTTGTTTTCTACAGTATTTGCCTTAATCGCCTTGCGGTATGTTTTTTGGCTTATGCCAAGGTTTTTACAAATCTGTTTGGCCACACCATCATCTTTGGTGTTGAATCTCGGCATCCACTTTTTTGCGAGCTCGTCACCTTGAAGAACTTTAGACCATAAATACGAATAGACTTCTAAACCCTTTGCTATTTGGTTGGTTAAGTAAAATAGGTCATCATAACGACCTGCTTTAATAACGCTGGACATATCCACTTCTGCCCCGTCCATTAAAACGCGACCAAGGTCTCTTCTCCCAAGACCCAATCTTGGATCTCTGACAAACATCGCAAATAGCTTATCGACATCCGTTTTACCAATTTTATCTTTAGCTTCGTCAAGATGCTTTTGGTAATATTCTGTCATAAATAAAATATCCAGCAAATCATCGCCAGTAGTGTTATACGCGATATCACCGTTTTCTGTACGCTTTTCAGCGAAAAGTTTTTCAAGTTCAGTCATCACAAAGCCTCCGATTGATTTTGTAAACAGAGTATAACATACGTTATGGAATATGTCAACCTTTTGTGACATATTTAAATAAAAAATTTTTTAATCAGAGGGGTGAAGATATTTTTCAATAAACTCTCGATCCTGTGTAAAAACAGGGATATCGCAATGATAATCTTTGTCTACACAAGCACCGCGCTGAAGATGTATCGGGAGTTTATCCCAGTCTATCCCTTTCTCGGACAGGAGTTTTTCTTTAGTGGCTTTTGTGCTCACCCCACGCAATTCTTTTTCTGAAAAATGGGCTTGAGCTGTTGACCGAATTGAATTACGAATTGCGTCCTGTTGCCTCCAAATAAAGTAGTTGGTTACTTCTTCTTCGGGCAAGATGAATGCGCGAGCATCGAATGTTGCTGAAAACAAATTTCTGCGCCATTTATCGACGTAGGCTTCAGAATTGCAGAAGAACTCGACGTCTGTCAAATACTCGGACCACAGTCGATTGAATGTAACGGTGGCAATCGAAGCTGAAAGACTCACGAGTTTCTGGAGATTGTTAGCAAACCAGGGCTCTGTCTCTAAAGTATCATTGTTGGTAACCAATAGGCTGATCTCATCTGATTGGACGTAACCCATTTTACAACCTGAAACTTTGCTAACGAGCTCGCGAGCGGTTTCTTGCATAATTTCAATAAAGCGGCCATCAAAGGGTTTTTGTAACCCGCGAGTAAACGTGTGGAAAGCTCTGCCGTCAATGCGGATGATCACAGGCATACGTCGTGGCAAATAGAAACGATAGGCATTTTCATAACCTTTCATACGATCTCCCAACGTATCTTTGCTGCCTTTTTTCTTATTTTCCATTTCTCAATTCCTCCAGTCTCTTTTCAGCTTCGGCTTCGCTGTCGAATAACTCATCATGTTTCGGGTCGTATTTGAAGCAACCACTGTAATTACCGCCTGTGCGATAGTGATTAAGGCGGATGTCAACGCTACCGTCGTGTCTTATTGTAATAAGGCTAACTTTTACCTTTTCGACATCGAAATACCCTTTCTTATCCACCCAATACACTTCTTGTCCGATTGTATACGGTACGGTTACGAGCGTACCGTTCTCAATTTTCTCTTCAAGTTCATACAACCTTTTGTAGATATACGAATAGCCAAGTTCTTGCGTTAAGTCAATATCTTTAGACCATTCTTGATTTGTCAATCTTTTATATTCCACAATCACAATTCCTCTACATAACACCAATTTGTCCCATCTTTTGGCGTTCTTTTTTTATTACAATATCTACATATAGTGGGAATACTCACATTGTTCTTTCTTGCAGCGGCTGTGGCACTTTCATATTCAATTTTTTCGTTGCCCATAATTTTTACAACTCTTTTCCGTTTATTTTCGTTCGTTTTTCGAATCGCCGCTTTTTGTTTTTCGCTCGGTTTTTCTAAGCCCAATCTAAATGCATGTGACATATTTTCACTTTGTGTACACCACTCTAAATTTTCGACTCTATTATCTGTTTTATCCCCATTTATATGATTTACTTGTGGATAATTATTCGGATTAGGTATAAAAGTTGTGGCGACAAGTCTGTGAACTCTAATAAGTTTCTGCTTGCCATTTTTCCAAAGAGTTTGATAAACATATCCGTTTTTTTTGCTTATTTGTGGTTTTAATATATCATACTTTTGGCAACGAGGACTGCTTTTTAATGTCCTAATATCTCCCTTTCGATTTATCTGATAGTTATTTTCATATCCTTGAATATCGAACCATTCTTTTTGCGCTTTCATCTTCAACTCCTTTCCATATCTGCGAGCCATTTCGCAAGAACTGCTTGGCAAAACTCGTCCGACATATATTCGGTATCTTTCGACCACTTGCCCGTCTTTTCGTTGTATTTGATGTTCAATTCGCCGAACCCAATCCCGTTAGCACCCCACTCTATGTTGAGTGCGTATGTGTCGGGCACTCTCTCGTTGCATTTGTACATTTTGCCGTTTGCGTAAACTATTTCATACTGTTTTCCCATAGTTTGCCACTCCACAAATCTTCATAGAATTTTATTAACTCTCTTTGCGCTTTCATTATCAACATCACCAGTGCGTACAAAATATCCGTCATCGTCTTCAAAACGGCATCCGCACCACAGGCAAATTATATCTTGTTCATAAAACGTTTCTGTTTCTTCATTGTTTTGCAATGCTTCTTCTTGCTCACGCTCTCTTAATTCTTTCTGACAAGAATAACACAAATCGTTTTTATACGTGTGATTGTACTCGCTTATCTCTTTGCCGCAAATTTTGCAAGTATATGTCATTTCAGCCACCTCGTTAATATGTGCTGTCCTCAATATTCATTGCGGCATCAATATTTTCAACCATCTTATCGCGATATTCGGGATGAAACTCACCATCTTTATATGTCGCGCCCGTAATCCAACCCTTTAGGGTTTCGAGATAATAGTCCTTAACGTTGATTTTGTGCATAAGCGATTCAACGCTTTGATAGTTCATATAACAAAGCGTCCCAATGATGTCGGCAAGAATATCAGGGCGGGTTTTGAGAAAACCCAACACAAGAGACTTGTCATCCTCGTAAGGATGCTGTTCAATATACTTCTCCAATGTCGTACTCATCGACTCACCCCATACAAACTCCCACCTTGTCCCCAATATACATGCGGGATTCGATTTAGCGCTGCCGCCCTTGCTTCGGCTTCTTCTTTAGTGTCATATATTCCGAAACGAATCGCAACATCCGAAGGTACTCCTTCAACAACCTCGTATACTTCGGTATACTCGGTACAAGGCTCTCCATTAATGACAAAATTACGCGTTTTGCATCGGCCGATAGTAACATAATAATGTTGCTTCGTAGACTTTTCAAGTTGGTTCTCCAAATCCCACAATCTCTTAAGGACAACCCTTTGGTCCAATTGTGCGAACTTTGCATCATGCCAATCACGTGGCGTCACTCTTTCATACATGATAGGTACCTCCTTTCAATTTTCTAACGAAACCCACGGTCTGTCACTCTCATACAGGTAACAGTCGATATAATAACAATCAGTGTCATAACCACTTATAGCGTCACGACAATAACTGTATTCTCCATCGGGATCTACCACTTCTTTTACAAAACACAAAGGAGCCAGGCTTTCAGGGTTTTCGTCCCAATCTATACAGTCTGCGTATGGACACTCCTGGCAATGCTCATACTCCTCGTTTCGCAAATTTACTTTTTTTCGGAACTCTTGAAGTTTTCTATTTGCCAGTTCTTTGTTCGCCGTGATAAATCTTATGTGTGGGACGGCTTCTATGTCTTCGCCATCTACTGACATGACGACGAACAATTGGTCATTGGGCTTAATTTCGGTATTCATAACTCACTCCTTTTCTATCTTTGTTAGAATAGTACCACACTTCCCTCAAAATTGTCAACCTTTTGTGACGTCCTAAAGTAAAAAAAGAAAACGACCAAAATCGTTTTCCAAAAAAAAAATAAAAAAAAAAGAGAACCAGGGAAAATCCTGGCTCTCTTTAAGTAAATCAAAGTGGAATTTTATTCACGACGATAGGCCTTTTCGACCGCTAAAATGATTTTTGTCAACTTTTTGTGACAAAGTTAAAAACATTTTAAGCTATGCGACGATATTTGAAATCTGTTATCTGGGTGCGAGTACCCAATGTCCAATACATATAACCATCCAAATTTTTAGCTTCATATCTTGTTTTTGAAACCGTTAAATAAGAAGTGTACTCGATCTGGGAAATTGATGCATCATAAACATCAAAATATTGTAATACTGTAGAACCGTTATAGTCTGTGGTTTTTATGTCAAAAGCTCTGCCATGATTAGCTACAACTCCTCCTCCAACCACAATAAATAAGTTGTCTACTAAGATTTCATATAAAGCAGAATCTCTCACTTCAACTTCTGATGACCCGAAATTCCACTTTGCATTAGTAAAATCTGTGGTTTGTGCGGCTACAGCACTTCTTACGGTTGTCCCATCAGAACTAAAAATATCGGTCAAGGGTTTATCACCTATACTTGTTGCATTTGCTGTTGATGCGTATGTAGCCGTTTTTGCTACAATATCTCCACTCTCAATCTGTTCTTTAGTTGCAACCGTCCCATTTTCATTGGGTAATTTCAATGTATAGCTTTCCCCTTCTAACTCCTGAGATTTTAAATCTGCTTGTAAAGCAACCGAAGCATGGTTGTTTGATTCAACAAACGACAAACGTGGAGTGCTATTGTTGGAAGAATCTTGCAAACAAAAACTACTAGTATCCGATGTAATATATGTAAAATTCTCAGCTAATTTATCGCCCGTTATTGTTCCGTTGGTGATATTATCATTCCCAATTTTATCAATCTTCCAACCCTCGGGTTTAGCAGAATCCGCAATCAAAACTTTTCCATCATCTGTTTTACCATTGGGAGCAATATGCGTAGTCACGGGAACATCAGTTATTGCTGTCGCACCATCGGTCCCTATATATTCTACAGGGGTAGTATCCCCAGTGCCCACATAAAGAGAACCCTTTGCCGATAGCTCATTTTTTGTTTCCATCTGATTGCGCATTAAAGTTGCATTCAGATTTGGTTCTATAATCGCCATGTGTTTTTCCTCCTTTATGCCGTACGTTTCCACATATAGCAGGTAATGTATGGCTGTAAATTGTTGTGTGCCGCTCCTCCACCTTGTGGTGGAACGCCATATTCCGCTGTAACTGTTTCTACATATGGCACCA